AGGAATGAGGTACAAAACTATCTCTTTGAGCAAAAACAAAAGAAGATAAAAATAAAAATACGAATGTGAGAGTTTTCTTTAGCATTATATAATATGTTATATATAAATATACTAAATTTTCTCTGTTATTTTTATTATATTTTGTGATAATAGAAATTTTGTTTTTTCTTTTTGGTCGACATCGTCTTCTAACATTTCAGAAGATGATTCTTCTATTTCATCTATTTCGTAATTTGGGCACATTGTAATAATATATAAAATTTAAACAACTAAATCTAATTTTAAGTAAAAATATTCTTTCACTGCTTCTATGAAAATAGGCCACTCGTCCAAAATAAGTTCTTTTGTTGTTGTTTTTTCTGTTATTTGAGGAAGAACTTCTTTTTTTATCATGTCGTCATGAATTTCGTTTTTAGAATATCCCGTTATACGACAAACTTCATCAATGATGGCAAAATATTGTTTTCTATGTTTTACTATTTCTTCTATTAATTCAACGCGCATTAAGATGACACCATCAGAAAGCGTTCTTAAATATTCAGAAACACCTGAAATTTCAAGATTTCCTTTTTTTAGCACTCCTACAAATGCTTTCATTATTCGTATAAATGAGTAGGATTTTCAACTATTTGTGTGTATTGTGAAAATGGGTCCATTGTTATTTTGTTAAAAAGTGAAAAAAGAGGGAGATTTCTCTCCCCCTTTCAGGGACTTATGCTAATGCTAAGTCTTTTATTGAGATTTTTTCTTCTTCTTCTACGGGTATCAATAATGTATTGTCCTGTATAATGGGATGTTTAGAAGCATTAAACACTGTTATTTCATTCTCATCTGAAAGAACGATTGTAGTATACGTAGATACTGTTTTACCGTCTATTTCATATGGTTGAACATTGTGTGTTACAGTTCTTCCAATTAATCTCACCGGTTGTTTTTTGTTTCTTGCTTCTTCCAGAGCTATAATCATTTCTCTTGGAGGAAGTGCCGGCCATTTTCCTTTGTCATTTGTAGAATAAATCAAGTTACGTTTATGAAACTTGCGGAAATTTGATGTGTCAACAATTTCAATAATAACAAACTTGTTACCATTTTTATTGATATTTACTTTTCCTTCGATTCCGTTTTCGTCTTTTTCTACAATTGTTTCCGGGTTTTCTGATAATCTGACACCTTGAATGTCAATATAATGTGATTCTTGCATAATTCTTATTTAATAGGGATGTTCATTACAGTGGAAGCTCCTCCGGTGATAGTTGTAGGCAAGACCCCATTCCACTTCGATAAAGCCTGTTGTTGTAACAATTGAGGAGTAATTCCAGAAGAAACAATTTTGTTATATTCGGCCTGTAACATTGCTAATTCATTTTTCTTTCGTTGTTCTATAACCTGTTGGTCTAACACTGTTACGTTAGTATTCACTTCATTTCGACTATCAATTTTCTGTTTTACTTTTTCAGAAAAATCTAACTGCGCTGAAAATGATTCTAATTTTAAACCTTTAGATAAAAATTCTTTTTCCACTATGGTTTCTACGTGTCGTTCAAATGCTAATGAACCTCCATTGGCCATTAAAGAATCTGTAACATAACCTCGGGAAGCTTCTTTCATTATATCATAAATTTTCATTTCAAGAATATTATTCTCTAGAGCTCGCATAAAGTCGTCCCCATTTCCTAATTGTTTATTCTGAAATACTACATCAACGGCACGTTTTTCTATAACTGTGTATGAATATGTAGGTTTTGCTGAAAATTCAGTGTTATCTGCAGCTTTTAAATGCAAAACTCTATCTTCAAAATCGGCACGTTGTTCCCACAACGGAACTTGAAATAATTCACTTCCTGGCGAAAATGCAGTGTTAACTCTTCCTTTAACGATTGAGAAATCTTCTTTTCCGGCTTTTCCATAATTTTCCATGAGTACACCCACATAGTTGGGAGCTACACGTTGACACGAGCTAAACATTGTTAGCGACAGCATTAAAATTGCAAATAATTTAATTGTTTGTTTCATTTTTTTCTAATTTTTTTTTTGGTTTTAAAAGTTGATAAGATATTGATATGGTGGTTATTGCTACTGCAAATCCACCCCAGGCATTTATGTGGTTAAAAAACCATACTGAAAAGTATAAACCTCCCAGTATGGCTAAAATTATGAATAAATTTTTCATTATAAAAAGCGAATTTGAGTGTCTTTATCACTCGATTTAATTTGTGGATTGAGGCGAAGGATATGAAATTCTTCTTCTACATACTGAAATATCAATAATGGAGAGAATACAAATTCACATACATAATACTTTTTATTATTATACATGAATGAACATTTAGAAATTGTATCCCTACTTTTACCTCTTCTATAAACTTTCAAGTTTAAAGGAACAGGAAAGTCTTTAATTGTGTTGTCGGGAACATTGTTAAAAATTTCTAATAACAATGTATCACTTTGCCTTTCTAAATTGGCAATGTGTTTATACAAGCTGTTCAGTTTTTTTGTTTCAGCAGATTGCTGACTTTTTTTGGAATTTACCAATTCGATTGTTGATACTGTTTCGTTCATGTTTTATCTTTTTAATTAAGTGACTACTTACTAATTGATGTTTTTTTGTTTCAGATAAGTTTTCCCAATCATTTGTAGGGAAAACAACAGATTGTATTTTTAACGACATGTTTATGTTTTTTTAATTGTTTAGAGAAGAACACCCCCTCGCACCTGTGTTCTGAGCTTGACTAATATATTTCACAGGCTGTAAAAGGGGTGGTTCTCGTTTTTTTGTTATGCGTCAATAACATAATTTTTATTTTTCGTTTATTGCACGTTTTACAATGCTACGAAGTTCTCCCGTTGTTATGAGAGTGTTGTTTGGGGTTTTATCCAAGCTTGTTAAAATACGATTTAACACTATGTTGGAGATTTTTTTATAAAAGAATTTAAGCATATTCAGGAAATAATAATTCAGTGAGTTCTGAAATATCAGCATTATTCAAATCAGCGGTTTCTTCACACATTTTTAAAAATTCATCCATGTCTTCGGCATTTATACCAAAGCGAGAAATATTAAACATTGTGTAAGGAATATACGCAGAAATATCTAATTCTTTTAAATGTACTCCGATTACACCGGTTGGTACAATTTCACCATTTTCTTCCCTTACTTGTTTAAGAATGTGTGTTATGGTGTAGTTACCTTGTTCCTTCACCCATAAATCGTCAGGGATGGATTCTGGTTTGTTTTTATCATCTAAACAAATAGCTCGTATCATATTATTTAATGGTTTTAATTTGAACAATCATACTAATAACTATTACTAAACAAATAATAATAGTTATTAGTATATTTAGTTCTTGTTGTGAAAGTTTAGGCAACCGGGGCCTGAGTTCTTTCGTACAATGCTTGCAAAAGGGCAGTTTCTTCAACATTTTGTTTCAACGCTTTTTCTGCAACTTTTTCGTTGTAATAAGCATTTTTAACTCCTGTGATGTACTCAACCCGGTCAAATTCTGATTTTCCATTGTTTAAAAATGCTTTTTCAGAATTTTCTTTTGCGATTTCAACTTTTCTTTCTAAATCAACTTTTGTTCCTTCTAAAAGAGACACTTCTGATTTTAAAGCTGCTGCTGAACTTTTTTGATTTCTAATTGCTGTTGCTTCAGCATCATCACCTTTTACCAAAGCTACGAATAGCTTTACATACATTAACGCGTTCATTTTTGTTTTTTTTTGTTTTTTTAAATTGTTATAAAGATTATTCTTCCTCTAAAAATAAAGGAACTTTTATTGGAAATACAGTTTGTGTTCGGGATGGTCGTGGAATTTCTTGTTCTTCTAAATATTGTACATACTCTTGGGAACTCATTTCTCTAATAGAAAATTCAGGAAGTTTACTATAACTGAACATTTTTTCTGTAGTACGAAGATATTGTCTTTCAGTTGCTTTTAAGAAATTAAAACCATAAGATTTTAAAAATCTTTCCCAATCCATTCCAAAAAATCCAAATGGACAAGGGTCTGTTAACGTATTGAAAATTTTACCTTGAATAAATCTATTATGGTCCACCATAATCCCACGTTTATCTTTTCCAAGGTTAGACACCCATTCTAAATATTGATGTTTATATGTGTATGTTTCTTTTGAATACCATTCTTCAAAGCTAATAATGTTACAACCTGGGTAATTTGATTCGTAAAAATCTCTATTCCCAAATTCCGTAGATGATAACTTAATACATGTATTTTCTTTGTATATTCCCCAGCGACTAGATTCTATCCATACATATTTTAATTTCAATGTTACTATATCCCACTGTTCTTGTGTTTTACAATGAACTAATTGTAATTGTTTAGAATCAATAACATTGGGTTTTATTTGTATAGTGTATCCTTTTAATTTACACCATTCTTCAAATTGATATATTTTCCAACCATTATATGCACCGTCTGCTGTACCAAATCCTCTACTTTGTAAATTAACACATGTTTTATCTTTATAAGTGGTCCAATTAGGAGAACTTAAATTATATGATAATGTATTAATTACAAAATCGTATTCTTCTTGTGTTTTACATTGTACGGCAGTATTTACGTTTGAAAAATAAGCAGATGTTGTAGGAAGTACTTCTTCAAATTGACTGGGTTTATACATTTCTTTGACATTTTCAATATCATAGTACATACCATTATTTCTACTCAATACTTTTCCTATTTTTCCAAATTCATCATTAGATTTGTAGTGTTGGGTTATTTTAACAGTTTTACCTATCCATTCATCTTTAATTAATGGAATTTCTTCTTTTAAAGGATTAAATTGTTTTTCCCAATCTGCATATTTAATTATCGGAAGTTTAGTATCACCTAAAGTTTCTCTTAGGTGACTTCCTGTAAATTTTTCAGATATAATTACATAATCGTATTTATTATCAACATAATTAGGTTTTCCGTACATCTTTTCCATCACGTTATTCACATGTTCTTTGGAATCACATTTTACAATATATTCTAAAGGAAGAGAATTTATTGTTTCTTGAAAAGTGTCTGTAGAAATTATTTTTTTGAAATATCTTTTAGGAAAGTTGGTTATGTATCTATTATCTTCAATATGCCAATGTGGGCAATTTTCGTATTCAGATAACATCCAAGTCTTAGTACCTTTTGGAATTGCAGGGTTTTTAAATTCTCCAATATTTTCAGGAATATCTTCTACAACTTCTAATTTAATATAACCTTTTCCTTTAGGAAATGAAAGACATTGATATTCTGAAACAGTTTCATTCGAAGATATTTTTGCCCACACACCATTTTTGTATATTCTGGCAGTTTTATTTCCTAAAGGGTTTCCTGTTACAGGAATATAAATTTGTGTTTTATCCCCAAAGTTATCAAAATTATGACTAGCCACTGTAAAAACATAATCATTAACTAAATCAATAAATGAACTTCCTATAGGATATCTTTGTTTAGCTTCTTCGAGTAAATTAATTTCACCTAATAAGGTTTTAGAAAATTCTTCTGCTTCTTTGAAAGTTGAAAAAGATTTTACATGTCCTCCTGTTTCATTTTTTTTTAAAACCATATATCCTATTCCATCTTTTAAAGAAATTTCACTAGTTCCATATGTCACACCTATATCCCCTTTTTTAAATTTAGAAATATAACATGCTCTGTCTTTTAATGCGACTAAGTATGTATTAGGTTCATAGTTTGGGGAATCTTTAGATGATAAAAATTCAGATGCTTTAATTTCTATTCTGTTAGGAATTCCACAAGGTAAAGTTCCTGATGTTAAACAATTTTTATAAGAAGTTGTTAAATACTTATTAGGAACATAATTATATTTTGGACTAGGTCCTGCATAATCTATTTTAGAAGCTAAAACAATTATAGCATCCCATTCTTCTTTATTATCACAAATTATATTGTATTCTTTTCCTATGTAATCTTTTAAATTAAGCATGATTACACTTTTAAATAATACATATAAGGTATTCCTGTTTTCTTACTCACCTTGTAAACATAAAGTTTATCGTTGATAGATTTATATACAGGATATACTTTTCCTTTACTGTCGGTATAAGTTTTACATGTAGGTCTATCAGCTTTAACTTTTTGTTTTGAAGGAGGTGATACATAATTACCATTTTTATCTGTTTCTACGTTTTTTTTGGTTTGTGCCACTACAGATAAGGACACAAACAAGATTAATAATGTTAATAATTTTTTCATGTTTTTTTCTTTTTTATTTTTAGAAGAAGTGTGAGAATCGAACTCACAAGTGACACCATCATCACACTTCTTACCGGATTATCGTAATTCTTTCATCAAGTCTGAAATAGATTTTCCTTTTAATGCTTCTGTTTGTTTTTCAGCAATTATACTGAAAATCTTTTCGTTATGAAGTTTATCTTCACGTTGTTGGGTTTTAATTTCTTGTTCAGCAACCTTAGTTAACAAAATATCCAATGTGATGTCCAATTGAAGTTTAATAAATTTATCTTTGGTTGTTCTTTTAGTTATAAAAGATTTTCCTTTCGAACTGTTATACGCTTCATTTAAAGACACAGCTAAACTGTCTAAATCATCAACAGGTAGGTCCCATAATTGCTCCACTGACAACAATCCTTTGGATGTTGCAATTCTTAATCGTTGTTTACTCGCTTCTTTATACATAATTTTTTATTTTTTTTTTTATACTAATAAAAATAGTCGAAGGTGATAGAATCGAACTACCGACCGCCCCAATGTTATTTTGGCTGGGGAACTCTACCAACTGAGCTAACCCTCGACTATTTATTTAAAATTTTATTTTAACCACTCGCTTAAAATTTCCTTGAAGTTTGACAACAAGTTCATCTTTAACTGTGGCATTGAATCCCAATCCAGACAATTGATTACCGGATGGTTGAATCATGGATGTGTTTCCTAACACTTCTAATACTTTACGATGTGCTGCCAATTCAGGGATTAAATTTTCAGCATGAAAACTTCTAATTGGTACAGAAGTTTTACAATTTTCCAACGAAAAAGTCCTGTACATAAATGTTGAAAACCATTAGAGTCTTTATCTGTTTTTAAAATTTCAGATTTAAATCCTATTCCATGATTCCATGTTTGTACTTCTGTAGCATCAAAAGGAATTTCTACAAATGCAAAAATTCCTTTTGATGTAGTTATGAGTTTGTTCATCATTTATGTTTTATAACTTTAAAACAACTGTCACAATTATTAGAAATGTTAATACATTTTTGCAATTGTTTATCTTCTGTGCGATATGTATTAATATTTGTTATAATAATAAATATTAATATTGCTACTAATCCTAGTCCAAAAATACTAATTATTTGTAGCATTTGATTAAATCTTCCGTATGGGTTCATAATTTTAAAATTTTTTGTGTTTTGGTTTCCAAGTTTGACTTGCATATTTCTCTTTTTTAAAAGTATCAGGCACTTCTAAATATGCTAATTGTGGTTGTATAACTATTGGTATAGGTTCTCTTTGAGAAAATGTTTCTTCGATTTGTTTAATTTCTTTTACATCAGAAATAATTACTACTTCTGCATTCATATTATAGCATAATTTGGCTACTTCATGTGTAGCTATACCTATTCCTATAATTCCTATTTTTATTTGTGTTTTTTTTAATTTGAGAGTGAATGGACGAGTCGAACATCCGTTCCTTAGATTCGCTAAGGTCTTACCGTTAGATGAATTCACCTGTATCTTTTTTGCTAAATTTTATTTGTGTTGATGCGAGGAAGACGTTCCCCATGCTGAAACAATTACAGCTTTGTTGTTGTTAAATACAACTTAGTATTCAGTATTTCTTCATAATTCCTCCTTTTTTAATTTGACTTTTCAACAATCTACAACGATTGTTTAATGGTACGTGAAAAATGTAAAAAATCTAACAAGGGCATTTCCCTTTTTCACATTTAAACAAATGTGTGACCGATTTACGGATTTTAATGCGTTGATTTGGTAACAATTTCTAAGATTTCTTCTTTAAAGGAATCTTTTTCTGTAAACCAATAAAAATTCTTAAAAAATCCTTTTTTTCTTTTTCGAATATCAATAAAATGTTTATAATTAAAATTGTTTAATAAAGAAGTTTCTTTTAATGATAGATATTCTTTAACAAAAACTCCATTTAAATCATATTGTTGTACTTTTTGACATGTTTTAGCAATTATTTTATTCTTGTGTTCCAAACTCAATGATTTACCTATCTTGGCTAACCTCATTTTTTCTTTTGATTCATCTGTATGTTTTTGATTAAAAAAATGATTTTTACATCCTTTTCTTGAATTAGAATTTTTTTCTCGATGTTCTTTAGAAAAAACTATACCTAAATTACTTTCTGCAATCAGTCTTTTATTGTACTCAGGTTTTAATGTATCAATATAATATTGTTCTTTTTCTAAAAGAACTTCTTTGTTTTCGACAAAGTCAATAATAGAGAATACAAAATTTTCTTTTCCGTACTTATTGTAAGCATTTTGTAAATGGATATTTGGGTGTCGATTTAAACGTAAATTGGAAAAATGTGCAGTTTTTCGTTTAAATATACTAATACTACTACCGACATATTTTTTGTTGTTGATTAAATTTGTTATCGTGTATATACCTATCTTCATATACAAATATACACATAAAAACCGGTTTTATCAAGCCTTAATTTTTACATCACGGTTAGTAATAATATAATTTTGATTTTCATTTTTTTAATTGTGTGTTTCGTTTAATAATGCAGAATCCAAATAACTTTGGTCATCGTCTGTTCCCCATTTTGTAATAATACGGCAAATATTGTTTTTACAATATTCATATACAACAGGGTCTTTAATTTCAGTTATTTCTGTTTTAAAGAATCCAAATTTAGTTTCTTTATCGAGTCCATCTAAATTAAAATGTGATTTAGGGGCAGCTATAAATAAACCATTCATAGATACATCTTTAGTTTCACTATTAATACTATTCCATACACAAATATTTTTACCAAGTATATGACAAGAACACATATCATTATTTCGATTGTACGATGATACAGACCTCAATTCTGATATATCATTCCATTCTTGTAATTTTTTTCTTTCGTTTAGTGTAGAATCTTGTCTAAAATCAGCAATATATTTCCAATATAATTTACCCTCATGCATGTCTTTACTGAGTAATGGTTTTGCATTTTTCATTTCAAGAACATTTTTTTCAGGAATATCTTTGATGTAATTAGTAGAAGGAGCATGAATAAGATTATATTTATTACAAATGCGTTCTAATTCGTCCACTGTAATAAATTTTTCCAATGGATATCTTACTTTTAATTCACGAATGTAATTTGCTTGAATAGTTGTTAATTCAACAATAGATTTGATTTTATTCTTTTCTATTTTAATAGACTTAGCTTTTTCTACTGTTTCAGAATTAATAAAACCAAGAGATACCAACATGTCAGCTTTTCTTTCGATATTTGATTCAGTTGGTATTTGTAGTTCAGAAAGTAATTTATCACATTCCGATAGAATTCTTTCTTCTGCCGAATCAAATTCAGCATGTATTTCTTCTACAGTGACAGTTTTGACTGATTGTAAATTAATACTTTTTTTTGCGTATTTTATTAATGTTTCAAACATAATTAAGTTTTATTAAATTGTTCATTATAAGAAATGGAACTCCATGTAATTGTTACACATGGGAAATAATTTAGACAATAACGATTAAGTTTTGGTGAATAATGTAATCCAATCCAACAACTTTCTTTACGGACAAGAATATCCACGTACCATTTACGTTTATTACACCACTTACTAATTAAAATAAGTGATGTAATAAACAAAAATGATACTAATATGAATAGTATAAATAGTATTTTCATTTTGACTCTAGGTTTTTTATTTCAGATTGTAATTTAATAGCTTTTATCTTTCGAGAAACTATCATAGTTTCTTTAATAAGTTCGTTGGCTTTTTGTGCAATAATTAAACTTGTTTCTAATTCATCAACTTCTCCATGTTTAATAATAAAAGATACTTTTTTTTCGAAAGTGATATATTGTAATTTATGATGTTTTTTAGATTGAAAATTATTTACTGCTAGTTTGATTTTTTTACTCACAGGTAATCTTCTCACTAATATTATAGAAGATATAGAAAATCTAAAACGAATACCTTTTTTCATAAGAACTTGTTGAATAGTTCCTCCTAATGCTTGATAAATGATTTCTTTATGAGTTAAAGGAAGTATTTCTAATATATCTACATCTTTTGTGTTTCCTTTACTATCTGTAAATTTTATCATATCTTTGACTTTAATCTTTTTATTTTTTCTTTGTACGATACTTATTAATATAAGGAGTAACTGTAAATTCTCCTGATATTAGTCCATTTGATAAAGTAGAATGAAATTCCACTTTGCGATAACGAGTTTTTAACCCGCTAAAAGATGTTCTCACTTGTTGTTCTGTGCGATTTTGAAACGCAATTTCTTTTGACTGTGCTATATTCATAATTTTTCTTCTGTTAAACTTTCTGTAATTATCATACGATGTTTTTTAGCTTCTTTTTCTAATGCTGGTAGACAAATATGATATAGTTCTTCAGAATTAAATTTTGCTATTACTTCTGCATAAACTCCATTAGAAGTCTTTGCATCATCACTGGTTTCAAAATATACTGTTATCATAGTTATAAATTTTCTTTTATCCAAATTTCTTCTGTAATATCATGTAATACCGAACTTATATTTTCTAACATATCATATTTGAAATCAAAATACTTTTTAGCAAAGTTTAACATATCTTCTTTACTGTAAAGTTTTTCTTCTACTATTGAAATATTAATAGTGTTATCTTGATTAATTTTTAATTTAGGATTCTTGTTGTTTCTTCCATAATTTACGTTGTTTAACAATAGTTGTTGCACAATAAGGTAAAACCTTTTGTATATCTTTTATTTTTGTTTTATTATTAAATAAATCAAATAGTATTTCTAAATCTTTGGTTTTTAGTTTATTTAATTTACCTACTACTTTAAATTCTCCTAAATGTTTCCAAGTTCTACCTTCTCTTATTTGTTGTATCACTGCTTTAGAAACATCATAAATTTTGGCTATTTCAGAAGTTGTTTGTTCTTTTGCTAATAACAATTCTCTTATTTCTAAAACTTCTTTTTCTTCCAGTTTATTATTGATAGTTCCTCTTATTATTCCTTTTATAGGGTGAGGATTAATAGAATAATATTCTTTTAGGGTATTAGAAGTTTTTAATTTACAATCTTCTGTTCTTGTTTTACCACTGTTTATTAATGAGATTTTATCTTTAGTTTTTTGGGTATGAGTTTTACCCATCATTACAATGGATTTTTTATCTTTAGTTTCTTGTGAAACTTTCATACCAAATAGTCCTTCTCCCCCTAATGTATGATTAGTCAGTTTAAATCCCCATTCTTTAAATTGTGCTATCCAATATTTTTCTAATTCTGCCCAATTTTCTGTTGTTTCATCAATTATTGAAAATACTGGTAATAAATTTTTATTCAATAAAGATTTTATCCAACTTCTACAATGTGTTTTAGTGTTATTACTTAAATGATGTGCAAATCTTTTAGCAGTATTAATAGTTTTACCTACATATCGAACTTCATTTGTAATAGGGTCAGTTAATATATAAATGTATGTTTTCATACACAAATATACAAAATTATACTTAAGAATACAACTTTTATTCGTATTCTACTGATACAGAGGAGATTACGTTACCTTTGTTATATTCAGATATAAAGTAATGTATAAAACTAAAAAATACTTTAGGGTCAACAGAACTAATTAAAGGCAAATTTAAAGAACTATCTGTAGTAGCTATTATTTTTTTATCACTTTCGTAACTAAAACCACCATCTTGTTTTGTTATAGATTTATTTACAACATTATATTTCCAATCTGTTTCTTTTATTTCATCATCAGATAATATATAAAGATGTTGAGGTACAATACAATTTGCTTGATATTCTGTAAAACCTGTTAAAGGATGTTCTCGTTGTACTTCTGTATTCCAAAAATCCATATCTTGTGTACCATCTTGAAAATATTGTATTACAGGTATATTAATAGCTTTATCAGTAGCTAACATTATTAATTCGTGTTTATTTTTCATGATTTAGTATTTAAAATGTAAAAATGTGTTATTAATTGCACAATATGTTATAAAAAATACTAAACTCATCAATAGTATTAATACTAATTGTATTTGTCTTAAACTATCTGTCCATTCACTTCCTTTATAAGAAAATATGTTTTTTAAAACATCTATAAAAGTTATTTTTATCATAATACTTAAAATATATAGACATAATAAAGTAGATAGTAATGCTGCGAGTATTATTATTGTTATTGTCATAGTTCTTTATTTAATTGTTTCCCAATGGGTATGATTTTTACCTGTGATACTATTACTTTTTTGTTCTTTACCACATATTATACATTTTCTGCGTTGTTTGGTTGCAAATTCTAAAAAATAATATTTCCATTTAGGAAAATGCCAATGTGGTTTAAAATGTATCATAAGGTTTTATTTAGATTGTAAAAGTAAAGGTAAATTAAAAATTAAACAAGCATTTCCTTTTCCTTTTTTCCATACGGCAATTCTTATTGAATTTTTACTATGTTTTATAAACCATTTTTTATTTGACAATTCTGAAATAGTGCACATAATATAAAAAATATTTGTACAACCAAATATTTTTACTCTTAAATAATTTTCTAATGTCATAATGTTATTGTTTATTATTTTTAAATGGACTATGTGTTACAGTCCAGCAACTATCACACTCCATATCTGTACCATCAACAGACTCTAAGCATTTATTAAATGCTCTTTCTTCTTGATACATTCTTATACCAATAAAAATTATTGTTAAAAAGCCTATAATTATAAAGGCATTTGTTGCTATTTTTTCTTTCATGTTTTATTTTATTTGGGAACATAATGAGATTCGAACTCATATCCACCTGACCCAGTCAGGCGATTTACCATTAAATTATATGTTCCATTTTGCCGTTTATGCTAGATTTTATTTGTGTTGTCGCGAGGAAGGCGTTCCCCATGCTAATTTGGATTTTACAGCTTTAACCATTTAGCTTTCGCTATTTAATTCAAAGTTTCTTCATACTATATCTATTAGGTACTGTGGAAATTATTATCATCATATTATCGAGGGCCTCCTATAATATGATGATAATGTAAAATAACAAAAAAATAAGGTATCACGCCTCTTTCACACTCCCAGTCTTAGTGGCAGTCGTGTAAATGTTCATAAACTTAGTTTAAGTAGTATTTTTATTAAGGTTTTCTTATGTAAGTTTTTACTGAAAACTCACCATAATATAAACCATTTTTTAATGTTTGATGCATTTCAACTGTTCTATACCTTTCTTTTAATTTTATAAAGGCAGACATTAGTTGGTCCCAACTTCTATTTACAAAAGATATTGCTTTATCAATGTATATGTATTTAGAGTTTGCTCGAATGTTTTCTTGATTTTTCATTTTGCTTTTTGCTTTCTAACTTTATGTGAGTAGCGTAATTATGAGGATTATATCCTAATTGAGTACGCATAAATTTTTCAAACTCTGCATCATTCACACCTTTGATGTGTATCATGCCTTTTACTTTAACTTGAATTTTTTCAGCTATCATGATTTTAATCTTTCTAAAATGTATTCTAAATAAGCTACTCTAACATCTTTATTTAATCTAGACCAAAAATATCCATATTCATATGTTTGATTATTTCTTATTCTTCTTTTATCAAATAAGAGTCTATTAATGAGATTATCTTTTAATAAATATTTATTAATAATTTTATCTAAAATTATTTCTTCTTCTAAAGTAATTAAATTATTAGAAATTCTTAGATTCGTTATATTAATGCATAAACTTGGAGTTCTACAACCTTTTATAATGGTTTTCTTGTGAACATTTTCAATGTTCCACGATTTTATTTGTTCTAATAGTAATAATACTAATTCTTTTTTTGTTTTCATTTTTATTTTTTAAATTGTAGTAATACCATTTTGAGAAAGAATTGAATCTAACTCTGCTTGTACTCCTTGATTAATGTTTAAATCATCTTCTATAGTAGATATTTTAATAATTTCATACTGTCTCGCCCAAACTTTAAGCTCTACTTCAGTAATTTCTGCTACTTCAAGGTCAAAAGAGTTTATAGATTTCTTATCTTCAACATGTTTTAAATAGATTGGTTTTAACCTATCTTTACAATGTTGTAAATCTTTACCCAACATTATAGGTTGTTTTGTATCTTTTAATCTTATTACAGCTTCCATAATTATTAAATAAAGAAAATGTTATAAACACTTACTGCATCTATACATATAAAAATAGTCAACATAATTACTATAGGTACTATCCATCAATAAATAGGTTGAGTTTCTGTATTTCCCCCATACATTTTTGTTTCTGCTTTTCTTCCCATTTTTATTCTTGATAACTTTTCTATATTAATAGTAAACCAAGTTGATATAATGATATTATAAACAATTTTTGTAACTATAATATTAGTAGCTAAAGTATCTTTTGGTATAATTTCACCAGAAGTAGTTATTCCAATTATCCATTCAAAAAAATGAATAAATAAAATAGAAATTGGCAATCTTAATGGTACAAGCAATAAGAATGTTATTATTGTAATTGTTAATTTATTTTTCATTTCTTTTCTTTTAGTAGTTTGATTGCGTTTGTTAAAATTTGTATTCTTGGTTCTCTATCTCCTAAAGGAAACCAATATTCAGGATATAACTTATTTTTCTTACCATAAATTAATTCATTTTGTTTATGGTCTGGCTTTTGTTCAATAAGTTCTGGAAAATCATTTAATAGTAAAGTATTACCTTTTCTAAGAGTTGCTAATGCATAGCATAATCCATACATACAAATACTTGAATCTTTTTCAGCATTCTTATATCTGTGTAATAATAGAGTGTATATTTCTAAACGTTCTTTTTTATTTTCCATGTTTTTTTCGTATTAAATGATTTATGCCTGTTTTTATACCCATACAAGAGTTTTATTTACTATTTAAAATTTATTCCAAAATGCTCTTAATAAGGCATCAATAATAAAAATTACTATTATAATGCATATAATAATTCCTAGTATTAATCCTCCAAGTGTATTAAGTAATATCATTGTTTTTAATTAGTGTTATTTATCCTATTTAATAGTGTCTCCTATTTTATAAGATTCTCCTATTATATTTGCCACAAGTGACATGTTTCCAATATATAAAATAGAATCATTTGCATCTTTAAGTAAAACATTATATAAGTTAAGATTTTTTGATTTACCAATAAGAATTACTGGAGCTTTTAAATTGTTAATTTCTTTTACTGAAATATCAGTATAAGTTGTTCTACGAATTGCGTAATTTCTATTATTAGTGTCATAGTTATTACAACTATAAATAGAGAGAATTACAAAAAGTATTAATAGTGTTTTAAATTTTTTCATTTGTTTTATTTTGTTTTTTAATTAGTTTTCTACATTTAATACAAGTACAAATTTCTTTTCTAAATCTGCCACAACCTTCAGCATAAATATAACCTTGATTAATAAGATTATCATAATCACCATTTGCTTTCCATTTTAACAAAGTATTAGGATTGGTAATTCTAAGAACACCATAGTATTGAGTATTATCAGGAAATAATTTAAGACTACCCATGATATTATTTTATCATATCATCTCGCAACATAAATCCTAATAACATACCCATCAATAAACTAAATAAAGCATAACACTCTAATTCTTCTATTGTTTTACTAGGCATAAGAATAGAGAGTATAAATATTAATATGCGTATAATCACTATTGACGTATTGTTAAATATTTTTTGTTCATAATTTTACATTAAATCTCTTAATACCCATTTGTATATAGTGTTTGGCATATGTTCTTCAAAAAGTTCTACATTTGTTATGTTATTATAATAATGTAATACAGATTCTAGTGTATTCCATTTAGACATATCTAAACATTGTATTTGTTCATTACCTAAATATATAAGAAATTTACTATCCAATTTGCCACTAATGTCAATACAAGTATGTATAACTAATCTTTTAGATTCTTCAATAGAATGACATATAGTAGTTTCCCAAGTATTAGGTAATTGATTAATATTTATTTGATTGTTCATCTCTTTTACTTTTTAATAGTCATATTCATTTAAAACTTATTTATCCCCAATTTTCTAATATTTAAAATTGTTTCTTATTCCCTAACTGTGTTTCTTCCCCCCTAGTCTCCCAACACTCTCCGCGTATTTACCACTATAAAAATTCAAGTAAAAGGGTCAACAATTTCACAACGCTAACCCTTAATTCAAACTAAAAAACCCAAAGCAGGAAGAAGATAACAAGAGTACGTTCACTCTTATTTTATGTTATCTTAGTTAATAATATAGGAATCGAACCTATGTTTGTATACATATGTATAGCAAACCACCATGATATTATGTATAAATTAATCATATGATAACGCTCAAATGCTTACGTTAAGCAAAAGGCATCACTCAAATGATTAATTTATTTGTTTTATTCATTTACATATGTTATCTTTATATATGACAACAAATAAATGTACTATTCAACAGTATTGTAAATGTGAAAATTGCAATGAGTTTTTTCCTATTCTTAGTAAGAATAAACGTTCTCGCTTTTGTTCTAAGCCTTGTAGAAACAAATGGCATTATAACAATAAATAAAAAGAAATAGCAACTGTAGATTGTTTTTCGGATTATTAACCTACTAGCATACTCTTCTGTATGAGTTAACAATTGCATATTTCTTTTTAATATCTTTAAAGGCCGAAGCCTAATACTACGTATTACATATCAAAAGGATACATAATTTTCTTGCAGCCAGTACACGCTTTGATTGTATTATAATGTTCGTAAAAGATATGTTTATACTATTACGCATAGTACTCTTATCTTACATTATAATCGTTGGGTTTACCATTATATAAGGAATTACCAACACTGGTTCGTGATGCTATCTTGGGGATAACAACGCAAGTCTTTTTTTTAATTTTTACGGTTTCATAATAATAATTTTAATCCGACTTTCACGGTTAACACTTCATGATACATCTATCTATTCTCTCCTTTCCCAAGATAGAAGATTTCGATAGTATGCACGGGCACGAAGTGATAGTGTTTAATAAAGCGTCTAACACGGTCCAAACATTTAAGCACGGGCCCAGATTAGTACGCAATTCGGAGCAAGACAAGGACATTCATCCTTATCTATTTTTAAGTGATAACTAATGTTATCGGCAATGCACACACCTAAATAATTAATGGCGATGCAATATCTTTAAAATCACTTGTCCATATCTAGTGGAACTATACATATAGTTAATCTAACTCCTTAATGGTTTAACATTAAGTATTGATGTATAATCTTTACATATTAAACACAACTGCTAGTACAGTCTATATATTTTAACAACTTGTGACATCAAAGGTTCTTGAATTGTTATTATATTTTAAATTTATTTTTAAGCAAGTGATTTAATTTTTAAAAAGAAACAGTTACAAAGCTAGAATGAATATTCCCTTAGTTATTGTCCATTAATCCCAATAAAGTGAGGATTCTCTGAACTGTTCCTTTAAATCTTTAGTAACCTGTCATGTGAAGTAATTCCCACAATTGGTCTTCTGTTGGTATTTCTTGATATTTCATATTGTTTATTTTTTAATTTTGAATTTTTCGAAATCAATATCTTTAGGAGCATCTGGCAACCAAACACCTAAACCAATAGATATTTTACCATCATAATATCCTACAAATAAATTAGAATCTTTACGTTGTTCATTATATAGTTTAGATTTACATAATTGTATTTCTACGACAACTTTGTTATCCCATATACAATCTAATTCTTCTGCTTTAGATTTGATATCATCTGCAAATTTCTGTATGAAATCATGCTCTTCTGTTTTGTAATTATGAGATTGCTCTAATATTCTATTACTAATAACACTAGTGTAAGGATAAAATGCAACTACATCATAATATTGTGCTTGTAACCATAATTTGTACTTCATAATATTTTTTTATTTTGTTTAAATGCGTAATTAAAAAAATGTGTTCTGCAATTCTCACCGACGCCAATGATACAGAACACATAACATCCATGAGTAGAAAAAACGTGCGCCTAAACTATTGTATCATCTCCCTTCCCTTTACTTAAAAAGAAAATACCAAGAATACCAATAGTTAATAATGTTAATGTGAAACCAAGCACTGTCATATATTTTTTATTTTGATTAATTGCGTTCCAAAAAGGAGTCTCTCATCATAAATCCTACAACTACAGCCATAATTATACGAAGTAGTACATTTATATTTATATCAATAGGAATAAATGCACATGTTATAAATATAATAACATTCACTAATATTATAACTTGGTTACTAAATAATTTTTTGTTCATGATTTGCAATTTAATAAGTGTATAGAGAAAGAGAATAAGAATAAAAAGAATATTATATAGGAGAGAAAGAAATGTCTTATAATAATAATAGTGTTATCCTCTTCTGTTGTTTTGATTTTGAGAATAGAATAAAAGGAGGAAAAAGGAGAGATGGTTTCCACCTCTCCCTACTCTCCCAACGTTCTTCGTCAATTGAGTAGAATAAAAAAGGACGTTTCACAACGCCCTTTCTCACATGTCTACTTAAATTCTGCACAGGCAATACAGAGAACATAATAGGGAATCGAACCCCATTTCTCCCTTATTGAGAGTTATGTTATGTGTGTTATTCCGAGTTATTATTCTAGGACTCAAATTCTGAATTTTATTGTTTTATTCAATTATTAGTATTATATTTATATATATATGATAATAACATTAAATGAAAATCGCCCTAAAATATATTGTAAATGTATACAATGTAATGAATTTTTTGAAATTTCTATAAGTAAACGCCCATCTAAATATTGTACTAAACAATGTAATGATAAAGCATATTACAATAAAAAGAAATAATAAAAAAGGAAGAGCACCCGAAGGTACTCTCCCAATTCGTCAAAGGCTCGTTCTTAGAACAAGTCTTCAACGTCAAGACGGTTCTCGCCTTTCAAGCAAAATTTGCTACGGTCCTGTCCGTCAGCATTCTTACCATGCCAAACATTGAACTCTGCAAGCATCTCGCGTGTAACTGTGTCGCCTTTCTTTACTTTCGCGCCAGCATTTGGGCTAAAGTACACATTCTCTGCAACATTGTTAGCATCGATACATGTTATGAATGGATAGTTGTTGACGTTTTCGTTAACGGTACGATTTACTTGAACAAATCCTCTTTCTTTGAAGAATTCTTTAACGGGTTGTTGTGTGCTCACTTGAGCTGCGGCAATTTCTGACATTTTATTTCTAATTTATATTGTTTACGTATTACGTCCCCGGGGTACCCCCATCGCGCAAACAGTAGAGGGGTCAAGTTTAGTACCGGGTACCCTCTCCTACACATACATTATGATTTGAAAAGACGGGGGGGGGTGTTATATAGAAAAAAAAAGAGGAGGGGGCTTGTATATATGAAATATGTCTTGTACCTTTGAATTACATATGACAACCTCCCCAATTAACAACCTTCACAATAATACTTTGGTATCTCCTATTTACACTGATGAAATTTATACTTCTCCTAAACAGATTTCTGTTTATTATTGGACTGGTGCCCTAGACCTAGAGAACTTTGATAGGTTTTTGGAGTTTTATAATTTGTGTCTTGGTGCCAGAATAGAAAAAATTGTTTTCTATCTTCAGTCGCCGGGGGGAGATAATATTGTGTACTATCCCCTTATAGATATTATAAATAATTCTCCTATAGAATTTGAAATTGTTGCCGTGTCGAGTGTTATGAGTTATGCGTTTTCTCTTTTGTTTTTTGCAAATGTAAATAAACGTGCTTCAGGGCCTTTGTTAGGAATGGTGCATAAAGTTGATATGACTCTTTCACATAAAGACTTAATGAACAAGGACGGGGGATATTTTAAGACATGTTTTAATGAAAAGAAAGAAGAAGAATGGGAATTGTTTTATTTAAAACAAGAGGCGTTGAAGAATAAAAAATCTCTCTCTTTATTTTTAAAGGGAGGGGATGTGTTTTTTAACACAAAAGAAATGAATGAAATAATGACTAAATGCCCCTTTGGAAAATGGACAGGACCTTCTATATAAGTTTACTAGAAAGAAAAGCGTATATAGAAATATTGTATGCATTTCATAAAGAAAATAAAAAGGACAGAGAATATCTTCCTCATGAGTTTATACACTTTATAAATACATTAAAGCTTTCTTCTAAAAACAAAACTGTAAAGATTAATGTAGGGGGTGTGGATATAGATAGAACTGAAAGAACACCGTTTAATTTAGACGAGTTTATAGATTGGGTGTGTGAGCAATATAATAAAAAATTTAACATTACATTTATAACCAATAATAACAATCAATTAGTAAAAATATATTAACATGGAAAAAATAAAACAAACACGAACATTTGACGGAAAGTTAGAAAACTTTGTAGACAAAGAAGAAAGTCGCCACCACAAGAAAATGCTTAGGGCATACTTACGAGGTGATGTACTGTTTCAGAATGGATGGGAAAACATTAGAATGGGAATCCCTAAGTTATTTAAAGTTGAACAAACATACATAAATTTGTAATGGTTTTATTTCAACCGGCACGATACTGTCGTCATTGTGGGGAACAACTAGAAGAAATCCATACTAATTTTAAAACTATTTTGGTGGGTGATACATTCTTAGGATATAAACCTCACAAATGTAAAGACCCATTAGAACAAATTGTAAATAAATTTGGAAATTAAAAAACTTTAATGTATCTTTGTATTATAATAATGAAAATGAATACACAACATACGCAACGTTTTACCCCGTTCTTCTGTGAAGAGCCTGGGGGAGGTTGTGGATGTTAGGGAAAGTAATTTCTCTATTGTTAAAAAACACAAACCTCCATCTCAAAAAGTTGGAGGTTTTTTTATTTATGGCCCCTTCGTCTATCGGCAAGGACAAATGGTTAAAATGTTTTCGTCGTCTATTTGGTTAGGACAAATCCCTTTCAAGGATTAAAAGTGGGTTCAATCCCCATCGAAAATACAATTAGGAAAGTACAGTTTAATATTGTATATTTAAGTATGAAGGAAGAAATATTAAAACTACGGCAGAGTGGTAAAACATATGTCGAAATTGTAAATGAGTTGGGTTGTAGTAAAGGTATTGTAAGTTATTATTGTGGTAAAAAAAACTGTTTTAAAAAAGTAAAAAGTGGATTTTGCAATTGTGGTAACAAAAAAGATTATGACGCTATAGTTTGTCAAAAATGTAGGTCAATGGAAACACTAAAAAGAAATGAAAATAAAACATTAAGTGAGATTGCACTCGACGGTAATGCTAGAATAAAATGGTCTTATTTGAGAAAGCAAGCACATAAAAAAATGGAAATTAATAATATAACTAAACAATGTTCGTTATGTGATTTTGATTTGGTAGTCGAGTTATGTCATATAAAGCCAATAAGTAGTTTTCCAGAAACTACGTTGGTAAAAGAAGTTAATAGTTTAGATAATATGAGATACTTATGTCCTAATCATCATAAAATGTTAGACAAGGGAATATTAAAAATGTAGTAAAGACGGGTTCAACTCCCGTAGGGGCTACAAAATATAGCGTGTTGTGGAAGTCTGGTTTTTCCGCCCTCGTTTGGGACGAGGTTCGCATCGGTTCGAATCCGGTACACGCTACAAATTGGTGGGTTGTCTGAGTGGCGTTAGGTCGCGGTCTGCAAAATAAATTTGTATTTTTGCAGATAATGTTGTATATTTGTTTATATGGAAAAATTATGTGCACATTGTAAACAAATAAAATCAACAGGTGATTTTAGGAAAAATAAAAGTAAGAAAGATGGTTGCCAAGCTTATTGTATAATATGTGATAAGAAAAAACAATCGGAGTGGTATGAAAAAAACAAAGAACGTTGTCTTATTAAGACAAAAGAGGGTAATGAGGTAAGAAGAAAAATAAATCAGAAATTTATAATAGAGTATTTAAAAGAACATCCTTGTGAAAAATGTAATGAGTCTGATATTGTTGTATTGCAATTTGACCACCTAACTGATAAAAAGAGTGGTATAGCGCAATTAATATGTTCAGGTAATATACAACAGATAAAAACAGAAATACTAAAATGTCAAGTATTGTGTGCAAATTGTCACACAAGAAAGACGGCAAAAGATAATAATTGGTATAAGTTGGGGTGGTTGAGTGGATAAACAAAACTCTGCAAAAGTTTAAACACCAGTTCGAGTCTGGTCCCCAACTCTAGTGAGTATTGGTTCGATTCCAATACCCACCTCAAATAAGGTACTTGAGCTAGTCTGGTGATTTAGCGTGCCCCTGAAGAGGGTAAGAATACAGTTCGATTCTGTGAAGTACCTCAATGCCTCGGAAGCTTTGTTGGCGAAGCAACTGTCTTGTAAACAGAAGATACGGTGTTCGATTCACCGCCGAGGCTCTATATAGTTCTATAGTACAGTGGATAGTACTCATCGCTACGGACGATGCAACAGAGGTTCGAATCCTCTTAGAGCTACAAACATTCCCCTTTCGTCTAACGGCAGGACACCTAGGCTTTGAACTTAGGGATGATGTGTTCGAATCATTCAGGGGGAACTGTGTCAGTAACATATTGGTAATGTAGTAGTCTGTGGAACTATTTAAGAGGGTTCGATTCCCCCTGACACCCTGTTGTTTATTTAAATAATTGTTGTATCTTTGTATTATGAACTGGATAAAATCTCACAACTCATTAGCAAAACAAAATGATAAATTCTTAATAGAATTTCGTTTAGGTAAATTAACTGTATTAGAATTGTATTTTGACAAAAGTAAAAAACACTTTAGATTTTTATTTTTTAATATTGGGTTAGAAATTAAATAAATGGGGTTTTATGATTTTAAAAAAGATTTAGAAAAGTCGTTTAAAGACTTCAACATCTTACGCGAGTTTTTAACTTTAAAGGGGGCCACAGAAATAGTTGAAAATCATGATAAAAAACATGACTTAAGTTTTAGTATAAATGGTAAGACTTACACAATGGAAATAAAACAAGACTTTATGTTTGAAAAAACAGGCAATGTTGCTATAGAATTTAAATCAAGAGGTAAGTTATCAGGTGTGTCTTCTTCCACTGCTAACTTTTGGTGTTACATTTTAAAAGATAAACTGTACATATCCCCACTAGTAAATGTCCGTGAAAAGTTAAACAAGTATCTTTTCAGTAAAGAAATAAGAGTAGTTAGTGGAGGAGATAATAGGTCATCTCAACTTCTATTGATTCCTTTAGATAAATTTTATAAAATTTTTAAAGAAGTTAAATAAAAATTTGTATAATTAAAATATTTAACTTATCTTTGTATTAACAAACGAATAATAAAGTGCAAAACAAAAATATAAATATGGTTGCGGGGATTAAAAATATATGGAATGGCAGAGATGCGCTCCATAGGGACTTTATTATGTAATTTTAAGAAATTAAAAACAAATAAAAAGTCCCTACCAAAAATAGGGACTTTTTTTATGGGGATGATGCTAACGGCAGGCCGTCTCTTTTGCAAAGAGAATGAATGGGTTCGACTCCCACATGCTCCACAACTCGGTAATAGGGGATGCTCGGTGTGTCCGTCTGCCTGTCACGCAGAATATCAGGAGGGTTCGATTCCCTTTATTACCGCAAAAATAAATTTGCAATTGTCAACTAATTTATGTAACTTTGTATATATGAAAATGACAAACGAATATATTGCTGGTTTTTTTGATGGAGAAGGTACTATTATAATAACAAAAAATAAAGTACGTCCTGCTATGACACAAACTAATGAATCTGTATTACTACAGATAAAAGAATTTGTAGGTGTTGGATGTGTTACAAAATTAAAAAAAAGAAAACCTCAGCATAAAGATGCTTGGGGATATTTTATAACAGGTAATGACGGAGCTTTAATATTATTAAAAAGAATAGAACCCTTTCTAATAGTTAAAAAAGACAGAGCAATAACAGCAATAAACATATTAGAGGCATACTTTGAAAAAATAAATAAAAGAAAAGAAGATATAAAACAAGCAGTAGGTTTAATAAAAACAGGTTTATCTTATAGAGAAATTGAAAAAATAACAGGTATCGGTAGGCAAACTATTTGTAAAAATAACAAATAGTTCGAATCCCGTCGGTACTGCAAATTGCGCTTATAGCTTAGTCCGGTTTAAAGCACTCCCCTTTTAAGGGAGATACCGTTGGTTCAAATCCAACCTTCAGGACCATACTGCGAGGTAACTCAGAGGAAGAGTGCCTGCCTGTTAAGCAGAGAGTCGAGATTTCAAAATTCTCCCTCGCAGCAAAATAAATTTGGAAAATTAAAATAATAGTATTATCTTTGTATTGCTAATGAGATTCACTGCAACATTATATAGTTCGCTCTATTTACCTACTCGAGATAGGCTGAGATAACTATGTAATAAAAAAAATACGTAAAAACCCTCGGTCTTAATTGATTCGAGGGTTTTTTGTTTTATATTCCTGTGGGCAAAAGGTAAAGTCGCTGGTCTTAGGAACCAGAGTTTTAAGGGTTCGACTCCCTTCAGGAATACAAATGCTACTGTGGCGAAAATGGATGAGACGCGTTAGGTTTAAGCCCTAAAACCCTGTGTGGTGAACATTGTCGGTTCGACCCCGACCAGTAGCACAAACCGGAAGAGTTGCCGATGCTGAGGCAAGTAGTCTTGAAAACTACGATACGATGTAACAGTCGGGGGATGGATACCTCACTCTTCCGCAAAGGTCAGCTAAGTACGTTGACTGTAAACAAGAACCTTGTGAAAGGTGCAAAGGTACTTCAGGGTGAAAGTCCCAATTCGGAAAGCAGACGAATAATGGTTTGTCGTACTCCCCTGCTAAGGGAGCCTGTGTAAAAAGCAGTTAGAGTTCGAGCCTCTAGTTTTCCGCATCTGGGTTAGATGGTAAATGTGGTTTAATCAGCGGTAAAAATATATTAGGATTTTACCATACTTTTTATTATATTTAATTATGAAAGGTTTATTATCGAGTTACTCTGACGAGGAGTTTAAAAATATTGTAGACTTATCTGATTCATTTTCAGATATTAAAAAAAGGTTAGGGTACAAAACAACAAGTGGAGGGGTTTCTTCATTGATTAAAAAAAGAGTGGAGAAATTAAATTTAGATTTATCTAAGTTCACCAGAAATAAAGATAAAAGAATATTAAATTTAAAACGAGCAACATTTGACATAACCGAGATTTTAATAGAAAACTCTAATTATACAAATAGAGATAGGCTGAAAATTCGATTAGTATCAGAAAAAATTTTAAAATATGAATGTGAAATTTGTAAAAATAATGGAACATGGAATAACGAACGATTATCATTACAGTTAGACCATAAAAATGGTATTAGTAATGACAACAGGATTAATAATATTAGATTTTTATGTCCTAATTGTCATAGTCAAACTATTAATTTTAGTGGTAAAAATAAGGGGAGTACTGTTAAGATGGTGGATTAACACTAGTCTGTAAAACTAGTACATTAGAAACTCAAAAGGTTCGAATCCTTTTACTCCCACCAAACCGTCGCGAAAGCTCTGTAGGTTCGATTCCTACCTTACCCACTTTGTATTGTCATATATTTTATGTATATTTTATATATGACAATACTTCCTTCTATATCCCTACTGTATGAAAAATCTCTATCCGGTAATATAATCACGGACGAAATTTACAGTGTAAACGGGGTGTTATATATAGGAGTCAATTCCCATAATGTTATTGCATATACTTCGGGTATTTCTGGACTCAGTGGAACAAGTGGATTTTCAGGGATTAGTGGATTTTCAGGAATCAACGGAACTAACGGTACTTCTGGATATTCTGGGTTTAGTGGATTAGGACTTTCAGGTTTCAGTGGATTGTCGGGTATAAATGGTGTGAGTGGTTTTAGTGGAACAAGTGGTTTTTCCGGTGTCTCTGGATTTAGTGGTGGAACAGGTAGTAATGGTACATCTGGTTTTAGTGGGATGTCGGGTTTTAGTGGAGCAGGTGTTTCTGGTATAAGTGGTTACTCAGGTGGAGCGAATATTAAAACACTTGATGGTGCTACATTAACCGGAAGTGGAAATGTCTTAGCAAATCAAAACTTAAAATCTTTTCCTTTAATTGGTAGTGTTATTTTAGCTGAATCTATACCACTGCAAATGGTTGCTTCCGCAGGAACACTTAGTTCAACTACAGGATATTTTATGACGATTTATTTACCTGTTGACACAACAGTTACAGGAGTTAAATGGATTCAACATGTTGCAGGGGACTATACAGCGTCTAACTATAATGGTGTTGGACTATATTCAATAAGTGGAGGTACATTAACACTTGTTGCTAGTAGTACCAATGACGGTAACATCTGGAAGGCTACTTCTCAAAGAATGGCATCTAAAGCGTTTACTACACCGTATGTTGCCACTGCAGGTATGTATTATGTAGCGTTATTACACAGTAGAAGTGCCGTAGTAGCCAGTCCTAACGTTTGTTGGACTGGTGTTACAAACAATGGTGTACTTATGGGAGATTTTACCAATAGTCATGTCCTTAGTGGAACTGTCGGTAGTCTTACAGCGTTACCTGCATCTTTAGCGGCATCGTCTATAGGACCTGCTGCGAATACCCGTTATGTAGCATTATATTAAAATATTGTAAAATACAATAGTGTTACTATATTATTTTATACATATCTTTAATATATAAAAATACTGTATGTCAACAACCAAAAAGCAATTATCTAAATATGCTCAAAAAGCAGGTTTGTCACAAATTGAATTCTTGATAAACATAACAAAACCTCAAAAAGAAATACTAAATTTTTACAAAGAGAATAAAATATCTTGTGTAACAGGGGACCCGGGAACAGGTAAAACGTTTACGGCGGTTTTTAGGGCATTACAAATGTTATCTTCCGGGGAAGCAGATGTCATTATACTTACAAAACCCTTAGTTGAAATAGGGAAGTCTATGGGGTTTCTTCCGGGTACAGAAAAAGAAAAAACTTCTGCATATTTAAAATCTTATTCTGATATATTTGAAGATATAATTGGTAGAGATATGTACAGAGGATTAGTGAATGCTAATAAAATTCTATTCGAACCTATGAATTTCTGCAGAGGAGTGTCATATAAGTACAGTGTGGTTATTGCAGATGAGTGCCAAAATGCTACGTTACATGAATTGGTTACATTCTCTACAAGACTTTCAAGTACATCTAAATTAATAATGCTGGGGGACGATTGGCAATCAGATATACGTAATAGTGGATTTAAACCTTTCATATCTATCTTCACTAATATAGACACTATAAGTCATAAACATCTTGGAAAAGACTTTCAAATGAGAGATGAGTTAATAACAACTATGTACGAAGAATACAAAAATTATTTAAATAATAAAAAATAAAGTTTGTTTTAATAAAAATTATTATTATCTTTGAATTATAAAACGGTGAGATTTTGAGAAATCAGAGTCGAGCCGACCATGCGTCATGTTGCTGATTGGTTCAGCGTCCATCTCTAAAATGGAAGGGTGAGGTTCGAATCCTCCAAGTCGCACAATGAGTTTATAGATTAAAAAACTAGTAACCGTAACCCATAGAGGTCTTTCTATAGGTTATCAAGCAGTGCAATCTACACATGCTGCTTTAGAATTTGTATTAAATTTTCCTGACATTGCAAAAGATTGGAACGAATCTAAATATCTTGTGCAAGTAACCGTACCCTCTAAAGATGATTTAGAGAGGTTTAGAGACACTTTGGATTTTCATAATCTAAAGTATTATGCATTCTACGAACCTGACTTAAACAATGAATTAACTGCATTGTGTATTGAACCAGACCCATTAACATTAAAACTAATTAAAAAATTAAAATTATTATGAAAACTTATTTATTTAAAACCACAAAAAAAGAATTTGAATCTTTACCTCCACATATTTATTTAGGTAGAACTTTTGTAAAGATTGGTACACATGTCATTATGTTAGCAACACCTAATGAATCAGCTATGTATGTCGATAATCTCACCATACATACTTACGGTAGAAGATTTGATATAGAAGAAGGAGAAATTGAGGACTATCCTTATTTTAAAAATCACCTATCTAAAATAGTAAAAAGAGAATTATTGAAATAATTTTTATTATTTATTTGTTTAGTAATTTATTTTATTGTATCTTTGAATTACAAGATTGCCGAACACCAATCTGAATCATTGCCTCTTATTATTTAATTCTTATATATTTTGAGGAAATAGCCCACTGGTGTTCGCAGTCGGGCTATTTTTTTTTAGCCTCGATTTCATCGGACGCAGACGAGTGCACTTGCGATGAAATTTAAAGCGTTACAAGGGGAATAAGCATAGCGCAACGGTAATACAAAGAGGAAAGCCGTAAGACTTACAAGATGGTATAACATCTAACAGTAGTCCTCAAGTCTAAGTTATTATATGATACTTAGGACGAAGCGACGGGGGGAAATAAATTCCTAACCATTGCGGAGTGTAACAACCTTAGACTTTGTCTTTGGGAAGTTATACTCTTGCTCAAAATGGAAATAAATTTTAAAAATACTATTTCATAATCTTTATTATTAATAAATAATTTTCTTTATTAGGTTTTAATAATAAAAAGTATTATATTTGAATATATAATAATGATTTAATAAAAAGTATTATGACTAGTTTATTAGTAGAGAAACAATATTTATTAGCTGATAAATATCAATCAGTGATGTTTCAAATAACTGTTTATTGTTTTGCTAACAGTTTATTTTTAAGTAAAGGAGAAATACAAGCATTAGCTTACTTTTATGTAGACGGTGTTAAGGATTCAACGGAAAGTTTAATATTAGAACTTGGTATATTCTCCAATCCCCAATCCCTAAAGAATCTTAAAACAAAACTATCTCGTTTAGACATTATAAAGAAACGTAATAAAGTTTATGAAATAAATAACTTTATGGGGGTGGGTACTGCAGATAAATTAGCAATCTCAATAAAAGCAGGGAATAGATAAAAAATGGCAGGAGCAAAAAAGTTAAAAGACATCTTCCCTTTTGTGGCAGCACAGACAGGATACACTGAAGAAGAAGTTGCGAACCTAGTGAATATGTTTTATAATGAACATGTTCGCGAAAGTTTAAGTGATTTTAAAAATGCTCACATCTTTATAGAACACCTGGGAACATTTAATTTAAGACGCTCTCAAGTACCTTCATTTGTAAAACAGTTACAAAAAAATATAGAAAACAATGAAAAAGTTTTAGCAACTAATCCTAGAATGATTTCTGGTGAATCACCAATGAAAGCTGTTATAGAAAAACAGATAGAAAACAATAAAAAAGCTTTAGTGAGTGTTCAGGCACTGGAAGAGAAAGTGGTAAAGTGTCAGGAAGAAAGAAAAAAATTACATAACGAAAAATTAAAAATATACAATAATGAATTGGCTACAAAAAATACAGACAGCTTGGAAAAATAAAGAGGATATACTTGAAGGGTTTAAAAATCGTACATTAAAAAAAGAACACATAGAAGAGATTGCTGCAGAGCGATTGAAAATATGTAAAAGTAATGTGTGTGGAGTATACGACCCAACTGGTAGTTCGAAAAAAGCAGTGTTAAAAGGTACGGAATCCTGCGGGGATTGTGGATGTAATTTATCACTAAAAACTAGATGTCTTCATTGTAAATGTCCTTTGGGATATTGGGAAGCAATCATAGACGAAGAAACTTCACAAAAAATAAACGACATAGTTGAATAATGAAATTTATAGACGATTCTCATAGTTACATAAATACAAACAATCAATCCTATCGTTCTGTAACTTCTTTATTAAAAAAATTAGAGAAAGAAAAAAACTGGGACGAGATTGCAAAAAAATATGCAAAGAAACATAACATTCCTTTAGAACAGGTTAAGACCCTTTGGCAAAAAGAAAAAGACGATTCAATTGTAAGAGGAAAAAAGTACCATAGTTCTGCTGAAGCACAAGACCTTTCACAAGAGTATGCTGTAGTTATGAGTGATACAGGAGAAAGAATCACTCTACCCGTATATAAGTCGGTAATTGTTAATGGGACAAAGATTGAAAGTAAACAAGAACTTCCTGATGGGGTTTACCCTGAATTAATGTTATGGATAGATGAATATCAAATAGCAGGCCAAGCAGATAAAATTATAATCCATAATAAATTAATAGATGTCATTGATTATAAGACAAATAAGAAAATTGAAAAAACTGGATGGGTAGATTTTAAAACAGGAAAAACACATAAACTTTTACATCCCTGTGAACATCTGGACGAATGTAATTTTTCAATATATTCGTTACAAATGAATTTTTATGCGTATATTATAAAATATCACAACCCTGGATATCGCATTGGGAAAATGATTATTAAACATATAATGTTTGATGAAAAAGGAGAACCTATGGGAGTAAAAGATTATCTGGTTCCTAATTTACAAAAAGAAATTAAAATGATTTTGGACGGATTAAAAATAAAAAAGTAATGATTAAAATATTTGATTTAGAAAACGACAAGGTAGTGGTGAGCATGGAATGTTATACTATTCCTGAACTACGGGCGGTTGTAAAAGAATATAAAGACCCTATACCTGCTCTGTGTTATTTATATTACAAGTGTGTACCAAATGCTGCTTACTCTCATCTTTCGGAAGAAGAAAAAGAATTAGTCTTGTTACAAGATTTCGCAGGAGGGTATTCTTTAGAAGACGAGGTTATGATTAAAGCTGAAGAAAAATTAAATCTTCTTATGCTCACCCCAACAAGAAAATATTACTTAAATGCTAAAAAAGGACTTGATAGAATGGGGGAGTATTTGGCCACAAGTGAAATCACATCGGGATTACACGGGAATATTTCTGCATTCAATAGTGCGCTTTCAAAATGTGGTCAAACAATGGAACAGTTTAAAAAACTTGAAAAGATATACGAAGATGAAACAAAGGCTGATACAAGAGGTAATAGAGACGTTGCATATGATGAAAACGATTAATGTATGTAAGTTGTCCAACATATAATATTGACACTGGGAAATGGTCTGAAACAGAGTTTGAGACTAAGAAAGACTTTCGAGAATATATTGACTCTCAAGTTAAATATCCGGGAGAGTATAATATAAAATTTTCAAAAGGGTATTGGAATAAACAAGCTGATATTTTTAATAGTACAGGAGCATATCCTAAATTTGTTAGAAACTCTTTAGATTTTAAAAATCATTGGAAAAATGAAAAACTAAAATGTGCATTTGATAGTTGTGTAATTTACATTTCCGAAGAACATAATACTAATTTTGCCGTTCCTGGGATGTATTATTTCTATCTTAATTATTGCCCTATTTATGACAAATTAAAAGGAGGAAACTTTCTTCCTGATATTTATGACGGAGATTTACATTATTTCTATTATCTCCTTCGTTGTGTCCTTTATGGGAAATTTGGATGTGTATTAAAGAAGCGTCAGAGTGGATATACATTAAAGAATATGGCAGTAGTATTACTGTCTGCATGGTTTGGGAAAAGTTCTATTGCTAAAGTGTTTGCTATCGATGAGTCTGCAGTGGAAGATTCATGGAATCTTATGGATACGTATAAACAACACATTAATAAACACACTGCTTGGATACGTAACTTTTCACCGGATAAAGCTTTAGATTTACAAATTAAAACCAAATATAATGACGGAAGTACGTCAGGGAACCTTTCAATTATAAAAGGATTCTCTACTGCCCGTGACCCATCAAAAGGTGTAGGGGGTAATATGAAAGTGTTGTTTGGTGAAGAAGCAGGTAAGAACCCCACATTAGATAAAACCCATAACTTTGTTACTTCTAACGTTGCGTTAGGAGGGGCAGTGACGGGATTGATAATTTATTCAGGTGCTGTAGGAGAATTGACTAAATGCGACCCATTAAAGAAATTTATTACAAAACCTAGAGAAAATGATTTCCTTACTTGTCCGAATAGAATAGATGATGATATAGATTTTGGTTTAGAGGTTGGATTCTTTGCTCCTGAATGGTGGAATTTTGTGTCAATAGATGAAGCATCTGGGGAAAAAATATATTGTTTTGATACTAACGGAAATACCAATAAAGAACAGGCATTAGAATTAATTGCTAAATTAAGAGTTAAAGCTCAAGAAGCATCACCCGAGGATTTTAGATATTATTGTTCTCAGCGTCCATTATCTATTAAGGAAGCTTTTGACTTTAGAAAAGAATCTATATTTCCACAAGGTCTTTTGACTCGTCAAGAATATAGAATAGATAGAGGAGACTATCCATACACATTACATGATATAGAACGAGGGGCAGATGGTAAACCAATATTAACTATTAATCGTCACGATGAAATAACAGAATTTCCATACCACCCTAAAAAAGATATCATCCCTTATGGGTGTATCAAAGTGTGGGAGAAACCGATACCGGGTGCTAAATGGGGAACTTATCTGGCAGCAGTCGACCCTATTATGGTGGACATAACCTCTACATCTGAATCTTTATTTTCTGTGGTTATATATAGGAACCTAACCGAAGAACTTTATACAGAAGGGGAAGATAGTAAAGTTAAATTATCTGGAGATAGAATTGTGGCTTCTTATATCGGAAGAAAAAAGGACATTCATACAACCAATGAAGTTGCAGAACTTTTGTTAGAGTATTACGATGCATTTGCAGTGGTGGAAAATAACGTAGAAAACTTTGTTCGTCATATGATTTCTAAACAGAAACAAAAGTATATGGCTACAAAATCTGACCTACCATTCTTAAAAGAAATAGATACCAATAACACCTCTTATCAGGAATACGGAGTAAAAACCAATCCGACAATGTGGGGACATTATATAAATAAAATTTTAGAATACATAAAAGAAGAAACTGGAGAACGTCAGAAAACAGATGGTAGTGCCCTTAGTAAAATATATGGGGTGGAAAAAATACCAGATAAAAGATTGACAAAAGAACTTTTAGCCTTCACAGATATCAAAGGTAACTATGACCAAATAATAACGTTTGCATTAGTTTTGGCATTGGCTAAAGCTAGACAGATGAATGGTCTTACGTCAAAGGTTGATAAACGAACAGACATAAAAGTAGATAAGAATTTATATAAAATGGAACGAAACCTATTTAAAAATATAGGAAAGGGTCAAGGAGAAATTAATGTACGTCCTAGACAACCATTTCGTAATCTCGTATAAAAACATTATATTATAGTAGACAATAGTGTCATAACATAAATTAAAAAATGAAAATACTTTCTTCAATGGACTTGGTAAAGGGGAGAACCTCCGATGCCAAATATGCAACCGGTTTGATTCAACCGATTCAAATGTTAAAAAAAGAAGACAAGACGGAAGCGTGGGCAAAACGTTCTGTAGATTGGTTTGAACAACTGGGAATAAAACAATTAAAAAGTAAGTATGAACGGATTGTTAAAAATTATAAATTAGCAAGAGGTATAGTTGATAAAACAGATTATATTAAAAATACCGAAAACGAATATAATAATGTAATTTCTTCTTTACTGAGTGAAGGTGAAAATACAGATGCCCTATCGTTAGATAACTTCCCTATTATTACTAACGTAATAAATGTATTGATGGGAGAGTTTGCAAAAGCCCCTCAAAATATTTCTGTTGAGGCGGTCGATGCATTTACACAAAATGAAAAATTAAATGCTAAATATGAAGAAGTTAAGACATACGCTACACAAAAGGCCAAAGCAAAACTTCTCAATGCATTAATTCAAGATGGATATCAAATAAAATCTCAAGAAGAGTATGCAGAAATAGAAAAACAAATAAACGAACAAGTAAAGTCTCTTCCTGAAATACAAGAAACCTATCGTAAAAATTACAGAACTTCTGTAGAACAATGGGCACAACATCAGTTAAAAATAGATGAGTCACGTTTTGATATGTATGAATTAGAACAACAAGCATTCTATGACTACTTAGTAACTGACTCTGAATATTGGCATATAGATTTAAGAGAAGATGATTATAAAGTGAGTATATGGCCACCAGATAAAACTTTTTGTTTAAAATCACCACAGACAAAATATGTTTCAGAAAGCGATTGTGTAGGAACTGTTTGGATGATGACCATTTCTGATGTTATAGATTCCTTTGGGTATCTGATGACAGAAGAACAAATCCTATCTTTAGAACGTATCTTGGTAAACACGGGAACACTAATGCCATTACAAGCTGGTTCTCAAAATACAGACTATTACGATACTTCTCGTCCTTATTCGGACCAAACTCCAAACTCTGTTAATCTTCATAAATTATTAGCTTCTGACCCAGAAGGGTATCTATCACGAAATCAATCATTTTTTGAATGGATTAACACTGGGGTAACTTCTTCTCCCTTTGACAAGGGAATGGTGAGAGTGACACAATTATATTGGAAGTCACAACGAAGAGTTGCTAAATTAACAGAAGTACTTGAAGATGGAACATTAGAAACAAGTATTGTAACAGAAGAATATGAAGTAACACAAGAACCGGTTTATGACCTTTCTTATATAAAAGAAAAAAATGCAGAGTCATTGATTTTCGGACAACATTTAGAATGGTTCTGGATTAATCAAGTGTACGGTTGTAAGAAAATAAATCATGCGTTATATTCTAATTATGGTTCTTCTAATAATGCTCATCAACCAATCTATTTAGATTTGGGCCCAATAAAATTTCAATTCAAAGGTGAAGGAAATCTATGGGGAAATAAAATTCCTGTGGAAGGGATTACATGTACAGATGTTCGTTTAAATAAACCATTCTCTCCAGTTGATTTGATGAAACCATATCAGATTATTCATAATCTTGTAAACAATCAAATCAAAGATTTACTTATTGACGAGATAGGAACTGTTATATTATTAGACCAAAACTATCTACCCACCTCTTCTATGGGAGAAGATTGGGGACAAAACAATTTAAGTAAGGCTTATGTTGCCATGAAGAATTTCCAAATGCTTCCTGTGGATTCCACAATGGCTAACTTAGGAGATAGAAATAGTTTTAGTCATTTTCAACAATTAAATCTAGAACAAACTAATCGTTTTATTTCTAGATTGAAAATAGCAGAATGGTCTAAGTTTGAAGCATTCGCTGCTATAGGGATTTCTCCCCAACGTTTAGGTGCTGTTACTCCTTCTGAATCTGCTACAGGAACAAACGTAGCTCTTGAGAATTCTTATACACAAACCACTTCTTTATTGGTAAATCATTCTAATTTTATTATGCCTCGTGTAAAAAATATGATGATAGAGGCGGCACAGTTTTATAATTCATCTAAACCTTCTGTTCAATTACAATATACAACAGAAGATAACGAAAACATAATGTTTGAATTGGATGGGTATAAACTTCTTCCACGTGATATAAATGTTAAAGCTAATTACAAACCTAATACTAAAGCAGTGTTAGAGCAAATGAAACGTCTTGTTATGGAAAATAATACAACCGGTGCTACCATTTATGATTTATTAAAAATTACAACATTGAATACACCTTCGGAAGTTATAGAAGCAGCTAAAGAATCTGTAGAACAATTCCAAGCTCAAGAACAAATTAAACGTGACCACGAACAACAAATGTTAGATAAACAACTTAAAGCAACTGCTGAACAACGTGAAAAAGAAATTGCAATGGAAAGAGAAGAAAATCAACTAGAACGAGAAAATAATCTTGACGAAGCTACGATTAAGGCATTAGGGTTTGCTAAAGATAACGATATAAATCAGGATGCTATACCGGATGTATTAGAAATAGAAAAACTAAAAATGTCCGGAAATCAAATCCAACAAAAGTTAAATATAGAACGTGATAAATTAAATCAAAATGCGAATCAGAAGACAAGAGAGTACATGATGAAACAAAAAGAACTTCTATCTAATGAACTTATGAAAGATAAAGAATTAAGAGTGAGAAAAGAAATATCAGATAATACATTAAAAGTGGCTAAAGAAAATAAACCCACCAAGAAATAAACATCGTGTAATAACTATATATGACACTTTTTATAAATATTAATAAATAACATAGTAGTAAAATTAATTTTTTTTATTATTTTTCTATTGAACTAACAAACAAAACATGTCAAATAACGCTAATTTAAAACCTGTAGACGAATCCTTTGTGGATAGTTTCTTTGGAGGTATTCTTCCAGAGGACTCTTCCATTGTGTCTGCACCAGAAATAATCGAAGAACCTGAACAAGGTTTGGAGTCGGAAAAAGAACCGGCAGTTAAAAAATCAGTATTGAGTGCTGATGAAACATTTTCTCTAGTTGAACTTATTGAAGAAGAAATAGAAGAAACAACAGGAGAGCATCCTGTTACATTTAAAAAATCACAACCTACATCTTCTGAAATTAATACACAAATAAATTCTCTTATTGAAGAAGGTGTGTTATTTGGTTTTGATGACGACAAATTTGAAGTGAAAACTACAGAGGAACTTAAAGAACTTTTGGTAGCCAATAAAGAAGAATGGAAACGTCAAGTGTTAGAAGAAGAATATGAAAAAGATTTTGCAGGTCTTCCATACGAAATGCAATATGCTGTAGAGTATGTGAAAAAAGGAGGAACTGACATGAAAGCTTTATTTAAAGCATTAAGTGAAACCCAAGAAGTACAGACTCTTGACCCAGAAAAAAATCCAAAAGATGTTTCAAGAGCTTATCTAGAGGCTACAAACTTTGGGACAGAAGAAGAAATTACAGAACAAGTAGAAGAATGGGATGATTTAGGACTTTTAGAAAAGAAAGCTAAATCTTTCAAACCAAAATTAGATAAGATTGCAGAACAAAAAATCCAAGAAAAATTAAAAGAGCAGGACGAAATAAATGCTCAACAACAACAATTAGCTCAAAAATACTATTCGAGTATTCAAGAAACTCTTAAAGCTAAAAAAATAAATGACATCGAGTTAGATGCAAAAGAACAAGAGGCCGCGTACAAAGTACTTACAGAAAATATATACACTTCTACAAGAACTGGAGCGGCAACAAACTTTTTAGGAAAATTCTTAGAAGATATAACTTGGAACAAACCTAATTACGAATTAATGGTGGAATTAGCATTATGGGCCAAAGACCCTAACGCCTTCAAAGAAAAATTAAAAAAGATTGGAAAAGAAGAAGGAGTGGCTGCCACTGAAAAATTGTTACGAACAAACAAACCAAATATTAAATCACAAGAACTTCCAGAAAGTACACCAAAAACCACAATAGGTAGAAATACTATTGGTAGAATGGGTTCTGGACTTTTAAAACGTTAAACTTAAAAAAATAAATAAATAAATAATAATGGCAACACCTGTATTAAACAATGGGATTTTTCTTAGAGATATTAAGATTCCTTCATTGGGTTCGCACTTAGACAGTGCTCATTTACTCAACATGCAACAAGAGTCTGCGGACGACATGGGTATTATTGACCTTTGGGCAATGAAGCAAAAGAAAGAAGCTCCATTGTATACAATGTCAAGTTTTGGCGGTAAGAATACAATCTTCACCGAAAACCAAAAATACACATGGAAAGTTCCGGTTCAAAGTACCCACCCTTATATCGTAGAAGATATAATTCCTGGGGAAATTAACAAACCTGGTTCAGGAGGAAAGACTTTCCAAATCAAACTTAATGACAACATTTGTGGTCACGGTGCTATCATCACGTATGATAAGTATAACGGATTAGAAATGGTTGTTACTGAAGACCCTATTCTACCTGTAGTAGACGGGTACATTTACACTGTACGTCTGGTTAACAACAAAACTGGTCAGTACATTGACCGTAAGTATTTAACTGGTGGTACATTCATCTTCGTTAAGGGTTCTGTTCGTACTGAACATGACACCATGTTTAACGACCGTAAATTTGACGCTGGTGGATACCGTGAATTCTTCAACTATGTAGGTACTGCTCGTGCCAACTCTTCTTATACAGTTTCTGATAAGGCTGCTGTAATGGGAATGCCAGAAGAAATCACTGAGATTTACAAACTAAACGATACTTTGGACCCTAACGTTCAAACTATTGAAGACCTTGTAAAACTTAAAGGTAAAGCTTACATGAAAGACATGGCTAAAGAAGGTAAACTATCTTACGCTTGGTTGCGTAAATTAGATGGTGTACATGCTTCTGCTGTATTGAAAGACATTGAGAATTACTTAATGTGGGGACAAGGTGGATGGTTACGTGGTAACATGGGACCAAACGATGTTTACCTACCTGTTGGATTGTGGAAACAATTGGATAATGGATATAAGGTTGTTTATACAAGAGAAACATTTACTTTCTCTATGTTTGAGAACCATATCTTCAACTTCTTCAACGGTAAGGTTGACTTTGACGGACCTGATTCTTCACGTAAACTTATGGTTCAAACCGGTAAAGCTGGTATGAAACTTATCCATAATGCAATCATGAAAGAAGTTAATGGTTCTGGTATGTTACTTAATGCCACAGATGTTGGGGCATTGTCTGGTGACAGAATGAATCTTGAATGGGGATATAGCTATACTAAATTGAAAATTCCTTTCTTAGCGAATCTTGAATTTGTATACAATCCTGCATTTGATACTATCAATAACAACGATATTGAAAACCCAATGATTGAAGGATACCCTTCAAGTTCATATAGCTTTATTGTATTTGATTACAATTATGAGCAAGGTTCTGACAATATTAAATTATTGAAATGGGCTCCTGGAAAAGACGTAGCTACTTCTGATATTAGATGGTGGCACCAAAACGGAACTTTCGATTACTACGGTAAACGTTCAGGTTTCGCTTCTTCAGGAAATTTCTCTGGATACAAAGTGTTCTTTGAAATGAACTACCCTGCTATTTGGGTTCAAGACCCAACTAAGATTTTGAAATTCTCAATCAAGAACCCTAAAACAGGTTTCTCATTGTAAGAGAAAAATAATTATACCTGTAGTGTGGAATTTCTGCACTACAGGTTATTTTTTACTTTATAAAACAAATAAATAAATAATGGGAAAATTTAAATCTCGTACTCCAGACCCTTTTGCAAGAACTGCGGAAGACATGGGTATTGCAAAAATAGGACACGTAAATAACTTAGATAGACGTGTCACTACACTTGAATCAGGTATAGCTGAAAATGAATTCCTTGGTGTAAATGGGACAGTTGCTGCTCCCGGTATTGCTATAGGTGCTGCCGATACAGGTTTATATAAAGTGTCTGCCACTCAAACAGGGTTTGCTCAGGATGGTGCATTAGTTGCTACTTTTGATACTTCAGGATTTACTGCAGATTCTGTAAGAGCTCGTGTAGCTTTGGGTACTACACCTGTAGCTACAGTGTCTATTGTGGAATACTCTAATGGAAAAGATGTAACAACTGTTCTAACACTTACTGATTTTATCGTGGGTGCATTGGCAGGAGCTGCTGCAGCATTGGGTGTAGGTAATATTGTTTATGCTTTTCCTGCTGGACAACATTTTGAATTAGTAAATGCTCTATCTGCTATTTCATTAAAATGTGCTGGTACAGCAAAAGCTACTGACACTGGTTTAGGTTCTGTAATTGCTTCAGGTGCTGTTGCAACATTAGACGGAACTGCTACATTTGAAGACCGTTTAACTGGTCAAACTATAACTACTGGTACAACTGGTGGTACTGCCGTTTCTGCTTTAACTGCTACTACAGCAGGTATTGGAACAGGTATATCACTTAATGGTACATCAAGTGTAAAAAATGTATTTTTAAATTCTGCAGCCACATGGTCTGCTAATAATACTGGAAATTTAACTGCTTCAGGAACAATTGTTCTGAAGTGGACTAAAATGTCCTAAAGGTATTGCGGGATAGTTCTGGTGAACTAAGGGGACTCATTACCCTCTCAGGTCGGTTCGATTCCCACTCCCGCAACAAACAAACAACTAACGATGACAACAATAACAAAACAAAACAAAATCTCTCCGCCTTCTTTAGATTTAACTAAAAAAGTTTCAATTAGACAGTATGTAGACCCTGAAGTATTTAACATGGGTATGGAAAAATACAACATGTCTGTATTCTCAGGTGAAAATGGTTCCGGTGGAATTTATGAAAGTCTAGGGTATAAAGAAATAGGTAACAAAAAAATCTATTTGACAGGTTTGGACCCTCATGCGGATTCAGTGAGAAGACTTCCTGATGATGAACGTGAGCAAAAAGAACTTGAAATTCGTGCAGTACTTGACCATTTAGAAAGAGTACATGATGCTGAAACACTTTCTTCTCAAAATTCAGACTTCTGGAGTACACATAGTTTGGAATTAAAAAAACCAACTTTTGATTTAAACTTGAAAGACGATAGAGACTTAATCATTTATTATAATATTTTAGGTGGTGGGTATTCTGAAATTGCACCTTCTTTTCAAGTTGCGAAAGAATCAAATAAAATTTATAAGTTTTATTTACACGTAGATGCCGAAGTTTCTGATATCAAAACAGAAATTACCAAATTACGAAATAAATCAAGAGCTATCCTTGAGGAATTAGATGATGAAGATTTTGAAACAATGTTTAAATTAGCAAAACTTCTTCTTCCTATAGAAAAAGGATTGACAAGAAAAACTGCAAAATCTCTAATCTATTCTGAATTAGATGCATTCATTAACGGTGATTATTCACAAAACGCCAAAAAAGAAGCACCTAAGCGATTCTTAGAATACGCACGTAAAGACAAGGCAACCTTGAATATGGAAGCAATCGTAAGAGAAGCTTTATATCACCGTATCATAGAACAAAACAAAGAACAAATGTTCTGGAATGCTGGTACTCAAGTTACTTACGGACGTAACGAAAATGAAATAATCGCCTTCCTTAACAACCCGATAAATAATGACGAACTCCTAATTATTATGGATAAAGTCACTAAGTATTGGAAATAACTAAACATTCATGAACGTCTCTCTCATCTTAGTAAAAGTAAAAGCGCGTCTTAATAAAGTCGATAGTTCAGACTATGATAATATTGAGACACCTTTTATTATAGAAGCTTTTAACAAAGCCCAAAGAGATTGGTGTAGGCGACAGTTATATGGTGCAAACCAATATAAAGAATCTTCTGAACAAACTAAACACAAAGTAAGTGATTTACAATTACTCTTAACATCTGTTTCCTTACCGGGAACTAATTTAGGAAATGTTCCTTATTTTGAATCTAACACTGTTCCGTCTGACTTATTAAAGTTTGAAAAAGTTTCTGCAAAAGCAAAAACCAAACAATGTACAAAAGGAAAAGTTATGGTGGTGAAGTTTATAGAAGAAGCTAATTCTGATGTTTGGTTACAAGATTGGGCATTGAAACCTTCGTTTGAATGGGGAACTACATTTAATACAATCCTATCTAATAAAGTAAGGGTATATCACGGAAACGAGTTTGAAGTGGTTTCTCCAATTACTTTTACTTACTATCGTCAACCTAAAGATATATCTGTAGATGGTATTGAAGATATTGATGGTGTACAACATGGGAATATCAATCCAGAGTTTTCGGACGATATTGTAGAATTACTTATTGACGAAACCGTTTCGATTTTGTCAGGAGACATAGAATCATTTAATGTTCATTCTATAACAGAAAAACGAAAAGAATACAATAATTAAAAAAATATTAAAAAAAAAATAAATTTGTTTATTTCAAATAAAATCTCTATATTAAACTTGTAACTTTAATTTAAAAACACAAAAAAATGGCTTATTTTTCACATGCTTTCCGCAAAGATTTCATCGGTTTTGGTTCAGTAAGAACTACTGGAGATACTGACAATCTTGTGGCCGGACAACTTGGTTTGTTCGATGCAAAAACATTTAATGCTTTACCGGTTGTAACCAGTAATGCAAATCCTAAAAAAATGTTCATAATTGGACAAGGTTCTATGCACGACGTAGACGGGTTATCACCATATTACGCTGGTTTGAGCGAGTTCGTAAGGTCTCGTCCTATCAATCCTGCTTATATTGAAAAACTTTATGTAAACCTTCCTTCTCGTCCGGTTGCTGATGTTTGGACTATTGGTTATAATGGTGTATCTACATGTGACCCAATCGCGGGTGAGTGTGGTTCTAAATACACAATACGTGTGGATGTAAGAGGTGCTGCTGCACTTAGAACTTACAACCGTAACTTGTATCGTTATTTCACTTATGAAACTCCTTGTTGTGATGATTGTGATGTAGATTGCACTCCTGCAACTGCTGACCCATATCTAATGGCTAAGAGTTTTGTTGAACAAATCAACAACGACGTAGAATTACAAAAATTTGTACGTGCTGAATTAATCGTTGAAACTGCAATTTCTGATGCTAATCAGGTGACTTATGATAAATTTGTTCTATCTGTATTAGACGAAGGAAACCCTGCCGCTCTAGCTGCTGTTAAAGCTGCTTTTGGTTCTTACGAAGTAGTTCGTGAGTCACGTTCTGGTATTACTTCTGTATACTCGACAATCGTAGCTGACGGTGTTACACCTTCATCTTACACTCCTACTGCTCTAAGCCTTCCGACTGATGCATGTGGCGATTGTCCTACAGGTTGGACTACAGGTTTAGCAACTCGTGAAATCTTAGTATCTAAAGTGTTAATCACTGATACTGATGGTGATGGTGTGAATGAAATTACTCTTGACGAAGCTTTAGCTCTTGCTCTAGGTTCTCAAGCAACTTCTACATCTGTTGCTTACGAATACCGTGCTGAAATCTTAACTTTACTTGCTGCTATTGATGCTGATGTACAGTTAACTGATATTCAAATTACTCCTACTCAATACTCAGCTTTAGATGGTAATGTTGTAGTTATTAAATTAGCTATCACTGTAGAAGACGTAAATGCTCCTACAACTCCTCATACTGAAACTGCAGACAGTATTGATATTGATGACTTACAAACTGCTGTTGAAGATGACTTGACAGACTTAGGTTCTACTACTTTATGTGAACCTCCTGCTGGTACAACAACTGCTTGGGTTGCTGATGGTTCTGTTTACAAAACAAAACGTCAATTATGTGCTACATTCCCTAAAGTTTGTGGAGCAGCAACTTCTGAATTAGCTGCTATCACTGCATACTTCTCTGGAGATGACACTATTTCTACAATTGCACAAGTAGCCGGTGATACCGATTGTGCGGAAGTAATATCTCTTTACCAATTGAGTAAAGATTATTACGAAGTAGGATGTGCTGAAAAACCAATCCCAACTTACGGTAATGCTCCATCTTATAATGGTGTAGTGTTTGCCGAGTGTGATTGTACAACTACAAGCCCTTATGTATCAGGAGCTGTTGGTATCCGTATCACTGCTGCCTACGAAGATACTAAATTTGGTAACTGTTCTTTCAATCCTAAAGATTACTACAATCTTCAACCTTTGAAATTAGAAGTTGCTAAAATAGACGATGCTGAATTATGTACTGACCAACATACCAAATGGAGTGTAACTCACTTAACATTTGCGAAACAAGGTAGTGGATTCGGTGAAACAGTGTTACGTGAGTACATGTTGTCTATGGGATACAAACAAGAAAACTTTATCCAAGACCCACGTTTCCGTGAAGTTATGGACCAACAACACTTGAATGTAATCGATAGAAATGCGTTCTACAAAACTTATTACCTTCTACACTCAATACCTAATAGTACTTTGAGAGGTATGAATGTTACTAACTATGACGAAAAGTATCTATTAGCGTTCCACTTCAAAGAAGATGTTGACACTAGTGCTTTCGAAAGCTTAATTACCGGGTACGCTGCATTGAATAATGTAGAATTAGAAACCTACTAATTAAACTGAAAATATTTTAACCCTAAATGCGGAGGAGAACGAAAAACTTCTCCGCATTTTTATTTTAAACTAACATGATAAGTAAACTAGCATTACAATTTTACGAAGACTATAATAGTACAACTTTAACTATTATTGACAGGTCTATCTACAACGAAGATATAACTGTGGGGTGTGAACGTTTGTTAATCACTCTTCCGGGTTTTGTACATCCTATAACTGTTCCTATTTCATCCGGTTTTAATGAAGCACTCACCGCATATGATTTAAAACTTACAAATAGAAACAATTCAAACTTAATGAAACTTCCTGACGGACTATATATTATTAATTATTCAATATGTCCTAATGATGAAGTTTATGTAGAATATAATTACTTACGTCAAACAGAAACATATAAGAAGTACTTTAAGAAATTATGTTCATTACAATTATTAGGTTGTGAGGAAAAGAAATCCACTGCAGAAATCATTAAAAAACTTCAGACAATAGATATGTATCTTCAAGCTGCGAAAGCTTACGTAGAAGAATGTGGAGCCCCTGTACGTGGATTAGAACTACATGCATATGCTAATAAGTTATTAGATAAGTTAAATATTGATTGTAATTGTAAATAAAACATTAAAAATAAAACTGATATGATACTAAATGGAAAAAATGTATGCGATGTGTGCAAATCCTGTTTTACATGTGGTACTCCTAAAAAAACATTGGTAAAAGGGAGTGTCATAAAAGAATTGTGTCCACGTTGTTATAATATAGAAAAAGATAAATAATGTACCCTTCAGAAATCAAAACAAAAATTGATTGTTGTTTTGCAGACGACATGTACCAGATATATCAATTAAATAGATATGGTATTAGTCCATGTAATACAATAGACACTCAACGTACGTATGAATTAAACAACTTACGTAAAGTGTATAATTTTTATAATAGTTTAGTTTTCTCAGGAGATTGTGATATAAACCCTGCTTATAACCAGCCAGTTTTCGGGGGATGTAATGTTAATAAACTGGTTGAAAAAATATCATTACTATAAACAAAATGACAACACCTACAAGGTCAAATAATAGAAACTTCACCCCATGTACTCCGACAAGTTCAGAATGCATAATATGGGAAAATCAATCTTTACCTACGTGTATAGAACTGTGTCACGGAGATACAGTTTCTGACGTGTCTGTAAAAATTGCAAATATTGTATGTGAAATACAAAGTTCATTGGATTTTACAACACTAGACCTTTCTTGTATCACTGAGACAGATAGGTCCTTATCAAATATTTTAGAAAGTTTTGCAAGAAATCATTGTAGTTTAGCTGCACGAGTTTACTTGTTAGAACATCCTGTAGGAGTGTCTGGTGTTTCTGGAGTTACAGGAACTGCTGCACCATTTGGTACAAATCTTTCTTGTCTCCCTACTTTATTAAGTAGACCTGTCCCATCAACTGGATTAACAAATAATGAAATCATTCAATGGATAGTAGATGGTGTTTGTGAAGTTAGTAAAAATTTAAGTGATGCGATTGTTGATTTAACAATATTAATAAACAATCGTTCGGGTTCTGGTTCTTCATCAATTCCTATAGTTGCTTCCAATTGTTTATTTGGGACACCTATCCCAATTGACCAAGCTTGGATATACTTAGACGAAGTATTTTGTGATTATATCGAACAATTGGGTACTATATCGGATATAGAAGCGGCACGTGTCCAAGAAAGTGATTGTATTACAAATATAAACACTGTTTTAGGTACATCATTAGTTGCTTCTACTAATCAAGCAGAAGCTATAAAAAACTTGTGGGAAGTTGTATGTAATTTAACAAGTCAGATAGATTCTATGACAGCAATAGTAAATAATTGTTGTTCATTTAATTGTAAAGACTTTGAAATTACTATGACAACTTATGGGTATGATTCTGCAGCTAACACTTTAGATATACGTTTATTATTTAATGGGTCTTTAACACTTCCTACATCTGTGTATGATTTTACAAACGACCCTACAAATACAATAACATTGACAGACCACACTGGTTTTTCATTATCTCCTTTTTTAGATATTACTGATGATAGTACATATACTGATATATCTCTTACAGGATTAGATTTATCTCAAGATATAACCATAACTGCTACAATTGGTTTTACTGTTGTAGAAATTAATGGTGATGAACGTGAGTTTTCTTGTTCTAAATGTCTCCAAACAATATTTAGAAGTAATATTGGATGTGCTTTTTGTCATTTAATTATTGGTGGTACAGACTTAGACGTACGGATGACATATTCTGTCAATGGTGTTTCACAGACAATAACTATAACTTCCGCAGGTACTTATGTAATTCCAGCTAATTCAGTAATAGAAAGTATATTGGTTATTTCAGGCTCTATGTTTACAATAGCTTCTGAATCTTGCCCTTCATTAGAGTTTCCTGAATATACAACTTTATCATGTTATGCATTTGTAATAGACGGTGACTTCTTTAATGGTGCCCCAGATGCTCCAACAGACGGGTCAGAATTCTTTTATTATATTGATGGATATATGATAGACGGTGTGGAGTATTTATACAACACTAATATTCGTTGTGATATAGCACAAGAACGGGATTATCCTGCTATGACTTCTGGAGATTCTGAAACTTGTACAGAAACTTTTGATACATCACCTTTAACAATGTTTAATGTATCTTATAATTATTTGACAGATATTCCTACCAATCCATATATAACAGAATTTAATCGGGTTTGTCGATTTGCATCTTTAAATACATCTACAGAACCGGATACTTACGATACTAAATATGTTAGTTTATTGGTCGAGGCCGTTTCCGGAAAAACCATTTTCTTAAAAATGACCGCAAAAGAAACCACTAATGACACTGACAGTACACTTATTCCTAACCCCGAAGTATATCTAAAAGGTGTGGAAATTACTTCAGGAGATTGTGATTGTTGTAATGTACATAACGGAACTTAATAAATAAAACTTTAATTTAAAATAAAATAATGGCATGTCCTAACCCAAATTGCAGCGACTACGTCGCAAATTGTACTAATTACTCATATGTATGTCCTGCATGTAGTGATTGTTGTACTGATACTATAAACTCTAAGTGTGTAGTGTATAAAGGAGCAGCACTTACTTGTGTCCCTGCTACAACTAATGATACAATAGAGGCTATTATTATAGCCCTAAATGCATCGTTGGCCACCACGGTTTGTAAAACGTACGATATACAGTGTTTAGGTGGAGCATCTAATGCATCCACTGTTACAACTATTCAGGCCCTTATTGATGAAGCTTGTACAGAAAATACAAACTTGTTTGATACTACATGTTTAGGTGGTGATGCTGACGTAAGTATTTATACTGCGATGTCAGACGTAATTACAAAAATATGTGCTTCGTCTGCTACATATCCTTCATTTGACACATCATGTTTAACTGACGGTACTGCTGTAGATAACTTACAACATGCTGTGGAACTATTAATTATTGATGCTTGTGCCGGTCCAACTTGTACATTAGATTGGGAATTAATAGATGAAGTTCCTGCGGATTTAACTGATACCGCAATATGTGATATATTCACAGCTATATTAGCAAATATAAAATGTTTGAAATACAATTTCTCTAGTGATTTTGAAATTACTGGAAGTTGTCCTAGTAGTATTGCATTAGATTATGCAGTTGTTGCTCCGGCAGTTTTAGCAGAAATTGATGGTGACGAAACACTTACTGAGTCATTTAATGACATAGTAGGACTACGTGTATTTGCAAACGAAACTACAGGACCTAATAGTATTGAACAAACCTTAGCATTCACTGAACAATTTAATGTAGAAACCCTTACTCTTGTACCATATAATTTTACATTGCGTATAGGTAATGGTGGAGCAGGTAACGTGTTTGTCGGATTAAAAACCGGTACAAATATTTATAAGGCCCCTGTTTCAATACTATTGAGTAACACCACGGCTATTAAAGCATTTTTAGATGGTACAGGATTATCAACATTCACTGTGACTGCTGGAATCGGTTATGTTGATGTTTCTTTTATTATGGATGGAGATGGGGTAACATGGTTTCCTCAAATAGTTTGGCAAAATGTTGCGGCATCTACAGACTTATATTCAACATTAAATACTGCTACACAAAATAGTGTATCCCAGACTAATTATTTAAAAATAGGAGTGAAAGCTCCTGAAGCATGGACTACTGCATCATTAAGTAGTGGGTGGACAGGTACAATTAAATACAGATTTAACCCATTAAATAATTCGATAGAAGTACGTGGTGGAGCAATAACTAGAGTATTAAGTGCTGGTGAATTAACATCTGCTGCCCCTATAACTCAGGCTATTTTTTCTATAGGGTCGTACACTTCTGATGGAGATAATTATCAAGTGGCCCATACATTAACCGATACTGTTACACAATCTATTTATACAGGAACTGTTGCTAATTCTGACCAAGTCTCTGCAAGGTTTAGAACTAATGTTTATATAGCAAACGGTAGTAGTAATGTTTATGTTAGTATTAAAGACTCGTTACGTTCCGGGTCCACATCTTCAGAAACATTAATCGTTACTGTACCTACATTTCAAATCTTTACTTAAAAATATTCGCAAATTTTATTTTGTTAGTTTTGTTTATGCGATTACTAATGAGCCTCCTTCGGGGGGCTTGTTTTTTAAAAAACTAATGTTACCTTTGTATTAATAATTAAAAAAATATAATGAATCTAAACGAAGTTGTAGAAAAATTTAGAAAGTATCCAGCTAACATGGGATGTGGAAGTGGGAAATTAGCTAAGAGATATGACACTACGCCTGAAATAGTAAAACAGGCTCGCGAAATTGTTCGTAAAGAAGTTAAAGAAGATTTTATTTATGAAGTGAAATCTATTGTAAAAGAAATGGTGGGAATTACAGAGTTAGAAACCGACCATTCTTCTGGAGCTCAGAAGTTCCAAGTAAACTCTGACAAACCACTTTCTCCTAAAGAAATAGAAGAAATGGTTGGCGTGGACAACATCTCTACGTTTGTAGACCGTAGTTGGTTAAAGAGTCATAAAAATGGAACATGGACTTATTCCGTTCTTACAATATGTAAGATAAAAGATTTTTACAATGCTGCAGAATTAGATAAACGTTTAAAAGAATTATTCGATGATTCTTATGGAACAGAATTAAATTATGACCCTCGTCCAAGTGATAAAGCATTATTTGTGTATATTGCTGACGACCACGCGGGTTTAGTATTAAAAGATTCCTTATATGGAAAAGAATATTCTTCGTCTATATATCAATGTAGGTTGGAAACAGTAGCTCAAGAAATTAAAAACTTAGACAAACATTTCCAGGAACTTTATATAATTCGTCTTGGTGATGAGATGGATGGATACAATGGTAAGACTACAAGATATGACCATGATTTAGGGTCTCTTTCAAATAAAGAACAATTTGATATTTATACGACAGCAAACAAACAGTTTTACAATAGTGTTTTTTCTTCAGGAGTCGCAAACAATTATCATCTGATAACACTTTCCAACTCTAACCATACCGGTAAAGGTTTTTCTCATATGGCTAATAAAGCATTAGAGTTTTGGTTAGAAGCTAAATATCCTTTTGTCAATGTGTCACAACAAGATAGATTTATAGATGTAATTACTTTTGGTAATCACATCATAGGACTGACACACGGTAAAGACGAACAGTTTATGAAATCTCCTCTTCCTTTAAATTTGGATTATAAAACCGATTTATGGCTTATGGAATATTACAAACGTTATGTTCATGATGGAGCTTTTGTTTCCACCATTAAGGGTGATATTCACAAATTCAATATGAACCAGGGTAAATCAGGAAGATATGTAAATGTACCTGCTATTTCTACAGGAAGTGCATGGGTTGAACATAATTTTGGAGACAGTGAGGCTGGTGTTGTTATGGAAATTTATACTGCTAATAATAAGAACGTAATTACAATTCCTGTTTGGTTCTAATAAAATTAGCTTTTTCACTCTATTTTACTTATATTTAGATATATACTATGCGAACATTTGACCCAAAAAAACCACGATTCCGTAAAGACAAAGGAACCACTATAAAAATAGTGAGTAAGGTTTTTTTTAAAAAGTATAGAAAAAAATATAAAACATCATCAATAGATACATATGTAAAAATGAGAAACGTATTGGCAGTACTACATGAAAAGATAACAGACATTATTGCTACAGAACGCGGAGGATTTGATTTAGCACAATTAGCAAATATTGTTACAGTTGCTTATACTCCATACACAAAAACTCTTCAAGATAAACATAAATATATTGATTACTCATTGTCAAAAAATGTCGATAAAGTTGTAAAATATACAAATCTTCATACAGACGGTAAAGCGTGTCGTATATATTTTTCAATGGAATTACCAAAATATAAATTTCTATATAGAAGGATGTGGGGGTTTACTCCCACACTTCCTTTTCGTAGAAAAGTTTCTCGTGAGTTTTCAAACAATTATTTACGATTTATAGAAGTGGAACATGGAGAATCAATGCGTAAAATATTTCAAACAACTTTTCAATAATGGCCCAAAAAACTATAGCCCAATATATATCCGGTATACGTGGAGACCTGAAATTAAATAATGCTGATACGCGTATTGACGATAGGCATATCTATTTAAAAATGGTGGACATACGTGCTACACTTATTAATCAGTCTACGCAGTGGATAATGAGTAGTGTGGATATATTCCAGTCTTTATTTAAAACTGAATTGATAGAAGTAGATACTGTGGAAGCTTGTGGTGTTCAAACTAAATGTAAAATAAAAAGAACTAAGGACAAACTCCCTATAATTTTAGAAGATGACGAGGGACCCTTGATAAAAAGAATAACATCGTTAGATGGAAGTATAGAATTAAATCCTATTACTTCTTCAGGATTTCTAAGAAAATTAAAAAAATCAACTTACAAATATGACAAGAACCATTACTTTTGGTTTTCTAATGGGTACGCATATTTTCCGGATATCGAATGGGATTATGTTTTTATAGAGGCATACTTTGATGTAGATATTGAAAATGGATGTGAAGTGATAGATTATTGTAGAGATTTTCAGGAAAATAAATTTCGTATTCCAGAAAGAATGGTAAATACGTTAGTTGCGATGACTACAGAAAGTTTATTAAAAACATATGTTCAAATCCCACAGGATACCAAAATGGACAAAAATGAAAATTCTAAATAATGATAACTAAATATACTACTCAATATAAAACTTTTGAAAGTTTGATGGCTGATATAGAAGATGATTTAACTTCATTTTCTAATGAGACTTATGTATATTCTGACAAATACATTAAGATTGTACAAACTTGCAATAGTAAACTTTCAACTAAAATTAATCCAATTAAGGAAGATGTTATAACGGTTACAAATAAAAAAGGAAAACTTCCTAAAGATTTTAAAGTGTTGGAACAAGTGTATGCCTGTGCCCCCACCACTATAATACAGTCTACATTGAATTTTAATAAAGAGGTTTGTCCTGCATATACTTTTTCAGAAGTACGTAACTGTTGTAATAATATTGCATACATAGAAGACCCTAGAAAGTTATTTAGTTTCGTGGTGTACAAACAAGAAATAAAATCTCTAGTTAATGTCACTAGATTGTTTCCTGTTTCTATAATTAACTCTTTAAAATTCTGTAGTGCAAATTGCCCTACAAGAGCAACTACAAATATCCAGATACAAATAGAAAGACAAGGAGATGATTTTTATATTCTCTCTGATTATGATGGGGAATTCTATATTTCCTATGTTTCTGAAATGGTGGACGACGAAGGAAATCTTTTAATTTTAGACCATCCTTTAGTAATACCATATTATGAATACGCAATTAAAGAACGCATATTTGAAGATGTGTGGCTTAATGATTTATTACAAGTTCAGAATAAACTTTCATATTTAAAAGAGAGTTTGAGAACTGCACAAATGGACGCATTACGTTTTGTTAGAACTTCTGATTTTGCAGAACTAAAACAAGTTTATTTTGATAACAGAAAAAGATTTAAAATGAAATACAACGATATTATACAAGAGTAATGGCAGAGTTCCAAGATACGCGAGATATTAAAACTAATTCGTTTACATCTTTTATGAATAAAGATGTGGACCCTGTTTTTTTAAAAGATGGGCAGATAACCCATGCAATAAATTCTCAGTTTAATTCTTTGTCAGGAGACCTTTTATTTCATCAAAATGAAGAGGGTAACTTATTTTGTGTAACGGTTCCCTATATTCATATAGGAACTATTCCCCTTAAAGACAATAAATTTTTATTATTCTCTACTGATAATGTAAATTCAGAGATAGGAATATTAAATAAAACTAATTGTGAATATGTAACACTTGTTAATAACAAATGTTTAAATTTCAAAACTACAAATTTAATACGTGGGGCGGCATCTGAAAATTCTGATTGTGAAGAAATAGCTTATTGGTGTGACGATTTAAACAATAATCGTTATTTAAATATTTCTAATCTTCCTTATAAATTCACAACAAAAAACGATGAGTGTAAAACAAAAGAATATACTTCTGAAATCGATTGTGACCAGTTAGAATTAAATCCATTTATAAAAATACCTTGTGTACAATTATCCAAATCTAAATCAGGAGGAGGACTTTTAAATGGTAGTTATCAAGTTTCTGTTACATATTCTATCAAAGGTCAGACAGTGTCTGATTTTTATGGAACAACTCAACCGGTTTCTATTTTTTCTCATGAGAATACCGGAAAAGCCCTTGATGTAGAAATAACTAATTTAGATGAAGATTTTCCTGAATACAAACTTGCGTTAGTTGTTACTATCGCACAACAAACAACTGTGTACGAAATAGGAACTTATCCTACATCACAGAACAAAGTTACAATTACAGGAGTATCTCCCACTGATATACAAATTCCCCTTTCGCAATTATATGTTCAAAAGACTGTATATTCGAAAGCCAAGGATGTTATCAATATAAATAACCAATTATTATGGTCAGGACCTTCTTCTCAACCTGAGATAAATTATCAACCTCTTGTGAATCAAGCATCTTTGGAATGGGTGGCATATGCTGTACCAATTGCAGAAGATAATTCAGATTTACAATCTTATCTACGAGACGAAGTGTATTCATTTGGGACGCGTCTTGTTTACAACAATGGAAGTAGAAGTGCAACATTCCCTTTTATAGGAAGACCTGCGTCTGCTGCCGAAAAGAAATTAGTTTCTGGAGAAGACGCTTTTGAACTTTTGACAAAAGGTTGTGATAAAAAAACAGAATTACGTTACTGGCAAGTATATAACACTGCTACAGGATATGTGAACACAGTTCCACTTGGATTGTGTGAATATAAAGAAGTGGGTAGTGGGACATTTGGGTATTATGAATCAACAGAACATTATCCAGATAATAAAAATACTTATGGAAATTTAGCCTGTACACCAATAAGACATTTTCGTTTTCCTGATGATTCTCTCGCTCCTCGTACTATAAAAAATAGTGAGGGTGTGGTTACACATACAATTCATTTAGGAGTGAGGGTTAAAAATCTATTGCACCCTAAAGATTTGGAAGGAAACAATATTTCTTCTTTACAGTCTATTGAAATACTTAGGGGAGACCGTATAACAGATAAGTCTATTTTAGGGAAAGGATTATTATACAATATGGGTATGTATGATTACAAAATCACTAAAGATAAAACTGTAGGTGGGTTATACCCTAACTATCCTTATAATGATTTAAATACCGACCCTTTTTTATCCAAGACTCAAACTAAAGGGGCAGTAGGAAAAGAAAAAAACTACAAGGCTTTTGGAGAGTTTTCTAAAGATTATTATACTTTCCATTCTCCTTCTTTTTCGTTTAGTAAACCATCTATAGGTACAGAACTTAAAATAGAAGGAATACAGAGTGGGGTAGTTAATACGTTTTTTGAACCGGTATATGCACACCCAAAAAATAAACTCATTACCGATGTTGCATTTACTGTAGCAGCGTTGTTAGGATTGGGAGAAGCTTATTTTGCCACAAGAGAAAAAACTATAACAACAACTGTTGTTGAAAGTATGGACCCTCTTGTTGCAGGTACAACAGCTCCTGTAGGAACTGCTTATACCGCAGCACTTGAAGCATACGCAGTTGCTGTCGAAGCTGCCAAATTAGCTGGAACATTTGACCCTACAGGATGTATAGAAACTGCTGCAGTGAAAACAGCTAGGGTTGCTTTATTCTCTGCCACCGCCGCGTTAGCTACTGTAGGTGGTGCTAAAACAACAGTGTCTGAAACAAAACAAGAAGATGCTATTAGTAGAATCCCTAATGTTTTAAAATGTCTAAATGGGATATACATGTTTGGATATTACTTTCAACAAGGTATGGAAACAGGTTTGTCTACTGTTAGAACATTTGCTAAATCAGAACAATACGCGTATCAAGTAAATTCTCATTGTCAATATGAAAACTTTGTTGCTTCCGGAAAAAACTCTAAACGCCGTGCCATTGAAGATGCGGTTTACTTATACCCTGCTGTACAAGATTTTAATAATAAGAAAGTAAACAACTATAAACGTGAAAGTTCTGTAATATTAAAACTAGAACGTTCGTTGAATTTTCCAACAATAAAAGATAATTCACGTAAGACAATGTCTAGTGCTAATGCATGCGATACAAAAAGTTATAGTGCAACCGCCTCATCTTATTATGGGTCAATAAAACAATCTCAACCTGCACAATACGGACAGATACAAAATATTAGATGGATAGACACGGGATATTGTTTTCCTATAAACACATCCTCTACTAAATATACAACAGGACTGATTTTAGGAGGAGATACATTTATAGGAAAGTTTTCTATAAAACGTAAATTCAATTACTTTAATCAAACCGCGTATAATCAAAATGACGATTTCGAATTTGATTACCGTAAGTATGTAAATATTCCGTACCCTAGGTATTGGATGGATTCAGAAGCTTATGATTTAAGTGAATTGGTTTCTCTAACTCCCAAACTTCCTGACGATAAAGCAAATTTAGATTGTAAAAAAGCATCTACAATATTCGATAAGTTAAAAACACCTTTTGTATTACGTGACCAATACTTCTATCTTTCCAATAATGGTGTAGTGGAATTTTATGTGGAAAGCGAAATAAACTTAAATAATAGAGACTGGAAAGAAACTCTTGAATCACGTCATTATGATTCCGAACAATATTCAGACCTATCCACTTTATTTAGAAGTGATGTATTAGATTTTGATAATGCATACATATACGACAAGTCTTATTCAAAATACTTAACAGAAAACGTAGGGTTTACACAATCTATTTATTATGACCCTTTGAAAGCTGATAGTTGTTTTAGTTCATTTAACAATCGTGTATTTTGGTCATTACGTGGAGATAAACAAACAGTAAAGAATAACAAACTTATTTATCTTACAAATAATTCTTACGAGTTCCCATCGGAAAATGGAGCAATCACCGGTATGAAAGCATTGGATAGAAGTAATATAATATTTTTATTTGAAAACTCCGCCCCTTATTTACATCAAGCAAACGACCAATTACAAACAGACAGTGGAATAAAAATTACATTAGGAGATGGTGGACTTTTTTCTACACCCCCTCAACCAATTTTAACCACTGATTTACAATATGGAAAATGCCCTTCTGTGGTGAATTTAGTTTCTTCTCAGTTTGGGATTTTATATCCTTCATACACACAAGGAAAAGTATTTCTATTACAAGGTTCTAAATTAGACGAAATAAGTAGATACGGAATGCAATGGTGGTTTCAAAACCATCTTCCATTTAACTTACTAAAAGATTTCCCTGAATATCCTTTCCAAGATAATCCAATTGATGGAATAGGATTTTTAACTTCTGTAGATAATACAAAAGAAACTCTCTATCTTACTAAAATAGATTTTAAAGTTGTGTCTGAATACGAAGGACAAATTATCTATGATGGAGATTTTTATCTTCAGACTAATGGTAAAAAGAAAAAAATAAAACTAAAAGACCCTAAATATTTTGAAGATGTTTCTTGGACGATTTCATATCATCCGGGAATGAAAGGTTGGGTTTCTTTTCACGACTGGCATCCTAATTCAATAATACAAACAGAAAATCACTTTATAACAATTAAAAATGAAAATAACAAGAGTTCTCTATGGGAACACAACACGCGGTGTGATAAATATTGTCGTTACTATGATACACAATATTTTTGGGATATAGAACATTGTGTATCTAATGGACAAAATGTTACAACACTTTCAAATATAGAATATGGACTTGAAGCATATCTTTACGACAAAAACTGTCAAACTAGACATCATCTTTTGGAATACAATTTTAACCGTGCTTACATATATAATAGTGAACAGGTATCTGGAATTTTAAATCTAAATCTCGCACCTAAGAATCAATTATCTAAAGTGTTGTACTACCCTATTGTAAATACAGATTCTATTGATATAGAATTTCATAAGGTGGAACAGAAATTCAGATTTAATCAATTTTGGGATGCTACTAAAAATAGAGCAGAATTTAACACTTCTTATGTGTCTACACTTTTATTGGAAAACAACGGATATAAATATACACTTAATCCTGAGTATATAGACTATAATAAAAACATATTCCAACGTAAAAAACTACGTCATAATTGGTATAAGGTTTATTTACGTAGACAAAATACACAAGATGAGGACATGCCTCATATGAAAATTAAATTATCAAATTCAAAAGAACTTATATCACCTAGATAATGGCTAATAAACCAAATAAAATAACATACAATCCTGACGGTAGTATGAAATTAAACAATACTTGGGAAGGAATAAATAATTCCCAACAGGTTCCGTTTGTAGTTCCACAGTTTAATTTAATCCCTTCTACTCCTAACCAAGGAAATACAGATTTTACTACTGACCCTTCTAACGTGAATAACTATGTCGATGCCCCAAAAGTGCAAAAACGTATAATCTCCACAAACTACAATCCTTATGAACAACTGGTAAATGTATTTGATTTTGGTTTAAATACTTTAAACAATTTAAAAAACCAAAAGACACAGAAAGAAAACTTTCAACCACAACAACCCAGTACATCTTATTTTAATCAGAGAAGTTTGCGTGGAGATAAAGTAATGTTTGCAAAAAAGGGAGGAGAATATAAAGAAGGAGGTGAATACGAACTAGATGATATACAAATACAAAACTTAAAAAAACTAGGGTATGAGTTCGAAATGCTCTCCTAGAAATAGATTTGGTTTTTCAATTAAAAAAGAGTATATTTAAGATGTACTCTTTTTTGTTATTACCATATATCTATAATAATAAAAATTATTATTTATACTAAAAAAAATTATTAATGCAAAAGGTAAGAATTACCAAAACCCCAAAAGACGGTTCAAAGTTCATTAATCCAAATGAAACAAACCTTCAACATTTTACTAACAATCCTCTCCCTCTTGTTAAACAAAAGTCTAAAGAAATATTAGAAACAGAAGGTGTTGGAAATAACTATCCTATTGAAAAATCAGGAAAGGGAAACGCAGAAGCTGAAAAAGGTGAAACAATTTTCAAATTAGAAAATAGTAGGTTGTTTAAAATAGGAGGAGAAACTCACAAAAAAGGTGGAACAGATATTATTATGAATCCGGGAGATTTTATTTTCAGTAATTCACTAAAAATAAAAGGGGATATAATGAAATCAGAATTTGGTATGAATCCAGAAAAAGAACATACCTTTGCAGATGTTTCTAAGAAATACTTGAATATGAATGGTTATCATAAATTAGCAGATGATATAGACCCATTAGAAAAGAATACAGCCAATAAAATGATTAAGGCATATAAAGATAAGCTTTCTAAGATTGCTTTCCTTCAGGAAGCTCAGAAAGGTTTTCCTACAGGTATTCCTGAAATCGTTACACCATTGATGGAAAAGGTGGCTTCTGTTCCAGAAGGGTCTGTTCCTAAAGACAGTATTATGAAAGATGGTGGCCAATGGATTCAAAAAGCACATCTAGAAAAAGGTAGATGCACACCGGGGTCTCCAAATTATGATTGTCCAAAAGGAAGTCCTCAATGGAATTTGGCACAAACATTTAAAAAACATCATGGATTTCACGAAGATGGTGGTGAATGTGATACGTGTGGAGGAAATAAAAAATACGATAATGGTGGGGTATTTAAAGATTATGAAGATAAGAAAAGTAAAACACCTTATAAAGTACCTGAAAAATTTCGTAACTATACAAAAGAACAGGCGGATAAAGAGTTTTATACACCTGAGGTTTTAGCATTTATGAAACAAAGAGACAAAGAAGAAGGAATAGATTCAGATAAAGGTAACGCACAAGATTATACTTGGGGTAAACGTCACGAAGAAGCTTATAAAAATTTCTTTGCTGACAAACCGGTTACTACTCCTTCTCCTACAGTTACTCCTGAAGAAATTACTTCTGACATTAATACGAATATATCCCCAAACGAAAGTTTTAAACCGTCTACAAGTGGGTATAGAGATATGGGATTTTCATCTCCTGAAATGATGGCTTTAGCGTTAGCTTCAAGACCTATCCCTTATATTGCACCAACAAGAGTATTAAACGAAAATTACGCGTCTGCTATAGGTGCTATGAGTAACGTAATGCCTTATAATTATCAGTCAGTGATTAATGAAGCTACACGTGGAGGCTACAATGCTATTAAAGCTAACACAAATCTAACAGGTAATGTTGGTCAAGCTTTTGCAAATAATGCATTTATTGCGGGACAATTGGGAGAACAAACTTCTAAAATCAAAGGAGAAGAGTACAATCAAAATGCAAATTTATATAACCAAAATAATCAGATGTTAGGACAAACATTAATTCAACAAGGTCAAGATGTTGAAATGCAATCTGGATTGTATAATGATAAAGTGGCACAAGGAAGAGAAAACTTATTTGCTAATAAAATGGCTCAACAGTCTAGGTTTGCTACAGAGTTTGCAAATGCAATGAATAACCGTTCATTAAGAAATGCTTATGGGTATTTAGGACAGTCTACAAACCCTAACTTTCAAGCTATGAATGCTAATATGGCAATTGGGTTTAATCCTGCAATCAATCCTTTTGATTTTAACGCGAAACAATCTTCCACTCCATATCAACAATTTCAAACTGAAACTAAGGGTATGGACTCTGAACAAATTAAATCATATGTAGAATGGCTAAAAGCCAAAAATAATTCGAAATAAAATGGCATCATACCAAGCTCCACAAGTCGACTATAATTTATATAAACCGGTTATGCCACAAACAAATGTTGGCGAAGTATTTCAACTTATGAATACTAAACAAAACATTTATAACCAAAACCTAGCTAGTATAAATTCTCAAATCAGTTCTATGAATGATTTGACAAATTCTGTTTCTAATGAATTTGTTAAACAAAAGATAGATAAGTTTAATGTAGCGGCAAACGATTCATTAAAAAAATACGCAAACTTAGATTTTAGTATCCAAGACAATGCTAAATTAGTTGATAATTTATACGACCCTTTAGTAAAAGACCAAGATTTTTTAACAGACTATTCTGCAACTTCACATTATACTTCTGAAGTACAAAAAGCACTGCGTTTAAAAGATTCTACAAAAAAGGAAGAACGTGATTTATTTTCTTTGACTAATTTAGAATATGTAACAGGACAGGTAGAAGGTTTGAGAAATGCTAAAAACTCAAAAGAACTAAAACAGTCGGCATATAATGTAAAAAATAGATATTACACTCCTTACACTAATTACAGTGCTAACACGTTACAACGTTTAAAGGATTTAAATGCTTCTGTAGAATATGATACAGCATCTAATGGATATATTGTAAAAACTCCAAAAGGTCCATTAGCGTTTGAAAAGTTTATGGAGATGACAATGACAGAACAAGATAAACAACAAATGCGAATTGAAGCCACAGTGATGGTGGATAAACTTGTTGCGGCTCAAGGTCCTGAATTAACTTCTTCTCAATACATAGAAGAAACGTTAAATTCTGTAGACTTGTTGGTAGATAGAGAAAATAAAACAAAAGAAGCAATCAATGCTCGTTTAAAAACTCTTCCTCCTTTAGAAAAAATGGGAAAAAAAGCAAAGGAACAATATGGTATTTACAATGACCAATTAGAAACAGTAAACTCAAATTTAGAAAACCTCGAAAAAAGAAAGTCTTCGGTTGCAGAATTAACTAAAAAATTACAAGACGGAACATTCTCTTACGATGATATGACTAACATGATGGTGGAAGATGTTACAAAACAAACATTCCAGTCTTTCATAAGCGGTCTTGCCGATAGTTATGTAGATACAAAATATACAGGAGAAATAAAATCAGATGCTACATATGTAGCTAACCAACGTTTAAGTTATGATTATACCAAATTAGCACAAGATAAAGAATTAGAATTGAGAAAATTAGATATGGAACAAAAAAAGTTGGACAAGGACTATGCTATTGCAGGATTGAAATATGGGGCAAATGGGGTAGAACCAGATGTAACTACTGAAGCGGATACTAAATTATCTGCTGCAGAAGATATTGATAATACAATTGCAACCAAGGGTGGAATTGCGTCAGTACAACAAAGTTTAGAAAGTGAATTTAAAACACAATGGAAAAACTTACATCCAGAATGGCAAGATAAACATTGGAACACTACTTATGGAAAACAAATATTACGTTCTTTTTTAGACCCTGCGAATAGTATTTCCACATGGGAACCTTCTCTTCAGACAATAAAACAGAACGCATTTAAAGATTATCATAATCAAATTGCAGATTATAAATTAGCTTTACAAACAAAACAAGATTTGTTAAAACAGTTTAATGAAAAAAATGGTACAAATTTACAATTAGATGAAAATGGTAATGCTTTTGAAAAGACAACACAAAGTACAATGTCTATGGTGGCACAAGATGTAGGAGCTGCTGTTATGAGTCCATTCAGATTGGCTAAATATGTCGGTATAAGTAATACTTCTCCATCTGCGGCGAAAATATACAAAGAACAAGTTATGGATAAAGCCTGGTCTGCTCCCGGAACTGTAGTGAATACTTCTAAAAACATAGAAGCATTTAAACAATTCATAAATCAAAACGCAGATGAATTTGGAGATATCCCGGTTCAAGGTGCTTCTGTTGCAGTTGGACCCGCAGGAAGACAAGAATATGATAGATACATAGGAACGTCTTTTTATCAATTCGCTAATAGAGGAAACGAATCTGTTGCAGAATTACAAGCAAAAAATCCAGGATTGGAAAACGCAGACCTTGTATTACAGGGATTGAGAAATCTAGATGGACAAAGAGCATCCAAAGAAATATCACCATCTATTAATTATAGTATAATGAGTAAGGGAACAAAATTGTCTTATGCAGGTGTAAAGATAGAAGATGTATTTACAAAGGAAGGAGATAAATTTACACCAGAACAAATTGCAGCTCATAAAGCAATACAACAAGGTGTGACACTTCCTCTTGTTCATGATAGATATGGAGCAGTTAATAGAACAGAAGGAAAGTTCAATAGTAATCGTGCAATTGAATTTGGAGAATCTTTCACTGTATATAAACTTCCTGTTTCTCCAGGTCAACCAGCAAAAGCGGTGATTCAACCTAAGAGTGGGGAAGAACATTTTATGCACGAGTACATAGGAGATAAATTTCCCATAGTTTTAGAAAATAATGTATACAAAGTACAAGGTTCTACAAAAAAAATCGAAGTGGAAGCTTCTGTAATATCTGAACGTTTACGTTCTGGTAATTATGAAGACCTAACTAGGAATGTGGAATCACGTACATCACTTATGCAGAGTGACGAATGGGTTACAAAATTTAACGATGTATTACAGAAATCATACTCTAATGCAATTAAAAAAAGTAGTGATGGACAATTGTATATTGAAAATTCTACAATGGAAAAAATTAACGCTTCAATAAAATAATATATGCCAGATAATTTTTCGTCGTTTGCCAATAAAGTGGCACCTGTGACTTCTACCCCTTCTCGTTTAGGGACTGAAGGACTGGTAGCATGGAAAGATACAAACGCATCAAGATATACTAACGACCCTAATTGGAAAATGTTAGGGTATGACATGAACCGTAATAATGATTATGCGTACGATGTTGCTCAGACTTCGGGTCAATGGGCTAGTAGTGCTTTTAATAGATTTTTACACCCATTAAAAACTTCTTTTGTTGAAGGATTTCGTTATGATAAAACCGCTAAGGAATTATTGTTTAGTGGTAGTGTTGCCGAAGATGAAGGATTGAGAGAGTATTTAAAAAAATCTGAAGAACTTAGTTATTTATATCCTACATACGATAATCCTAATTCTAGTGACGAAGGGTTCTTCTCATATTTCAATGCGGGAGCTAGAAATAAATGGTCAACATTATTAGAAAGTTCTGGATTTATGGTGGGTACTGCGGGAGCAGGTATCGCACAATCTATTGTTTTAGGGCTTGTTACTGGTGGTGCGGGAACTGTTGCTTCGTTGGCTAAAACTGCAGACGCAACCGGTAAAGCATACCGACTTTCCAAATTAGCCTCTGCCTATAAACAAATGGATAAGGTGAATGATTTGTGGAAAATGAGTAAAGTGGGAAAACTTGTAGGAGCTTCTCCCACATTACAAGCAATAGACGGATTGACAGATATCGCTAAAGCTAGAACACTCTCTCAATATGCAAAAGCATCTGGGAAATTCTTAGGAAATAGTGCAATCAGATTTCAAGCTACTTCTAGTGAAGCAATGTTAGAAGCTATCGAAGGTTCAGAACATTTCAAAAAACAACAGATAGAACAGTTCGAATTAAAAAATGGAAGAGAAGCGACCAAGGAAGAAAAAGACGATATTGAAAATTACGCAGCAGATGTTTTCTCAGCTCGTTATCGTGCTAACTTAGGAGTGTTATCTGTTACAAATTTAGTACAGGATTTAAGTTTCTTTAATACTTATAAGTATATTTCGAAATTAGGAAAGAGTGGAGCAATAGCAGAAGAAGCTGCAAAAAAATGGAATTGGAATGCTAAGGCTGGAATAGCTATGAAACATTCTGCACTCCCTCTTAAAGAGCGTGCCTTATTTGAAATAAAAGCTGTTGGTAATTCTTTTTTCAAAAACGCATTTATGGAAGGTGTAGAAGAAGGAGCGCAGTACGCAATAGGTAAATCTACAGATGATTATTATACTAAAAAATATAATAAAGAATCTGCTTCTTTTATGGATAGTATGGCTAGAGGAATTTCTTCTACATTCTTAGACAAAGAAGGTAAAGAAAGTTTTTGGAGTGGTATTATGATGGGCGGGTTGTTTTCAACAATAGGTAAAGGGGCTAAAACTGTTCATGGTATGGCTACAGGAAAAGGAGCAAAGATTGATGCTATGGTTTCTGAACAAATGACCAATTATAATCAAGCTCATAAAAACCTTATTGAAACATTTAAAACAGAACAAGTACTTTCAGCAGAAGCAGAAAACGGAACACTTAACCATGTGAACAATACTTTAGTCGAAGAGGCATTAGAAAATAATGACTTAGATAAAGCAAAAGAATTACGTTTACAATCATTAAGAAATTCAGTAAAAACTGCAAAAGAAGTTGGTAAGTTAGACCTTCTTAAAAAAAGTTTATCAGAATATGGAGAATTACAAGACGATGTATTCAGAGAAAAATTTGGGGTAACTTCTAAACAAACCAATAAAGAAATTGTTAATGAAACATTAAGAGAAATTGAAGAAATAGAAAAAACAGTGGATGCTGTTAACGAACGTTATGGTAATCCTTATGATGGGTATGATAATATAGACCCAATAACAGCAGCAGACAAACGTGCAGAACAACATAATCTATACAAAGGATATGAGGAAGCCAAGATGACTGTTATAGACAATGTTGAAACATTAAAAGAATCTAAAAAGAATTTATCAAAGATTTCAGAATGGTTTACAGGACAGGGAGTAGTTGTAGAAGATGTATTATTAGAACTTGTTCCTGAACAGATTACATTAGGTGGGGTTGAGTTTGATAGTGCAGTTTTAGCTAGAGATGAAAAAATAGAAAATCTAGGTAGACAATTTGCAGATTTAGAAAAATTAAAACAAACCTCTACTAATACAAGTGAAATTATAAGAGTAACACAAACTCAAGCAGAACTTTTAAAAGAACGAGATATATATGTAAATCTCAATAACAACCCTGATAGTTTAGGAGCAATATTAGACTACTTTAATTTTCAAATAGGAAAATCTAAAAAAGGTCTTCCGATAGATGCGACAGATTCTACAGAATTCAAGACATCATTAGAAGAAAATATAAAAGGACTGAGAGATAATTTAGAGAAATCTAAAAATGCTTTAGAAGCTTTAGACGCTTTAGAAAAACCTAAAGTGTTTGAGGCATTAGCTAAAGACTATGCAAAAGCGTATGATAAACGTTATGGTCAAATTATAAGTGATTTAGATGCAAACGAACAGGAAGCAAAAGCGGCAACAGAAGAAGTTGTTCCTGAAGAAACCCCCGAAGAAACAATCGGGACACCTGTGACACCAGAATCTCCTGTAGAAACTGCTACACCGATAGAACCCGAAGAAGGACCGATGTTTCCTATTCCTCCTTATACTCCTAAAGAAAGTACAAAGCCACAACCAAAACACGTACTATTACAAAAAATAGTACAAGTGGAAAAAGAATTAGATGAGATAACACACGTTACAAATTCTCTTCTTTCTACAAAGGTTAGACTGACTAATTTATTACAAAAGGAAATTGCCGAATTAAAACCAGTGTTAGAAAAACTTGCTCGTACTGTTGTTGATAGTAACACAATGTACTTTATTTCTAACTATGAAGAATTGAGAGATGCTGAAATTCGTCTACAAGCTGATGTTGATAAGTTGACTGATGAATTAAATATTGTTAGTGAAGAATTAGCTAGAGTAGAAAAAGTTCGTGATTATATAAGAAACAAGCTTACATACTACAATCAATTAAGAAAAGAACCGGGTATACGTTCTGTAAATTATGAAAATATTATATACGGAAAAATCCAATTGTTAGAAACAAAATTAAAGTTTCTAACAAGTTTAATCAATAAAGTTAAAAAAGCGATTAGTCGTATGATGGATGACTTACGTTATGTTACTGCACAACTAAGACAAAATGAAGCAGACATAATAAGCTATCCGTTAGATACCGAAGTTGATGCTGACTTAACCACAAACAGAGAAAAACGTGCACCTTTACAACAAGAATTTACAAAACAAAAAAATAGAGTGAAGGCCCTTTCACGTACTGTAGAAAATACAAAAGATACAATTGAGTATTTATATGATTTACTAGAGTGGGGAGAAAGAACTAATTCTGAAGAAATCGATACACCAATAGAAGAAATCAAAGCTCCAAAATTACAAACTCTAACAGATAATATTTCCAACGAAGAAAAAGAAAAATTAATAGAATCTAAAGAAGAACAGATAAAAAAAATAGATGAGTTAATACAACAAAAAACTGACGAAGTTTTAGGTGCTGACGGGGTTATAGCCGAAATCGAAAAAGAAGAAAGCTCTGCAACTCCTAATCAAGCACGTCTACAAGTGTTGTACGAGAAGCGTGATAAGTTACAAAAAGAAACTGCAGCACTCGCTACAAAAAAAGAAATAGTTAAGAATAGATTTGGAAAAGAAATAGTAAAGGAGGAAAAATATATAATTGATTCCCAAGACCAAGTACAGAATACATTAAAAGAAGATTTAGATGTATCTTCTAAAATTGTAAAGAGTGTTTACCTATCAGGACTACATTATGTTCAAACAGAAGATGGTAAATATTATGTTGTTCCAAATGTGTCAGAAGGTTCTAATGGTATAACATCTAAAGAAGTGACACAAGCTGAAATTATAAAACCTTTCAGAACAAAAAAAGAATGGGACGAATTAGAAGTTAAAAAAGCTGATATAGAAAGAAGAAGACAAGAAGAATTAAACAATATAAAAAGTAAAGCAGAAATTGAAAAGTATTTTGCTAATAAATTTAAGAATGAATTCCCAAATGGAGTAAATGAAAGTGGTATTATTTCAATTCAAGAAGTATTAGAAAAATTACTTAATGAAGATGAACATAAACTTATTGAACAGTATAGATATTCAAATATACTTAAAGATAAAATCAATGCTAAATATGATGCAGAATATGTAGATGCTGTTAAGAAAGGAGAGATGACTAAAGAGCAAGCTATGCAAGCTCTTAAAGAAGTAGGAAGAAAAGATAGCAAAGCTTATGCTGAACTAGCTGCTTTAGAAGCTAAACCTGCTGTTACACCTTCTGTTTCTGATAAGAAAGCTGAAATAGAAAAGAAAGCATACTTATTAAGTAAAGATTATAAAGATTTTGGTTGGCTAACAGAACAAGAAAAAAACGACTATACAGAATCTCAAAACAATTCAAAAAACAGAGAAGAAAGAGAAAAAGCCTATATAAAATTAAGAGAATTATATAAGTTAAAAGTAGATAAAGAGTTTATAGATAGTATAGAAAAAGTACATTGGGTTAGAAATATTGAATCATTAATATCATTACTAGAAAAAGGAAAAAAAATACCTTTTGAAATATCAGCTGAGGGATACTTGAATGAGTCTTTTAAAAGTGGATGGGGTAATGGGGTAGGCATTAAACTAAAAGGTGAAACATTAATTGCATCTAATGAAGATTTAAGAAGTGATAACAAGTATGGTAGTATAGAAAACGGAGATTTTAGAAAATATTCATACGGAGACAATACATCCATAATATTAAATAAAGACACTTTTTTACCGCACAGATTATTAGAATTTGAACAACGAGGTAAAAAATATCAAGGACACAATGAATTTTTATTAAAAAATAGTGAAATAGAAGCTATTGTTATTGACCCAACCAATGAAAAATTAACAGAAGAGTTTAAATCAGAGGTTGAGAATATAGCTAGAAAATTTGGAATACCTATAATTGTAAATACTAAATACGATGCTGAACTAGCTGCTTCAGAAGGCACTTCTACTCAAGCTCCTACAACAGCTACTGTTTCTAATATAGAAGCTAAAAAAGAAGATATAGAAAAAAGAAGACAAGAAATAATATCTAAATATAATATAGAGTTTAAGGAAATAGCTAGAAAACAATACGATAAGGTTTCTAAAAAATATATTGATGGTATATCTACTCAAATATGGAGTAATGGTAAATTAATAGCAGAATATGAAACAAAAATAGAAGCAGAAAATGAACTAAATAGAAAAATAGATGCTTTAATAAATAACACTATTGATTCAAAAATTTCATTAGGAGATAATATTTTCATAGAAGGGATAACTGTTGATGGTAATACCTTTTCTGTTTTAAATACTTCTGAAAGAATGGTAACTATTGTTGACATAGGAGGTGTCAAAGTGCCCTTTTATTTAACAACAGGTTTGGGAGGTAAAAATTTAACACCTGCTTGGTATCCTATGTTTGGATATTCTCCTAGTGGATGGTTAAATAAAACTGATGGGAAAGATATGGAGTCTTTTTACTCTAGGATTATAGGAAAAGAAGCATCAGATGTATTAAAAAAAGTATCTGAAAAATTAAATAATAAATTAGGGGTAACTCCTAACTCTATAATTGAATCAGGGATAGTAAGTAAACAACAAACACAAGAAGCTGTAAATTCAGTTTTAAATTTTACTCCTGCTGAAAATCAAAAAATAGATGCTTCTGTTGATTATAAAATAGAACTTGCAAAACTTGAAAATAATATTAAAAGTCTTGGAGAAGAAATCAATGCTAAATATGATGCAGAACTAAAAGCATTAAAACAACAATCTAATACACCTACTCAATCTGAAATAGAAGCTAAAAAAGCTGATATAGAAAGAAGAAGACAAGAAGAATTAAATCAACAAACTGATGCTGGGTATTCAACTATTGCATTAGATTATCTATTTACAGGTGGAAGAGATGTAATTCTGTCTACTGATTATTTATTACAAGCATTAGTTGGTGGATTTACAAGTGCTGCTAAAGAAATAAATGATATTAGAAATAAATATGCTAATAAATTAGGTAATATTAGAGATGATATTAATTCTGATGTTTATAATCAAATGATGGGAGAAATTAGAAATGTTATAAGTAAAACTTATAATGATTCTAAAGCAAATGAAATATTTGATAAAATACTCAAAAATGCAACAGGATTTACAAATAGAGAAGGTAATCAAATAAGTATTGAGTTAGATAAATTAAATGAACAAAATGAATCTAAAATCAACGCTAAATATGATGCAGAACTAGCTGCTTTAGAAGAAGTAACACCTACAACAGAAACAAACCCTAATGTAGAAGCTAAAAAAGCTGATACAGAAAGAAGAAGACAGGAAGAATTAAATAAATATAGGAATGATGCCATTGCTTTAGAAAATGCTAAAACAGAAGACGAAGCTATTGAAGCAATTAAATTGACAACTAAAGAAGATAATAAATGGAAAGCACTTTCCGCTGCCGAAAATATTATTGGAAAAAGTGGATTTAATGCTTTATTTCAACAAGATTGGAAAAAACAAACAAAAATACTTGCAGATGAAATTAATAGGATTCAAGCTAATTTTATTGATAAAATAAATGCTAAATATGATGTAGAATTAGTTGCTTTAGAGACACCTATTTCTAAAATAGATTCTCCAGAAGTAGTTCAATTAAAATCGGCTAAGAAAAGTTTAACACTTGAAATAGACACTTTAATGGAAGAACCTTCTACAGAAGTGTTAGATGTACCCTCTAACGAAAATAATGTCGTACAAGGGTTGTCAGGTAGTGAAATTAACAATTTGGCAACATCTATTATAAACTCTCCTAATGTTTTCTTTGCAGGAATGGTTTTTAGAACTGCCGGTGAAGATATGGTTAAACGTGGGGACACATTTACATTAATAAGTGAACGTTCACCGATTGGAATATTGCGTGCAAAAATTCGTAATGCAATTATGCGGCGTTCTATAGGGTCTAGTAAAACTCTAAGTGATATAGGAATTCATATTACAATACAAAAAGATAAGGATGAGTTTCATCCCGAAGGAGAAACAGTTCGTGAACGTCAATTCTTTTTAGATAATAAAAACAAACCATCTCATCCTATCGTTGCTGTACTAACTGATATTAACGGCGAAACTTTATATTTTGATGAAGATGGAGACAAAACAACAAAAGAAAAAGGAACACCTATTGTACAACAGATTTTTGAAGTGGACGTTGATACTGCTTCACGAACATTACAAGGACGTAAAGAAGACCGTATTCAAGAACGTATACGTGTCCTAACTTTACAGAACTTATTCAGTGGTATAGAAATAACTCCTGAAGATACAAAACGTATAACTGACGAGGTGAATGAAGAATTTAGAATGCTTTCTGAATTAAAATCTCACATAAGAAATACAGATGAAAAAATAACTGTAAATAACGCTTCAATATCAAGAGGATTTACAGAAAAAAATAATATTGTTCTTGTACCAAATGACGCATTGGTTGATAAAGAAAACGCAAAGGTGAGTGTAGAAACTGTTACAATTAATAATGGTGGAACAAACGTAACAAAGGGTATTGTATATTACAACGGGTTTCCTATGTTCATGCCAAAGTTAAGTGAGGGTTCTTTGTTTGATACAATTAAAACAATTCTTCAAACAAGAGTTCCCTATGATAGTTTCGAACGTTCTTCTCGTCAGGCATTTTTGAGAAAAATTTTATATCGTCGTACAGAAGAACATCCTAAAGCGGTGACAAAAGTTTCTTATGATTACGAAAATGAAAAAATAGTGGTAATGTCGGGAGAACAGATTCTTTCATTAGAAGAACTTATGAGTAGAAATCTTTCATTAAACGTTGATAAACAATTGTTTGATGAAAATCAATCTTTTGTTGAATATGTAGCCAAACCGGAATTTAACGACAGGGATGAGAGAATGCCTAATATGAAATTAGTAGCTCTTCCTGCAGTTCCTTACCAAGATTATATAAAATCTAAAGGATATGTTTTTATGACAGAGTCAGAACTAGAGTCTCAGACTAAAAAATTAGGACCAACCCCTAGATACAATATTGTATTTGGAATGAATCCTTCTGAAACAATGTCTAAAATAACTCCTGTTTCTACAGAAACATCTGCACCTAATCCCAATGATTTATTGTCTGTAGATGACTTGTTAAGTGAAGAAACTACTCCTGAAGTGGGAACCGCTCTTCAAAACGCATTTGCTGTATTTACCGCACCGTCTACTCCTGCCCCAATAAAACAGTTTAATGTGGGAGATAAATTTAAACTACTGTCTAAATCTCTTTCTCAGGAAAAAGGTTCACCAGTGTATGTTGAAATAAAATTAATTGAAGAAATTCCTAATACAGCAGAAGATGTAAAATTCTCAGTGGAGCAAACATACGAAGGAGTTTCTACAATGAGAACCTACAAAAGTAGTACTATCGAACAAGGACTGTCTGACCCACTTGCTGAAAAATTAGAAAGTGCGGAAACATTAAACGTGTTTGATATGTTCACAGAAACAACCCCTATGGATGAAATTATGGATAGAGAATTAATAAAATCAGGTGTATTAAAAAAAGGAACTACAATGGAAGATTTGATAAATACATTAATAAGTCGTAATATTGTAGAAAAAATTTGTAAATTTTAAAATGGCGAATAATTGCTTATATAAATATAATGGTGTTTTATACACCGAACCAGAGTTTAAACAATTACTAAACAGTAATTTATTACAGTTTGTATATTCTTTGGATAGTGCGGATATAAATAATATTTTAGACCCTGCTTTCCAATTTATGGAACAAGACGAAACATCTTGGATTAATACCATTTTTAAAACGTCATATCCAAAAGAAATACAAGACCGTGTAAAGTTCTTATATACCGTTGTTAACTCTAACAAATGGGGGACATGGGGACCGGCAGGTATAACTTTGTATAAAAGTTCTGCTCGTGGTACAGGATATCACGAAGCATGGCACGAATTTTCCCAAATGTTCTTGACAAAGGATGAAAAGATTTCTTTATATAAAGAAGCGATTGTAAACATTCCTGCACTTAAAGATTTAAATTATAAAAAACTAAACGACCTTCGTCAAATAGAAGAACATTTAGCAGACGATTTTATGAAGTACATGTTGAATGATGAATTATTTGGAGATAGTTTATTAGTAAACCGTCAACCAGTTCGTAATTCAATTTTCAGAATTATTTTAAATTTCTTAAAAGGATTGTTTGGGGTAAACAAACAAAACGAAGATGTATTTTTAAATCGTCTAAATACTTTATATTCTAATTTAAGAAATGGAGAGTTAGATAATTATCAATTTTCTGTAGACAATATTTTATTCAACGAACAACTACATAGAAAAATAGAAGGGTTTGATAACTTGTCTGCAGTGTTGAAAAATAAAAGCGAAGTGGGAACTATGATGAAAGTTATGGGACACTTTGACGCGTTGATTACTGAAGTGATAAAAAACAAACAAGTGGAATTAACCAAATTGTTTGCAGACCCTAAACTTAAAGTGTATGTGTACACACACGTAAAAAATAGACTTAAACAAGAATTAAAAACAGTTCGTCTATCTCCAGAAGCCGTTGAGATGCGTGAATTTATTTTAGCTAATTTTGGAGAGTTTGTGAAAGCTCATGATGAAAAAGGTTCTTTAAAATTTGCTATCAGTGATGTTAGTGATATCGAAAACGTTATAAAAATATTAGATTCTAATGACGATATAAACAATGATAATGAAGAAGATGATGACCATGTAGATAATTCATCTTCTGGTCGTGACAAAGCTTGGGATAAATCAGGAAATGAAGAGGATTCGAAAGACATTGCTTCTAAGATAATTCGTTTTATGGTGGCATCCTTACATAACCGTAGATTTGCTACCCCAGAAGAACAGAAACAAGGTAAAAAGAAATTAGAAGAATATCGTCAAAGTCGTCTACAAGGTGTAGAAGATAATGAAACAATGTTAGCTATAAATGACGAGGTAGACAAATTAGAAGAAGAGAATAATTATAGATATATTTCCGACGCATTAGGGTTAAAAGAACTTGTTAATTTTAACACTGTATGGAATATGTTACAAACCGAATTACAAGGGATGGATAACTATTCTGATATGTATAGAAAAATTGAAGCATTAAGTGTAGATAAGGTTTATCTTTTGGACTTGTTAAAACTCCTTCCTTCTCCGAACAAAGAAGTTTATACACAAGACGAGTCACATATTTCAAATCGTTTTAGAACTGACTTCATGCGTGTAAAAAATCCTATACTGATTAACAGTATGGTGGTGGAAAGAAACGAAGAGGGAGATGTTAAACAAGTTCGTATTGACTTATTGTCTGCTAATAAATTAGGTATCAAAACTGTACGTGAAACATTTTATCAAAAATGGCTTGAGACAAAATCGGCTAAAGAAAACTTTGTTACAGAAAAAGATGATGAGATAATTTTTGATTTTGATAAGTTTGCCGAAACATTTTATGGAAAAGATGGAGATGAGAATTTTAAAAATATTTATTTATTTAAAAATGCCGAAAGTCTAAGTGAAGAATTTGGAGAAGGAAAGATAGATAAAATTTATAACAATCGTATAACATTTCTAAATGCTTTTGGTTTTATATTTTCAGACCAAACTGTAAAAACCCAAGAGTTCAAAGATTTTATAATGAATCGTGTATTCATGGAAGACCAGTTAGGAAAATATTTATTTAATGATATTGCTAATCTTATAGAATATAGAAAAAAAGAAGGTGCATTTATAATAGATAATTTAGCTCCCGGTACTTCAAAAAGTGATAGAGAAAAAGCTTTAGAAACTCTTCCTATAATAAAAAACCCTTTAGATTTTTTCAGAACGAAACGTGTATTTCGTTATTCAGATAGAAGTATAAAAAACCCTGTCATACTAAACGGAAACTCTAACAAGATGGACGAGTTGTATAATTTTGAAATTCTACATTCTGGACAATACTTCAACGAAGCTACATACACAGCAACACAAAAAATTCAATTTGAAAACTCTATTTATAATACATTCTTTATGTATTTAAACGGACTGAACGATGCTGTTAAATACCCCACATATCAATCTTTAGTTGCGGAAGGAAGTCCTTACGAATATAATTATAACATAGACCGTAATCCACATTTAAGAAGTTCTATATGGTTTAATAGTATGTTCGAATTAGATGTACCAGAAGGTACTCCTCGTTACGGAAAACGAAGAATCCAACGTATAAAAAAACAAGGACTTGTAAACAAAACAAACCATGTAACAGTGGATTTTGTAAACTTGAGTGGTATGTCTATAAACGACCGTACCGCCAATAATTTTGAAGGACAAAATACAGTTAAACTTGAAACATTGGATAGAATGATATCTTCCATTAGTTCTTTATTAACAACAGGTACTTCTGAATTAATGCGTCATGCTGATAAATCTATGGCTTATGGTATTAGACCTACATCCATGTTTATCAACGGTTCTTATACAGGAGATAAAAATATATTTTTCGAATTAAAATCTGACTTGACAAGTGGTGATTTTGTATCTACTATTTTCAACACTGATAAAGAAACTAACAATTTACATAATGTATTTGCAGGATATTTAAAATCCGAAATGGAACGTATTTTTAAAGTGCGTATGTTAGAGAAATCTGGAAATAATGAGTTCATAGATAAAAAGATTTCTGGTACAGAACGTAAACGTTTACAAGGATTTATTTTATTTGACAAACTTCTTTCTGTAGATGTTAAAAATGCATTATATGAAAAAATTGAACAAATAGTTAATTCTAAAGAAGCAAATTTATATGCCGAAAAAGGTAATTACCAAGGAGGATTAGAAGTTTTACTAGATGAAATGATTTCAACTCCTGTATTTGTAGAAGAAATTAATAAAAATGTTTCTCGTCTTAATCCTGAAATAACTTTAAGTATTGCCACATATCTAGACCAATCTACGCAAGATTATGAAAAGCGTATGATTGAAAAAGGATATATTAAAAATACATTAGGTAAGTTTCTTCCTTCGTCTTTGTCGGTTGATGATACTTCTGTTATAAGAACTTTTATTTTAAATCAGTTTATACATAACGTAGAGCAATCTAAATTGATTTATGGAGACCCTGCGTTTTACACTGCACCATTTAAACGTCTTCCGATGTTTACTTCTACAGGAGCGATGCCAAACGTAAGTGCAGAACATATTGCTCAAATGAATAATGATGTTAATCTAAATGCATACACAAAAGCATTAGGATATAATTCTATTCCTTTTTCAGACAAAGTTAAAAGTACTGTACTAAGTGATGTTGAGTTAGATACAAAAGTTTCTGATAGATGGAAAAAAGCATTTGAAATTTTAAAAATGACTCCAGAAGCAATTGAAAAATTAACTTCAGACTATTCTGATGTTAACGAAGCGGATGCTCAGGGTATGGCAACTATTGATTTTTATAGAAGTTTTAAAAAGTCAATAGGATTTTGGTACGATTCTCACGAGAATGCGTATAACAAAATGGTGGAATACGAAAAGAGTAAAAAAGAATTTGGTAAAAATCCTACAAAAAATCAAATAAAACAATTAGAAGGGTTACGTTTAACTGCAGAAGAAGAAGGACTATTCCCGCCTATTAAGTTGGGATATGGTGGTCCATTAGTAAATGAACACTTATATGCTCCGACATATCATAAGTTTTCTATTTACCCAATTCTTCCTTCTATGACCGAAGAAAATAATAACTTGAATAAAATCAACAGAAAACTTCTAAGAGAAGGAATAAGTTATTTAACATTTGAGTCGGCAAGTAAAGTGGCAAATACAGGAAAGAATGGAAAATTCCAACCTTTATATTCTGATGTTGCTACAAGAACATTAAATGATGCTAAATTTCATCCTACAGTTACGTTATTAAAATATTATAAAGAACAATTACAAATAGAACCAAAAGATGAAAGAAGTATGACTTTTGGTACACAGTTCCGTAAACTTTTGTTTTCTAACTTATATGAACACGGATATCCTACAGATTTCGTTTCTACCTCTCCTGAATCAGATTGGGATAGAATGTCTGAAGAAGAACGAATTAATGCATCAGAGATACATAAGAATCATCAGGGATACCTTAAAGTGTTAAATAATGTTGCCGAAATTGAATTAGAAAAGTTATTAGAAGAAATTGGAGGAACACAAAATTCAAACGGTGAAATCGTAATAAATGATTTTAGGAAATTAAAAGACATGGTGATTAACGAAGCTAAAAAGAAAGAAGCTCCTGATTCACTAGAATATTTTTTCCAAATCAACGAAGATGGGTCATTAAAATACCCTATTGAAACTTCTAAAGATAAAAAAATCATACAAGATATTCTTTTATCTCTTGTAAACAATCGTCTTGTTAGATTAAAAATCAATGGTGCAAATCTTGTTCAAGCTGCACAAACCGGTCATGAACGTTATGATGGAAAAACCTATTCTGACACATTAGAAGGATACAGGGTTGAAACAACTCCTGAAGGTAAGTTTATATTACGTCCTATGGAAGTGGAAGTTTCATTTAACAACTCTTATAGAGGTACATTAAAACTTATTCATCCTGACGGTAAAGTTGTTAAAACAGTTAAACGTTTGAATGAAGCTATGCGTAATGCTGAGTGGTACGAAACCCATAAAGATTATTTTTCTTTAGTTGGATATAGGATTCCTACACAAAGTACAAACTCAATTGCGTACATGGGAATTAAACAATTTCTTCCTAAAAACTCTATGAACTTAATTGTACTTCCTTCTGAAATTACAAAAATTGCAGGTTCGGATTTTGATATTGACAAGATGTCTGTAATACGTCCATACTTTAATAAACGTGGAGAAATACTTAGACCATCTGAATTAAATCTGTCACGTGCAGAACTGAAAGAAAATATTGCAGAACTAGAAGAAGAATTGACAGATTTAAGAAATTCTAAAAAACGTTTTAAAGGTGATGTAAATAAAGCTCTATCAAAAATACAAGACCAAACCGCAACAGTTTCTGATTGGGCAATTTATAAATATAACACTGAAGAAACATCTCAGAAATTAGAAGTTCTATTAGACGAAGAAGAAGAAATTTTAAATCTTATAGATAATAGTTATGATTCTGATATGGCAGAACTATTCCAAAAATCAGGACTAGTACAACAAACAGAAAAAAATGAAGAACAAGATACATCTTCTTTAGAAGCAAAACTTAACTATGTACAGAAACAAATAGATAAGATTTCAGAATTTGCCGAAACAATGAACTCTTATGTAGATGATTATAATGCGCTTCCTGAAGAAACTATTTCAGCAATTGAAACAGAACTAGAAGGATATATGGAATGGTTTGCTCAATTGGATGAGAAACGTATAAAATTAGAAGATTTAAAAGATGCGTACGCACATCAAAAAGAAGCACAATTTAATAATTTATTAGACATTGCGAAAAACTCCATAAGTAGAGAAGATAAATTTATAGACTTGGTTACACCTAACTCTGTAGATATAGTAAAGAAACAATTAGCCGACCCTATTAAAGAATGGTTAACTGTGTCAGGACAAGAAAGTTTTGCTCAAGAAAGTAATACTACAGATATTTTTAATCCTGCATATGAAGACGAGGTATATGAATCTTTCTTACAAGGAAAATCTACATTAGGAATCGCAGCACTTGCTGGACCATTGTCACAAATTTTCCAACGTACCGGTGCTTATGTAAACCCTGTGTATCATTTGAATAAACAACAGTATGACACCGTTGTATTGTTAAATACAAACAAAAGAGAAATTAGTAGAAGGGGTGAAACAATAACAGTTTATGACTTAGCATCTAGATACGATAGTGAAGGAAAAATATTAAAATCAGAACTCATTGCTCAGTATATAAATGCATATGTGGATATCGCGAAAGAACCTTTTGTGTTCTATATGAACGCAGGTATTAACGTGGCACCTGTTATGATGTATATGACACATTTAGGAGTACCTGCAAAACAATCAGCTTACTTGGTGAATCAACCTTCTATACGTGATTATATTAAACGTAAATCTGTTCAGGCATCTTATACTAACAGATATACAAACGAAATGTCTAAAAAAGAAGAATACACAAAAATGCATTCTTTAATAGAAACATTTAATAAATTTGTAATAGGTGACGAAAACATAAAAGACATTGGAGAGTATATAACAATCAATCCTAAAAACAACCAAATACGTAAAATAGATTTTGGTAGAATTTATGAAGAGTTTAATACATATTTAAAAAATAATGCTCCACAATATGAAAAACTTCTTTCACAAGAAAACCTTGAAAAAAATATAAAAGGAGAACTATCCGAAGAAGAAAGTAAAAATACATCTATGGCTGCATTTTTACAATACACAATGTTGGAAAATCAGTCAGCGTCTTTAAGAGAAATAAATGATGTATTGAAGTCTGATACGACAATGTCAAAAAGTACAACTTCTGCCGTTCAACATACTAAAAAAGTTCAACAATATAAAAACAATAAAATACAAGGGATACTTCCTGCAGAAGTAATATCTAAAATATTATCTTCTACAGAAATAACTCCATATGTTGTTCAACCTAAAATTGCAAGTATGTATTCAGGAATAGAAAAAGTTCAAAACCATCCCGTAATTCAACAACACTTGGATGAACTTTTAAATATGGGTAGAACTAAAAAATCTCCGGTAATACAAGAGAAAATCATTAAAGATTATTTTAGTGATTTAAATTCCTTTATTTTACAAAATCACGGAGTTCAATTTAATGAAACTAAAAATACTCCTAGAACATTAGATTCTTTATGGCCCTTGATGATTAATGATAAATCAAAACGTCTAAAGAAAAATAAAGAACTGTATAAAAAAGAAATAAAGAATATTGTTACACGTTTAAATGATTTACATGCTAAATACAATGGGGTAAATTCACCTATAAATCTTCGTACAAGATATCAAATCTTTAACGGATTAAAGGTTTATAATAGTGAGGAAACAAATTTACGTTCTATTGCTTGGCAAGGTGAACCATTGAAAAAAGATTTAATCAATATGCTTTCAGAAGAATGGACAAAATTAGCAAACTTGAACGACCCTAAATTTGCGGATATAAAAGAATTTATGATTGACTTAGCTAAGGTGGTGTTTTTAACTCATGGAGAAACTCGTTCGTCTAAATCATTTTTTGCTCTAGTTCCTTCTGAATTACACACATCGTTTATGCTACCCTTTATTGAAGATTTCCTTTCTGAAATGAATGTCGTAGGGTCAAACTATTACCAATTGTTTACAAAATTTTTCAATGATGATTTCATGGGAAATAATAAACAGTATTTCAAAGGTAGAGGAACTGACAAAATAAATGATGGAAGATTTAAACAGTACAGAAGGGATTCTTCTTTTGCTAGAGATTATATTTTAACTGCACATCCTAAAGTAGAAAAAATTAAACGTGAATTTGTTTCCGACCCTATGGAAAGTGGAGACGAAAGAAATGATAATGAAACAGTAAGTAAGATTAATTTCAAACCAACTCCGGCAGAACAAGATTTAATGTCCGAGGTGGAATCTATCCTTTCTCAATCAGACATGTCAAAATTTGAACCACAAGTAAGAGAAACATCTATGGATGAAAAATATGAATACTTCAAAAGTTTAAATAAAAATACCCTGACAAAAAAAGAATTAACAGGTGTGAATAATGTTATTGACGTATTACAAAAATATAAAGTGATACAACAAGATAAATTGAGGGCCAGTATACCTGTCACTCCGACGTTTAACCCTGACTTTTTCCAATCGGTCGACAGTTTGTTCCAAACTGATTTCTCAGTGGATTTGGCAATGTCAAAAATAAAAGTTAACTTTGAAGAGTATAAAGACGCTTTAAAGGAAGAAGGAATTAATTCTATAGAAGAATTGGAATCCTATCCAGATAAAAATAATTTTGTTTTAAAAATTTGTAAATTATAAAAAATGTTAGACTCAAAAATAATCGAACTCCTAAATTATAGGATTGAACAAGAACAACTTTCTTCTCGTATTTATGAACAAATGTCAATGTTCTTAGGGAATAAGGGATATGTAAACACTGCGAAACTGTATGCAAAGTATGCATCAGAAGAATTAAGTCATGCTGAATGGGCTAAAACCTATCTTCTTTCTTATAACATAGAACCAGAACTACATCCCCTTCCTGCACCTACAACAGAGTATTCAACATTACAGGAGGTGTTAGATTTAACATTAGAACATGAAATGGATATTACTAAACAATGTAACGAGTTAGCAAGAATTGCACAAGAAATGGCATACTTCACATGTTTTGATTTAGCTCTTAAATACTGTAGAGAACAAGTGGAAGAAATAGATAAGGCATATACATTGAAAGATATGTATGCACTTTCTAATAATGACTTGTTATTTGACCACGCTGTAGAAGACCTTATATAATGAAGTTTTGTCCACTCGTTTCCCTTCCTGATTGGATTGAATTAGAAAAAATTCATGGGAAAGCTCGCGCTGCAAATTTATGGGTGGCGTTTGACGGTTATCCTCCAAAATATTTATACACGGATTTACGTACAATACCGGTTGATACAAAACATAGTAGATATAAAATACTTAAATCAGCATTTGGTAGTGACGGATTAGTTGAAGATTTGATTAAAGGATTTTCTATAGGACTGGGAAAAGGAAAAGGAGAACTGTATTATCCTACAATTAATGAAGTGAAGAAATATTTTGCAGATAATCGTGATTCTACAGAAAATTATATTAAAACTATTTTAGAGAGATTTCCCGAGGTTTCAGCAAAAGGACTTGCTCGTGTGTTAAATACAGTTGTTAATGAAACAGGAGACATGTATATGGTGTCTAGAGGATGGATTAATAATGGGTCGTTAGTGGGAAAAGGAATTGTAGAAAAAGAATTTTATGGACGTAATTTGGCAACAATGAAAAAACTTGCTGAATTATATCCTCAACGATTTGAAATAAAAGATTCTAAAAAGAACAAGTACTCACACTTTGTCACAATAAATGAACCGGTTTTACAACAACAATTATTCAATAGAATTGAAATACTAACTATAAATAATGAAATACTTCAGCCTAAGGTTGAAGAAATTGAAACAACATTAGAAACGAACATACAAAGCGATAATGATACATTTTTTGTAAAAAATGCTGATAAAATAGATAGTGGTGAAATAATTATAGAATGTTAAAAATAAAACAAAACAAAATAAAATGAATACTTGCGAAAGAAAAGTGGTGTCCACTGATGAAACTGGTTTTAGTTATGAAGAAACTATAGCTCAGTATGAAGAAAGAAAACGCCTTTTAGTAGAAGCTAATAAAGAAACAACATTACAAAACAATATTGACAGTATTCGTCAAGATAATGTAAAGGACACTATATTAACTACAATATTTGATAACATCACTAAAATATCTTCTAAAGGATTAAAGGACGAAAGTGTACGTAAACTTGCCGAATCAAATGAAGATTTTCAAGATACAATAGAAATGTTACGTAAATCCAACCTTAACATTAAAAATAAGGTAATTAACAAGGCACGTTTCTTATTTAATACGGCAACCACTTATACAAAAGTGGGGGAATATTATGAAAAAAGAATAAATGAAATCCTATCTTTAGTAGATAATGGACAAATGGAAGGTTCAATTGCTTTTGAAGAAATGAGTCAAATGGCTTCTTTTTATGAGAGTATGTCAAAATTAGCAAATACAATTGAAAAAGATTTGTTAGCGTTGGGGTTATCTCCTGAAGAACCTATTTTTTCAGAGTTCAAACGTGTAGACACAATAAATGAAAATATAAACATTAAACGAAGAAACTTTAACGTTAAATACTATATAGGAGATTTGTTTAGTAATATTGACGAAAACAATGTAGAAGAACGATTTAAAGATTATACTAAGAGTATAAAGTTCCAGTTGGAACGTGCTGAAAAAAAAGGACGTAAATTAGAAGCAAATCGTCTTAAAGAATTATTATCTCGTTTACAAACTATTAAACCATCGAAAGAAAATTTAGAAGCGGTGTTTAAAGGAGAAAGAGATGATATGAATAAATTAGATTTTTGGTTTAATGCTCTCCTTAGAAGTTCTGATACTGTTGTATCTTCATTTCGTCTTAAACTGACAAACTTGGTAGCTAAAGTAAAAGCCAACAGTGTTATGAAGGCTCCAGCATTTACGAAAGCTTTTGAAGACTATGTAGGAGAAACAGGCGAAACAAGAACCAATTTAAAAAATCTTTACAAAGGTGTTTATACACAATATAAAACATACAAATACAATTTTGCCACTAAAGAAATAGAGGCTACAGATGCAGTGCGTTTAAATGTATGGTGGGATGAATCTGCATATTCTCTTGCTGTAGCAACATGGCAAAAAGAAATAGAAGAATTTGAAGAAGGTTCAGAAGCAAAACAAAAGAAACGCAGAGAGTATTGGGATTGGCTTGCACAAAATGTTCAACAAGCCTATACTGATGAAGTTACAGAGGCGTATGATGGAATGAGTGAGGAAGCAAAAGAAGTTCTTCAAAATGCTAATGAAGAAGTGAGTTTTGCACGTATGACTCTTGACGAATATTATACAATAGAAAACGAAGCTGCATACGATAGAGCAATTCATATACAAAAAAATCTACGTTATGAAAATGATATCGATGGAAATAAAAAAGGACCAAAAGAATTAAAAATAGCTAAAGAAATAAATGAGTTTTATTTAAAACGTAAAGAATTTTACATTCCTATTTCAGAAGATGAATTAGAAGAGGCTACCAAAGAGGCACAAAGAAAAAAAGATAAAGATTTCTCTAAATTAGAAATCTTAATTAGTAAGATGCAACAACGTGGAGATTCTCAAGAAAAAATAAATAGTGTTACAAAACTATGGAAAAAGAAAAATGAAAGACGAGTTGTAGATAAATCTTATACAGAACGTGTACAAGCAATTAACGACCGTCTGTCAGAAATACAAAAAGAATTCTTTAACCCTGGCGAAAAGGAAACTATAAATGAATTATGGGATAAAATAAGAAACACTGTAAGAAAATACAGAGATGATAATGGAAAAATACAAGGAGAATATTTAACCGAAGGTGAAATAAATAATATTGTCGCATGGAGACAAGAAATTGATTCTCTAAAAATGGAAGCCGTTGGTGTAAGTGGTATGTCCATAAACGATAAACGTAATTTCACTTCATTAATCGATAGATACAGTATTCCTAAATTTAACAAAGAAACTGATAAATACTATGCCAATTATATTTCAAAGGTGGTTGATTTAATTAAAGCTAAGGGAACTGTTGAAGAAGCTAGATTTGCAGAGTATTATAAAAAAGAACATCAGAAAGCAAACGAAAATAAAAAGAATGCCAATCTGTCTATGACAGAAGAAGAAATTGCATATTACAAAACTCTCAAAGAAGAAAGAAATAGTTTATATGCGGAATTAGAAACATTACAGAGTAAAGAAACCACAGAGAATTATGCAAATGAATATCAACGTCAATTAGATTTATTTATTGCAAGAGAACGTGAAAAAACCGGAGCAACCGGTATACTAACAGAAGAAATAAAATCTTTTTATAATACACAATTTAAAGAACTTTCTCCTTGGTACAAAACAAACCACACTAAAGTACAGAAGTTCAATAAAGAAAGTATGAGATGGCAAGAAGTTGTTGAACCTATTTATATATGGCAAGAAATCCTACCTCGTGATAAGGCTATGATAAAAACATTTCCTGCGTATCATTACTATGAACGTAAATTCAAACCTGAATATGTAAACGATAAACAAGAAATGAATCCGTTTGATAATGAAAAAGCATTACCAAAACGAGGAGGAATATTCGATAAAAAAGACGAGTTTTTTAAAAAAGAAAACGAAAACAAACCTAAACAAAAACTTTGGAAATTCTATTTTGACACATACGTAGAAGCTCAAAAAGATATAGAATCTAGTTTACGTCCTGGTACAAGACTTCCTGCATTCGAAAAAGAAGGGATAGATAGAATAACAGAAAAAGGATTTAGTCATATATGGGAGGGAATAAAAAGACAATTTGGTAGAACAGAATTAGATACAGACGAAGGGATAGGATTAAAAGAAAATGATTTTAAAAAAATGTTCAATGTTATTCCTGTATTACATATGGGAAATGTAGACATAGAAAACTTTAACTTTGACCTATTGGGAGGACTACAAAAATTTGTACATAGTGTAGATATGAGAAAAGAATTTGTTAATGTTCTTTCTTATTCTAAAGGATTGATGGAGGCATTGGGAGAAGATGAAACGACATTGGCTAATCAAGAACGTGGTCTCTTTGCACAATTTAATTTATTTAATTCTTCTAAAGCACTTAACGTTAACAAAAATATACGTTTAGATGCAATTGTAGAAACTATTAAAACTGTTCTATTTAATGAATATAAAAAAGAAGAACGTATGGGTGCGTTAGATATTCAAAAATGGGTGGGAAACATGAACAAGTTTTCAGCAATAAACACTCTTACATGGAATATACCGAGTGCTATGGTGAATATGTTATCAGGTAGAACACAAATAATGATAGAATCTATGGCAGGTAGACTTTTTAATTACCAAGATTATCTAAAAGGACAAGTGGAATATTCTAAAAGAATGTCTACATATATAAATGATGGTATGAAATTAGATTTTGGTAGATTCTCTCCTGAAAGTAAAATGTTATTGACATGGGGAGTTATGGCAGGGGGATTTGAAGAAAAATTAGGAAAAGGATTTTCAAAAACTAAACTAAAGAATTTAGTTGGTTCGGGTTTTTATGGTTCTTATTTACGTGAATCTACAGAACATCATGTCCAAGTAACAGTTTGGTTGACAGCATTGAAAAAGAAACACGTAGATGTGAACGGTAAAACCATGTCTTTGTTAGACCTTTATGAGAAATTAGCAAAAGAATATGATATTTATAGAATAGAAGATTTATATGCTAAACCCGAAATAGCCAAAAAATTTGTTATAACAAAAATTAAAGAAGGAACTCCTTGGGACCAGAAAAATGAAGATAGACTTAGAAATAATATCCAAGGTGTAAATGCCGATTTATTTGGAGAATTTGATAAAATTAATAAAGCGGTGTTTGAAAAAACAGCATTAGGAACTGCAACTTATTTCTTTAGGAGACATGCTATTAGAATGATATCTAATCGTTTGTCTGGAGCTTACACACCACGATACAATATTACAACAGGAAGACTTAGTCAAGGATTTTATATAACAGCATGGCATCAAATAATTAAACCTTTGTTTACATTACGATTTGATGTTATTTCCACCACTATAAGGGAAGCTGCTACTGAAGCAAGGGATTTGTCAGAAGAAGAAGTACAAAATATAAGAAGAGCTTTTGCCGAACTTTCTGCAATTTTAATATTAGCATTATTGATAATGGCATTGGGTGGAGATGATGATGAAGATATGAAAGACAAATCTTTTATGACATTGTATATGTTATATTTTTCAAAGAAAGTAAAGTCTGAAACAGAACAATTTGTTCCCATCCCATTCTTAGGATTTAATGAAATTATAAACACAGCTAAAAATCCGTCAATAGGTTTTAGTCAATTGGCAAGTTATAACAGAATATTTAATGATGTTCGTTATATTATGACCGGTGATGAAAAAGCTGAAATGAGAGCTGATAGGGGATTTTGGGAAAAAGGTGATTCTAAACTTTTAAGAGATGCTTTAAAATTAACAACAGGGTTCACAGGTAATACTTGGCACCCTGAAGTACTTAACACAAGTTTTGATTATGCTCAAAACCCACGATAAGTAATTAGGAAAAGAACAAAAAATTGTTTATCTTATAGATGTAATCTCCAAGATAAATGAATCTATACAAATATACACCATATGCAATAGCGTTACTTTTGTTAACGCTATTGGTGCTTTTATTCGGGTCCACTGCTAATTTAAGAAAACAAGTGGATTCTTTACAAACAGAAAAAGACCTAATTAATCAACAGTTTAAATCAGAAAAAAATAAGAATGGTGAACTTATTACATTACAAGATATAATTGTAACAAACGATAAAAAAATTATGGATTCATTGGTGCAAGAAATAAATTGGGGAAAACAAAAAATTAAAAACCCCAAGACAATAATAAAAGAAACATTAGTGACAAAAATTGATTCTCTTTATGTTCCCTTCACTGATACACTTATAACTATTGTAGGGGCAAAATATGAATTTAAAGATTCCACTCCCTTTTATAATCTCTCAGGAACGGTGGAATCAAAAGGAATTAAATTTAATACCATTTCATTTATAAATGAAAATACATACGTAATAAACAAAAAAAGATATAATGTATTTTATACTAAACCTGTTTTATACGTAAACACCAAAAATCCATACACAACCGTTACTGGATTAAAATCTATAACGTTAGAAAAACAACCTAATAAACTATTAAAATTTTTAACAGTATCTGCCTCTTTTGCTTTAGGAGCTTACGTCGGTATACAAATTTCAAAATAAAAAATGTCAACAAACTTTAACTCTATACGTAATCAAATCATTTCTTTATTTGGAAAAGAATGGGGAGCTAATTTAATTACAATTCTTGAAAACTATTGTTCAGACCCTTTTGATGGATGTAGTGGAATTCGCGATTGTGAAACATTAACATCAATATCGTTTGAAGATGGGACACTTACGTTCGTCGATGAACATGGTGACGAAACTGTATTAGAAATAACAGGTACTTCAGGACTTTCGGGATTTTCAGGAGCAAACGGTTCGTTAGGTGTTTCTGGTATTTCGGGGTTTTCTGGGTTTTCAGGATTCAGTGGAGCATCCGGTACATACGGAAGGTCGGGATTTTCGGGTGCCTCTGGTACATCGGGATTCTCAGGAACATCTGGTTTAAATGGTTTTGGGACTTCAGGATTTTCAGGAACATCTGGTAAATCAGGATTTTCCGGAACTTCTGGACTTTCTGGTTTTTCAGGAACAGGAGTTTCTGGGGTTTCTGGATATTCCGGAATTTCAGGAATAAACGGAAGTTCTGGAGTGAGTGGGTATTCAGGAATTTCAGGATTCTCTGGAACTTCAGGATTTAGTGGAATAGGAATCTCAGGGTATTCGGGTGTGTCTGGAATAGGAACATCAGGGTTTTCGGGGGTCTCTGGGTTTTCAGGTGTTTCTGGTTTCTCAGGATTTTCAGGATTCAGTGGAGTGTCGGGATTTTCGGGAGTTAGTGGATTTAGTGGAGAAGGTTCTTCAGGTATATCTGGTATATCAGGATTTTCAGGGACCTCTGGATATTCAGGAAAATCTGGATTTTCAGGTTCTAATGGAGACCGATATGCAACTTTTTCAACAACATCAAATTCTCCAGCAAATGGAAGTAAATCTTTTACTGTTGAAACAGGACTGGCTTGGACAGCAGGACAGAGTATAAAAGTAGTGAGGACATCTGCACCATCTACAGAATATATGATTGGTAACGTTACCTCATATAATAGTGGAACAGGGGCTATGGTTATAAATGTAACTTCTTCAGCTACAGCAGGAGGAGGTCCTTTTACAGATTGGACTTTAAACCTTGATGGAACTGCGGGGGTAGCGGGTGCTTCTGGAACTTCGGGTTTTTCAGGGTTAGACGGAACTAGTGGAGTAAGCGGGTTTTCTGGAAAGTCTGGATTTAGTGGGACAAGTGGTTTTTCTGGTACATCGGGATTTTCAGGTACGAGTGGAACTTCAGGGTTCTCAGGAGTATCCGGATTTTCAGGAATAAGTGGAAAATCAGGATTTTCAGGATTCTCAGGAACGTCTGGGTTTTCAGGTACATCTGGTTTTTCTGGATTCTCAGGAGTTAGTGGAATAGGTACATCAGGATTTAGCGGGACTTCTGGATTTTCTGGAACGTCTGGATTCAGTGGCACTAGTGGAGCAGTAGGGGCTACAGGTTTTACAGGAACTTCTGGATTTTCTGGATTTTCAGGAAAAAGTGGATATTCCGGATTAGATGGACAAAGTGGTCATTCAGGAACATCAGGATTTAGTGGTATAGGAACATCGGGATTCAGTGGTGTATCTGGATTTAGTGGAATAAGCGGATTCTCAGGGACATCTGGATTCTCTGGGACATCGGGATATAGTGGAACTTCCGGTTTTTCTGGAGCAAGTGGGACTTCGGGATTTTCAGGGACTTCTGGATTCTCGGGAACTTCTGGATTCTCTGGGACATCGGGAACATCTGGGATAGGTACATCGGGATTTTCGGGAACAAGCGGATTCTCCGGAACTTCGGGATATAGTGGTACTTCTGGAATTTCAGGAATTTCTGGATTTTCAGGGGTGAATGGCGACTTATATGCTACATCATCATCGTCTTCAAATTCAATAGGTACGGGTTCTAAAAGTTTCACAGTATCTACAGGATTAGCTTGGACTGCGGGACAGAGTATTCGTGTAGTAGATACTGCTGCACCAACTACAAATTATTTAATAGGTACGGTTACTTCTTATAATTCTGGGACTGGTGCAATGGTTATAAATGTAACCACTACAGGAGGGTCTGGTACATATACATCTTGGAATCTAAACTTAGATGGTACTGTAGGGGTTGCGGGAGCATCAGGTGTTTCCGGTTTTAGTGGAGTGAGTGGATTTTCAGGAATTTCTGGGTATTCGGGTACATCAGGATTTAGTGGGGTTTCCGGTTTCAGTGGTACATCAGGTTTTTCAGGAACTTCAGGGTTTAGTGGAACATCTGGTTTTAGTGGTACGTCAGGATACAGTGGATTCTCAGGAACATCTGGGTATAGTGGAACTAATGGTGCAACAGGTAGTTCAGGAACTTCAGGATTTTCTGGGGTTTCTGGATTCAGTGGTGTATCAGGATTCTCCGGTACATCTGGGTTTTCGGGAGTTTCAGGATTTAGTGGAATAAGTGGATATTCCGGGGCTATAGGTATATCAGGTGCGTCTGGTTTTTCAGGTGCAACTGGGGCAGCAGGAACTTCGGGGTTCTCAGGAGTTTCGGGATATAGTGGATTCAGTGGGTTTAGTGGTGTATCTGGGTTTTCTGGAACAAGTGGATACTCAGGAACAAATGGACTTTCTGGAACTTCAGGGTTCAGTGGTACTAGTGGTTTTAGTGGTACATCAGGAGCAACCGGTTTCTCAGGAAGGTCTGGAACTTCTGGTTTTTCAGGTACAAGTGGAACCTCTGGATTTTCAGGAGTTAGTGGTTTTAGTGGTACATCAGGGACTAGTGGATTTAGTGGAACAAGTGGATTTTCTGGAACATCTGGGTATTCAGGGACATCCGGGTTTAGTGGATATTCAGGTTTTAGTGGAATATCTGGATTTTCGGGTGCTAATGGAGATTTATATGCAACATCTTCTTCTACGTCTAACACAATAGGAACAGGGAGTAAATCATTTACCGTAGACCCGGGATTAGCATGGACAGCAGGACAATCGATACGAATTGTAGACACTGCGGCACCTTCTACTAATTACATGATAGGTGTTGTTACATCGTATAACCCCGGAACAGGAGCGATGGTAATAAATGTTACATCGTCTGCTGGTTCAGGAACATTTACCTCATGGGATTTAAATTTAGACGGTACTCCGGGTATAACAGGAGATAGTGGTTTTTCTGGATATTCCGGTAAGAGTGGATATAGTGGAGTTAGTGGATTCAGTGGAACCTCTGGATTTTCTGGAACTTCAGGAACAAGTGGGTTTAGTGGAACGTCGGGATTCAGTGGAGTTAGTGGTACTTCCGGTTTCAGTGGTGTAAGCGGATTCTCTGGAACTTCAGGATTTAGTGGAATAGGTACTAGTGGATTTAGTGGGACTTCTGGGTTCTCTGGAACATCTGGATTCTCCGGAACATCTGGATATAGTGGGGTTTCAGGCTTCTCAGGAACTTCAGGAACTTCGGGATTCTCGGGATATTCTGGCGTTAGTGGATTTTCTGGAACAAGTGGTACAAGCGGTTTTCCCGGAACAACAGGAACTTCTGGGTTTTCCGGAGTAAGTGGGTTTAGTGGATTAGATGGTACATCTGGATACAGTGGAGTTTCCGGTTTTTCAGGAACATCTGGATTCAGTGGTGTTAGTGGTATAGGAATTAGTGGATTCTCAGGAACTTCGGGATATTCTGGAACTTCGGGATTTTCTGGTACATCAGGTTTTTCGGGAACTTCTGGTTTCTCAGGAGTTAGTGGATATTCCGGAACTTCTGGCTTTAGTGGAACTAGTGGAACTAGTGGGATAGGTACAAGTGGATTCTCAGGAACGTCTGGATTTAGTGGAACTTCTGGAACATCCGGAGTAAATGGAGATAGATATGCTACATCTTCGGGGTCTACCAATTCTATAGGAACAGGTTCTAAAACATTTATAGTCGCTACTGGTTTGGCTTGGACTGCCGGTCAAACTATAAAAGCAGTTGATTCTGCAAATCCAACTGTAAATTATTTAATTGGAACTGTTACTTCATATGTTACAGGTACAGGTAATATGGTTATAAATGTTACAAGTACTGGTGGAAGTGGTTCTTATTCTTCATGGAATTTAAATCTTGATGGTACAGTTGGTGTTGCCGGTGCTTCTGGTGTTAGCGGGTACTCAGGAACGAGTGGGTTCTCGGGAACGAGTGGATTTAGCGGATTTAGTGGTACAAGTGGATATAGTGGGGTGAGTGGATTTAGCGGAGTAAGTGGTTTTAGTGGAGTGAATGGAGCAAGTGGTGTAAGTGGATTTTCCGGAGTGAGTGGATTTAGTGGAGCATCAGGAACATCTGGATTTAGTGGTATAGGAACATCGGGATTCAGTGGTGTATCTGGGTTTAGTGGAACAAGCGGATTCTCTGGAGCATCCGGTTTTAGTGGATTTAGTGGAATTTCAGGATACAGTGGTACGTCAGGATTTAGTGGTACGTCAGGGTTCTCAGGAACAAGTGGTGTTAACGGAACATCTGGATTCTCAGGATTCTCTGGTGTTTCTGGATATAGTGGGTCTTCGGGTTTTTCGGGTGTGTCTGGATTCAGTGGAACAAGCGGATTTTCAGGATTTAGTGGAGTAAGTGGATTCTCTGGTGTAAACGGAACTTCAGGATTTTCAGGAACAAGTGGATTTAGTGGTGTTAGTGGATTTTCAGGTACTTCCGGTTATAGTGGATTTAGTGGATTTAGCGGAACAAGTGGGATAAGTGGATTAAGTGGGGCAGCTCCTTCGATTCCAAAATCTACTATTGCCACTGTATTTGAAGATTCACAACGTTTTACTGTAGCTGCTACGGGTACAACTAATTTCTCAACAGGTTTGGGATTATTTATGGACACTAATGTTTCAATTTCTGAAAATATTGTTACAACTCAAGCCTCAGGTAATAAAAATTGTTATTTAGGTAGCCCTACATTTACAACATCATTGGATTTTTATTCGGGAACAACCAATACACAAATTTATTTAGGTATGGGAGAAATAGGTGTTACAGGAATAGGTGGACATGTATTTACTGATTCACATATAGGATTTAAGATTGTAGATAATGCAGGTAGTCATACATTATATGCTACACAAGCAAATGGTACAACTGAAACATCTTCTATTTTAACTACATTGTCAACAGGAGATTTTTTAGATTTATATTTTGTAATGAATGCTTCATTAAATGTTAAATATTATTATAGAATTAATGGAGGAAATATAAGTTCAGCTACAACTTTGACAACAAATATTCCTTCTGTTGCAGAAAATAAATGGTTTGTTGCATCGAATAGTAGTGCTAGTGCTACAGGAGCCTCTATTGTTTATATTAATCATGCTTCGTACTCAAGATAATTTGTATTATTAATATTTATTGTTACCTTTGTATTCATAAATATGAATAGTAATGTACTCCCGTCTTCATATGAATTATACTCTCATACAAAAATATGTGGGATATACAAAATAACCTCTCCTTCGGGAAGGATTTATATTGGTAGTTCTAAAAACATTTATAAAAGATGGTATAGGTATGGGCACGAAAGTATAAAAAATCAAATTAAATTGTCTAACTCCATTCAAAAATACGGTTGGGCATCTCACACTTTTGAAATATTAGAGGAATGTGAAACTAATAAACTTTATTCCCTTGAAAGAGCTTGGGGAGATTTTTATAGTGTGATTACTACAGGATTGAATTGTCAATTACCCGGTAAAGAATCTATAAAACCCTGTATTTCAGAAGAAACTAGACAAAAAATAAGAATAAAAGCTACTGGAAGAGTTGTTTCAGAAGAAACAAGAAATAAACTTAGTTTAGCAAAAAAAGGTAAAAAATTATCATTGGAACATGTTGAAAAAATAAGAAATAATAGTAAAGGTAAAAAAATGTCAGAGGAAGCTCGAGAAAAAATTATCCTAAACTTATCTAAAATTATTTTAGACACTTCTACAGGAGTTTTTTATAACTCTGTTAAGGAAGCGGCAAATTATTTTAATATAAATTATTCGACTTTGAGGTCAATGTTACAAGGAAAAAATAAAAATAAAACAAACTTAATATATGCTTAATTATGAAAACATAGGGGGCTGGTTCAGTCCGAAAGATGTGGAAACGTATCGTCGACTTATAGATTATCTACCAGATAATAGTGTTATATGTGAACTCGGTTCTTGGAAAGGACGTAGTATATGTTCTGTAGCAGATATTATACTTAAAAAAAATCTTTTTGTAAATATTGTAGACACATTTGAAGGTACAGAAAATGAAGGAGATGCTCACAAAGAAGCTAAACAAGTAGATTTATGTAAAGAGTTTTTTGAAACAACTGCTAAATTCGGATTAGATAAAGCAAATTTAGTAGTTTATAAGTGTACTACTGACGAAGCTTTTGAAAAATTTAAAGAACTAAAACATTTAAAATTTGATTTTATTTTTATAGATGCTGACCATTCTACAGAAGCAGTTACTAAAGACATTCAAAATTATTCGCAATTATTAAGAAATGAAAACTCAATACTTGCCGGTCACGACCTTTCGTGGCAATCTGTTCAAAAAGCTATAGAAAATTGTATTGAAGATATCAATACAATGACTCATAACGGAGAGAATCTATGGTGGTTCGAACCTCAGAAAGTCACATATAAAAAAAATATTTCTACAAATTTTAATGGTGTAACAGCAGTTGTATGTACAAAAGATAGATATCCACAACTATATAACACTCTTCTTTGTATTCAAAGCCAAAGGATTTCTCCTAAAGACTTGTTTATTTATGATGATAGTGATAATAAAATAGATATAAAAAACATATACGAATGGCAATCGTTGTGGAATATGTTAGAAACTCGAGGAATTAATGTTGTTTATAAACCAACTAATAATCACGGACAAAATAAAAATCATCAAGATTCAGTAATAACTGCAACAACTAAATATATATGGAGAGTGGATGACGATTTAATATTTGGACCCAATGTGCTGTATGAATTATTTTCAACAATATCATTGTCTCCTAAAATAGGTGCTGTTGGTCCAAGAGTATCTATGCCAAATAACAACACAGTATTTGAACAAGTTTCAGGAAAAATGCAAGACATTTTTACTAAACCAGGAATACAATTAAGCATAAGTGGAGAAGGGCAACACGAAGTAGAACATCTTCATTGTACTTTTTTATATGATAGGACATTAGGTGCTTCTTACCATCCTGATTTATCTCAAGTTGGTCATAGAGAAGAAACTATATTTAGTCATAATATATTCAAATTGGGATACAAACTCATTGTAGATTTAAATGTAAATGTTTTTCATTTAAAATGTCCTTCCGGTGGAATACGTAGTGAACAAATGACTGCAGAAATGTTTGTAAGTGATGAACATAAATTCAAAGATTACTTAAACGATGTAACAGTTGTAGAAGAAAATGTTCCTGCCAAACTCCCTTTTTATTATTTAAATAATGGAATAGGCGACCATTTAGCTTTTAAACAACTTCTTCCTGAATTATTTTTAACTTCAGATAATTTACTTATTGCATGCGTTTATCCTGAAGTATTTTGGGATATTCAAAATATACAAATTATTTCATTAGAAGAAGGAAAAAAAATTATAGCAGAACGCGGAGAAACAGAAAAAGATTATTCGGTATACGAAGTGATGCAAAATTCTGAAAAAGAATTTAGAGGAAACGGTAATTACATATTACAAGCGTATCGTAAATTGTATTTATAATGGAACAATATTATACCCCCGAAATAGAAGATTTTAGAGTTGGTTACGAATATGAAAGATTAAACGATAAAACTTGGAATAAGGAAACATTAGAGAGTCACATGCTTTATACACCAAATATTGGTGAGGCGTGTGACTCAGAAATAACTGAGATTTTACGTGATTTACATGATAATAAAATTAGAGTCCCCTATCTCACAAAAGAACAAATAAAAGCGGAGGGGTGGGAGTTAAGAACCGAAGGTTATTCAAGAAATTTTTATGAAAAAGGTGAAGAATCACTTTTAGTTCATCATGTTGGACATTGGATTATAATTACAGACCTTTCGGAAGAACAAATTTATAAAGGTGATTGCAAATCTATTAATGAATTTAGAACTATAATGAAATTATTAAATATAAAATGATAGAGTTAGAATATTATTGCCCACAATGTGAAGACTTCTTTATAGGGGAATATGATACAAATTATAGATGTAAATGTGGAGCACTTTTATATTTAGATTGTTTTGATGATGAATATGCGGGAACACTTGGGTGTTGTAATACAGTTGAAAATTCCTATAAACACAAAATTCAAGAAGTGTTTCCTATGTTACATAGTCATTATATTTCGTATTTAAAAAAGTATTGTATTACTAAAAGTAAGGAAGACCCTACCTCAGTTGGTTATGGAACTCCTATTTATGGAGGATGTTTTGAAACAGAAAATGAAGTTTGGTCGGCATGTCACCTACTTTTTACAAAGTACAATCCTTCTAATATAGAAGAATTTGATGAAATTGTTAAAAACATAATATTTTCGGGAATTTCTGGTTACTTCGGATTACAAAAATAAAATAATATGAACATAGAAACTTTTAAAAATGAAATAATAACTTCCCTTAATTTTAAGAATTATGGAGATGTTTTTATACTAGATAAAAATTTTATACATAGCGATGTTTTATACAGATATCATTTACATATAATATCGGAAAGCCGCGTTTATATAAGTAAGTGTTTACGGGTGAATGTTATACCTACAGATTCTATAGAATTAAATATACTAAATAATACATTAAAATTGTGTTGCAGTTGTTATAATAGTTCAAAATCTACTAATGTAAACAAAGTATTCTTTTTAATTGAGGATATTGAAAATACACAAGATATAATTAACTATATAAATATATTATAATATGAAACCTTTAATTAGTATTGTGATTCCTACAGTAAATGACTACGAAAAGTTGTTAAAGCCATGTTTGGATTCAATTTTTCTATATACTGAACTTTCAAATATAGAAATTATTGTTGTAAACAATGCAATTCCCAATCATGAAAAAATTCATTTTACAGCACTTCCTGAAGAAGTTAAAGTTATTTCTTATCCTATACCATTAGGATATCCTAAAGCAGTTAATAAAGGAATAGAAATAGCACAAGGAAAGTATATTCTTTTATTAAACAATGATACAGTTCTTCTTCCCCAACCTAAAAATGATTGGTTGAATAAACTTCTTCTTCCTTTTTTTGAAGATGAAAAAACAGGAATCACCGGGGTTTTTAAAAAACATATTCCTGAAATTAATAGAAATTTCATATTGTTTTTTTGTGCTTTAATTTCTAAAGAAGTAATAGAAAAAATAGGACTATTGGATGAATCATTTGGCTTGGGATATTGTGAAGATATGCTCATGTCTCTTAAAGTTGAGGATGCGGGATATAAATTAGTAGCAGTTCCTGATGATAAAATTGCAGATAATTTTGATGGAAACTTATATGTGTCCAATTTTCAAATATATCATGCTGCACGAGCAACAATGAATAATATTTCAGACGAAGCTACAGAAAGTTATAATAAAAATTTTAAAAAATTAATTGAAAAATATGCATAATAAAAACATTTTAATATCACCATATTCTAAAAAAATAGAAGGAAAATTATCCCCAAAAGATTGGGGCAAAGAGAATTGGGAAGCCCTTGTAAAAAAAATAAGAGAACATTCTGATTATAATCTTATTCAAGTGGGTGTAGAAGGAGAAGAAAAAATTAAAGGCGTAGATTTATGTATTTTTAATATACCCTTTGACAAGTTAAAACGTATAGTACAAAATTCTCGTGTGGTTATATCTGTAGATAATTTTATGCCTCATTTTTGTAAAACTGTTAATAAAAAATGTTGTGTTATTTGGGGGCCTTCTGATTCTAATATTTTTGGTTATCCTGAAAATAAAAATATATTAGGAAACACAAAATTAATGCGGAAACAACAATTTTGGCTTTGGAGTCAGATGGAGCAAGATGAAATAAAAAATGGAGTATATAACCCCAACGCTTTTCCTTCTGTAGATGATGTATTCAAACACATAAAAAATTCCATATAAATTTGCTTTATTCCTAACTTTACATTATATTAATACTGTAGGAAACTACAGGAGAATTTTTCTCGTATTATTATAATAGTCCCTAAGCAGGAAGCAAATGGCAGACCAAGTAAAATCTTTTTCTGAGATAGCTCAGAACACTCGAAAAACAGCGTTGTATTTACAACCTGTTAAACGTATTTCTCCTGAATATGCTACTATAGCAGTGGGAGATAGTCCTTACACAATTCCTACAAATACTCGTTCTATTACATTTGTTCTATGGGGAATAGATGACACTAATACAGTATCTATAGCATTTCCTAATACAACAAAATTATTTGATAATATACGATATGATGGATTTGCATTTTTCTATGCAATAGATATAACAAGAGATTGTGAATTAATAAGCGACGTGGTGGTTACAATTACTGGGGATGCTATTGTGGACTTTATTTATACTACAGATTAATGCCAACCGGTGCAAGAATTCTTAAAATCGACAGTGCTTCAGATGCACGTTTAACTAATTTAGAAAATAATGTCTACAAAATTACATATTATGAAATTGTCTCAGGAACAAGCGGAACAATCACGCCTCCTACGGGAGCAACCTTTAATGCAAACGAGTTCGGAGACAGTGGGGACAGTATCCTCTCCAAAATTAACGTTGACAATAAACCAACGTTTTCGTCACCTACGACAGCAGGTGGTGTCGTGGTTACGGCAAATCTTAACCCTTTAACAGGGGCTTGGACAACTTCAGGAACATATACAGATGCTTCTGTAGCCCTTATTTATTCAATAAATATTTCTGCATCAGATTATTCTAATTTAAATAACTTCTATATAATAGAAGAAACTAAATTAGGATTTGTACTTCCTTCTCTTACTAATGGTTCTGTATTATTTTCAAATGGAACAACCATATCTCAAGATAATGCAAACTTTTTTTGGGATGATACAAATAATAGGTTGGGGATTGGAACATCAAGTCCTACCCACAAATTAACCGTTACAGGGAGTTCAGGACTTGAAATGCTAGTGAAAGTATTTAACACTAACGGAGGATTTTATTTAGGTTCTTATGGCTCTAATTACGGGGGGGTTTGGTCAAGCAATGTGACACCAAGTTCATCTAATTATGCAATGATTTCTGATGGTGCGGATATGGCTATAAATGCTTCCTCGTCAATATCTTTAGCAATAGGTAATAGCACAAAAGCCGCAGTAGTATCTTCATCTTTTATGATAGGAAGTTACTCTAACCCAGTTGCTAAATTACAAATTGGAGTAGCACCAACGGCATCTGCAAACTATGGACTAGTAAGTCTAGGTAGTGGAGCTTTTGATGGGACAACTAGTGGATATTTTTCAGGCAGTGCAAGTGGAACGGTTTTAGCTATAAATGAAGCAACAGGGTTTGTAGGAAATCTTGTAGATTTTCAAGTGGCGGGGGAAAGTAAAATGAAGTTGGGTATAACTACTACAACTTTACAGTTAGGAAATAGACTTTGGATAAACTATCAAGATGGACAGCCCGCAATATGGGCAAACCCAAATACTAATTTTACTATAGGTATAGCAGGTTCTTATGCAGGTGGGGGTGCATCCGACCAAATCAGGTTTAATGGTAATCAAATATTACTAAGACCGCTTAATACAGCAAATATTTTATGTTTAACTGATGCTGGTGTTGGTATAGGGCTAGAGAGTACTCTTTCAGCAAAATTACATTTAAGAGGTATAGGAGCTACTAGTGCTACATCTTCATTATATGTAGATAATAGTTCAAATGAAAGAATTTTACAAATAAAGAATAACAGGACAGTAACTATACAAGGTTCTCCTAATACTTTGGCAAGCGAAGGGTTTGCTTTAAATGTAGGGGGGGCTATAAGTACAAGTTGGCCTAATGATGGTGCAGATGCATTAGCGATATATGGGTTATCAAACACCTTAAACTTATATATAAATTCAGGAGGTAAAATAGGAACTAATGGTAGGGTTGCTATAGGTACAACAACTTTTAGCTCCACATCATATTTACATATTCCTGTTGCACCGACAGCCTCTTCAAATTATGGTTTATTTTCTATAGGAGATGGACCTTTTGATGGTTCCACAGCAGGATTCTTTTCAGGAAGTGCAAATGGAACTTTAATAGCAGGTAATCTCGCAAGTGGAAGTACAAGTGATTTGTTGAATTTGCAAGTTGGTGGGGGGAGTAAGTATAAAATAGATAGCGATGGTAATACAACAATCAAAGGTTCATTAACTTTAAATTATGTAGCAGTTACTACAACTTATTCAATATTAGCAACAGACTATACAGTAAATGCTACATCAGGTACATTTACAGTAACCCTACCAACAGCCGTAGGAATAACAGGAAAGGTTTATAATCTTCACAATTCAGGTTCAGGGATTATAACAATAGCCACTACATCAAGTCAGACAATAGATGGAAATGCAAGCGGAGTATTAACACTTGTTCAATATGATAATTTAAAAGTTCAATCAGACGGTGCAAACTGGATAATAATTAGCTAATGTATATACAACCACATTTATCGTTATACGATACGACCACGCAAACAATAGTAACAGCTAATACAGAGCAACTTATTACATTTGATACAACTGCAATGGCAAAGAAAATCGTAAAAACATCTTCTAGTAGATTTACATTTAATGAAGGAGGTGCTTATGAAGTTCAAATCACGGCACAAGTAACTTGTTCTGCTGCTAATAAAATACTTGATATTTGGACAAAACTAAGTGGAACTAATGCCGATGGAAACAATAAAACTATCGTAGTAAATAACGAAGTTAAAATAATGTCTACAACGTTCTGTTTAGATGGAGTTACAGCAGGCCAATATTTAGAAGTTTGGATGTCAGGCGATAATGACACACTTAGATTAATAAGTTATACATCCGATGTAACACCAACACGACCATTAACACCTTCAATACGTTTAACAATTACAAAATTATCATGAAAACAATATTAACATTTTTACTTTTAGTACTCACAATAATATTAGCAATAATATTATTAGTTCCTGCTTTCATTTACACTGCAATTCGTAGTATTAAACATGGAAGATTGTCTGAATATTTTTATAAGATTGCGTTTAGTTTAGACCAATTAGGAAATGTAGTATGCCAAGATGTTTTCAACGATTGGTGGATACATCCTAATGGTCATAGAATGGGGAGTTCGGTTGACCAAACTATATCTTTTGTTTTAGGTGTAAATTTAAAAAATAATACTTTGTATCCATTCGGTGTCAAAGTAGCAAAAGTAATAGATTTTTTTGCTTATTTATTTGGAGATGGTAAAAATCATTGTCTAAGAGCTGCTAATAAAAATCAAAATAATAACTTATGGTAATAAAATCAGGTATATATAAACTTATTTCTAAAATAAAGCCTAATATGTTTTATATAGGAAGTGCTGTGAATATTAAAAATAGATTTAGTAGACATAAGGGAGATTTAGAAAAGAATAGACATCGAAACCCAATTTTACAAAATCACGTTAATAAATATGGTATAGAAGATATAGAATTTTCAATTATAGAATATGTGCCAGATATACAAAATCTATTAAACAGAGAACAATATTATTTTGATTCTTTATTTCCAACATTTAATGTTTTAAAATTAGCTGGTAGTCCATTAGGAACTAGAGCATCTGCAGATACAAAATTAAAAATTTCAGAAAATAATAGTAAGTATTGGTTAAATAAATCACTTTCTGATGAACACAAGGAAAATATTTCTAAAGGTAGAGTAGGTATTAAAGCAAATATTCCAGAAGAAAGTAAGAAGAGAAAGTCTGAAAAACTAAAAAACAATAAACATGCCGTAGGTTTTACAAGAACAGAAGAACATAAATTAGCTATTAAAACGGCACATCAAGGAAAGGTAATTTCAGAAGAGACTAGAAAAAAACAATCAGAATCTAGAACTGACAAATGCACTATACCAATACTTCAATTTTCATTAACAGGTGAATTTATACAAGAATGGAATAGTTCTGTAAATGCTGCAAAATATTTAAAATTAAAATCAAATCATATTTCAGAATGTTGTTCTGGAAAATTAAAAACAGCGCACGGTTTTATATGGAAGAAAAAACACACTGTTTAAATGCAGCAAAAAAATCTCAAATTAATATAACAGAATAACTTATCTTTGTATTAAAATTATATAAAATATGAAAATAAATTTAGCAAAACCTTTATTTGATTTGGAAGGAAAAGAAATCAAAAACGAAAAAGACAGAGTAGTAATTGCAAAAGATATTATTTTACAAACACTTTTATCTGCTGGTCAAGACGAAAAAGATGGAAATATTAAATATAAACGTTTTTGTTTATTAAATGACATTAATAAAACAGAAAAAGAATATGATATTTCTATGGAAGAAATATTAGATTTAAAAACATTAATTGCTAGTGTTTATGGTGTATTAATTTATGGGCAAATGGTTAATATTTTAGAAGGAAAATAATGATTACAAAATTAAAAAGTAATATCGAAGTATCGACAAATTTAATAGATTTGTCGATTAAAAATACAATCTATTGTGAGATAGAAAATTTTATTCAAAATGGCGATGAATATCGTATTAATGGAAGTTATTATTATCTTACATTAAATGAAAAAATTAATCCTGAAGATGAAGATGTATTTACAAGAACGACTATAAGGAATTTTTCACGTACGTTCACTCCCGCTCAAATTAACGGTCTTTATCAAGCGTTAAATATTCAATACCCTTCAAATAGCACTTATACTGAAAAACGAGTTATTGATTTAACTGCCGGTGCTATGTACATTGTATCCGCAGAACCTGTATTTGGATTGACTGCTTCAAATTGGAATGTAGATAATTAAAATTTGTTTCTTCAAGAGAAAGAACATAATTAGCCGCATTACTTTAAATGCGGCTTTTTTTATACCTTTATTTTTTGTATATTGTATTGATGAATATCTCTAATTTAATTAAAGAAGTACATTCTTTAAAACATACACTAAAAAAAGCTCTTTCTTTTTCTATTCGTAAAGAAATTATATTAACATGTAGTGATGAAACTACAGCATTGTCTGCGGTAGCTCCATTATTCACTTTTAGAATTCCTCATGATATGACAATTACTTCCATTAGAGCTTCATTATCCACTGCCCAAGCGAGTGGAAATATTTTTACAGTGGATATAAATGACGGAGGAACTAGTATACTTTCTACAAAATTGACAATTGATAACACTGAAAAAACAAGTGTTACTGCTACAACCTCTTTAGTTATAAGTGATGACACTATATTAGAAGATAGTGAAATAACAATTGACATAGACCAAATAGGAAACGGAACAGCAAAAGGTTTAAAAATAATTTTAATAGGACATAAGATATAATTTAAATAACTTGTAATATAAGTATTTTATACTTATATTAAAGTATACTTTTAATTTATTATGCTTAATGTTTGTCGAATATGCTCAAGAAAAAATAGTAGGGTTAACAACGTTCTTTTTAGCCACTATAATCACTTATCCAAATGATACCTATGATACACTAGTTAAAGCGGTTTTAAACCTCTTATTCGCTTTGTTTACTGTAGTATGTGTTCATTTCCTTAAGATAGGATTAAATAGGTTCACTCAAAAATATTTTAAAAAATACATAAATAAAAATAATAATGGATAAAATAACAGAACAACGTATACAAACCCTTCACCCGTCTTTGCGTGAAGAAGTAACTAAAATAATTTTAGAGTGTGATAAACTTTTAACAGGTAGAGCAAAAGTTAGGGTTGCACAAGCATTGAGAACTAAATCAGAACAAGATGCATTATATGCACAAGGTAGAACTACTCCCGGTAAAATTGTAACAAACGCAAAATTTGGTCAATCATTTCATTGTTATGGGTGTGCTATTGATTTTGTTTTAGTTATTGATGATAAAGTAGCTTCTTGGGATACTAAAGCAGATTTTGATTTAGACAAAGTATCTGACTGGGTAGAAGTAGTGAATGTATTTAAAAAATACGGATGGAAATGGGGAGGAGAATTTAGAACATTTAAAGACTTACCACACGTTGAAAAGTCTAAATTTACATGGAGAGAATTATTAACTAAATACGAAGCTAAAGATTTTATTCCTGGTACAACATATTTAAAAGAGATTTAATGTTTTGGGAAAATTTAAAAAAAATTATATTATGGTTCACCTCTCCTTTAGATAATCATTCTAAAGGAAGTTCGGCACGTAAATGGTCGGCACTTATTGCTATTATTATATCAATACGTCTTTCTTTATCTTATACGACTGAAACTACATTAGCTACTATATTATCTATATGGTTAATTTTTGCTTTAATGTGTTTAGCCATTGTAACAGGAGCTCAATTAGTTATGTTAAAAAACGGAACTCCTAACGAACCATCAGATATTCCTCCTGATGAAAATAATATCGTGTAATAACTATATATACATCTATTTTTAATAGTGTAATTTTTGTATTTTGATATGTTGTATCTTCGTGTATAATTTAAATAAAATAAAAAAAATGCTAGTAAGTACGGGTTATGGTAAAACAATAAATATTGATTTTGATGTGTATATGGATATGTCAGAACAAGATTGGAAAGACGTTATAATCGCTGGAGATTATGGAGAACACTTAGAAAATCCTTTTCACGATAGTTTCTCAAAATCACAAAAAATTCCATTGGATTCCTTGTCAGATGAAATAGTTGAAGAAATTTTAAAAGAAATTGGTGAAGATAGTTTGGATATTACAGAGGATTAGTGTACCTTTGTATTACAAAACTAAAATATATGCCAGAATCACGTAAAAACCCAGACAGAAAAGGAAAATCTATTCCTATGAACAACACAAATTCTTTTGACAAACCAATCGTTCGCCAACCAATGTGGAGTGAAGATGAAACCTTCCCTCTCACCGGTGGAGCTCTAGCTGCTCTAGTTAATTTTTTAGAACCTTATCGCCAATTAATTCAAACCGTAGATGCCATTATGGTGACAGGTGAATTAGAAGGAAAAATTAAAACTGAATTCTTTTACAATGACCGAACCGATGTAAATCCTAATGACCCACGTCTTGCTAATCTACAAAAACAAGAAGAAGCTCGTATGAATCATTGGAGAGAATTAGTGACAAGAAAACAGAACGAACTAAACGACCTTTTAGGTAAAATTCCTGCTGAACAAGAATCAGATACAATTCCCGTAGAAGAACTGGTATAAAGCATAAGAAACAATAAAAGAAAAAGCCCCTTAACATTTCTGCTAAGGGGCTTTTCGTTGTAAATTAATATTTACATATTAACTTTAGTAATTTTTTTATCTTCAGATTCAAAGAGAATTCCGTTATGAATTAATCCTTTGGTGAAATGTCCATCTAATACAGAAGATACATTTGCTAAAACTGTTTCATTAAATGAACGAATTCCAAAATTAACAATTCCTTTACAATCATGTATGTGACTATGAACCATTAATGAAGGTGATAATTGTTTATTGATGAGTTTTTTGGCTAAATTTGCACATCCACAAAATTCCATAGACCCGTCCCTATTACGCGAAGTATCTAAAAATCCTTTTGCAGGTCCGTGAGTAACTAAAATATCAGTGTCAATTGGTACAGCGTCCCACACTCTTTCCATTTTACTTCTATCTTTCATAAAAGCCCAATCAGAAAATCTAGGTGTCCAAGGTGTACCATAAATATTCAATCCTTCTATATTAACAGAAGTATCTTGTAAATAAATTATACCAAAACTTTCGATATAATTTTTTTTTATAAGACCTGCTTCAATACTAGTGTCATGGTTTCCTGCAACAAAAACCTTATATTTAATATCCAATGAAGAATACCATTCTAAGAAATTTTTCATTTCTTCCACATTCATTATAGGACTTTTTACATTTGTGGCATCACCTGTATGTAACATAATATCCACATTTTCTGGAATTATTAAATTATCATGGAATTGGTGAGTACACCCCACCGCATAAATTCTTAATTTTTTCATGTCAAAAATTGTTTTAAATCTGGTTTAAAATAATTTTTTCCTTTTAAAATTTTACCATCTTCTCTGTATAATACTTCTCCATCTTCTAATTTGGACATGTTACTAGCATGCACTTCGTCAAACATTTTTTCAATTACATCTTGCAATCCTAAAGAGTTTATTGTACCAAATAAAATGTATAGACAATCTACAATACCATCGCTCACTTTCACCATATTGTTTTCTATTAATCCTTCTTCTAATTCATACACTTCTTCTATGAGAAGATTGTGTCGTAATTTACAAATTTCTTCTGTAGGAATGGTAGGGGTTTTATTGATTAATTGTCCAAATGTTTCGTGGAATTCCTCCACTTGTTTTATTTGTTTATTCATAATATGATTGATAATATTCTTTTGTTTTAATATTCATAATTGTAAGAGGATAGTTTCCTTTTCCACATCCTGTATCTACGTTCCATATATTAGCTACATGAATAGGAGTTGTTACTTCCCAAAGTACTGTGGGTGTATGACCAATAAAAATTTCTTTAGGTTTTCCATATACTTTAAAAGGATATGATTTATCTTTCATAGACTCATAAGAAGTCGCAGAATGAAATAAATCCCTATCCCATGTAAATACAGTTTTGTCCGGTTGAAACTTTATATCATGATGACGATTAAATCCTCCATGTACAAAATAATTTTTTTCTTCGTCTATATAATAGAGAATTAAACTATTTAAAAAATCAAAATGGATTTCAGGATTAACCCCATAATCTAAATAAGACTGGTAAGTTTGTTTTGCACCTTGTCGCCACAAAAGTCCTTGTTCAGGCTCTCCTTTTTTTAAAGAGTTTAACCAGGATTCATCATGATTTCCTAATAAGAAAATACATTTATATTCTTCCTTTAAGGAAATTAAATACTCAATGAGTAAATAACTATCTGGTCCTCTATCAACATAATCACCAAGAAAAATCAAACGGTCTCCTTTTTGTAAAGGAACTTTAGAAATACAATCCTTAAGTTTTTTTAATTCGCCATGAATGTCCCCAATTACATACGTTTGTTTATACATTACTTATTATTTTTGTTATTCGATTGTTTATGCATTCCAAACTTACATCCATGTTATACTTTTTTTTTAACACTTCTTTTATTTTTTCTGCACTGTAGTATTCACCATTAAAAAAATATTTATTAATAGTGTCATATACTACATCAGTTATTATTTCCTCATCCATTTTCTATTACGTTTAAAATTTGTTTTTTTAACTTGTTTTGACGACGTTTATTATTTTTGTGTTTATAGGGTTGAGTTTTTGGACGAGTTTTTTTAGCTCGTATTTCATCCTTTAATAACATTTCCTGTAACATGTCGAGTTTAAGTCGTGATGTTTCCTTCATTGTTAAAATAATTTAAAAATTTATGATATTCTTCAACATCATCTTTAAAAAGTTGATATTTTTTTACAGCTTTTTCCCAACAAACCATTTTCATGGCTTTACTAAAACTACTGTCAAATTGACCATGATGTTGTAAGCAAAGCCATAAAAAATTGTTTTCATTGTGAGCCACAGATTTAAAAATAGCTTTTGGAAGTATATGGGCCAAAGTTTCTCGTCCGGGATTAAAAATTTTTTTACCGCACTCCTCACAAATAACATATTTTTTATCTTTTAATTGAGTTTCAAAAAAATTAGTTAGTTCTTTTTTAAATTCGTCTCGTTGTTTTTTCATTTAAAAATGTAATTTTTAATTCTAAATTTGTTATAGGATATATTTTATTTTTTTTCTCATTTCTATTTATTTTAGAACACAGTGGTTGAAAATTACTCCAATGATTTAAAGTATACAAGTCTTCTTTGGTTTTTGCAAAAGATATTGGAATTATATGGTCCAAGTCCCAAGAACAATTGTAATTTTTACAGTTTTTTATATTACCAAAATTTTTCCAATTCATCCAATATAAAAATTGTTTTTCTATATGTTTAAGAAAAAATTCCATAGAACAATCTAGTATTTCTTCTGTTAATTTGGCTTTTTTTGAACTTCCGCCAAAAGAATTTGTAAAAGTCATTTTAATAAGACTTTTTATGTTCGTAGATAATTTAAATAAAGGGTCTTTCAATTTTCTTTCTTTTTTGTAAATTTGATGTTTTTTATTGAGAGTTTCTTTATTTTTATGACGGTATTTTTTCATTTTTTCTGTAACTATTTCTCGATTGTCAATAATATACTGTTTATTTTGTAAATATTTACAAGATTTACAAGTATGATTATACCCTGTACTACTATTACATTTTTTATGAAAATTATCTAAACTTTTATCTATTGAACATTTGATACAAATTATACTAGTTATAAATTTTTTATCATTGTTTTTATACTTTAACAAATATTCTTTATTACAAAATTTACAATATGTGTCGTGTCCGTCAGATTTTAATTTATTTTTTGAAAAATTATCAATTGGTAAAAGAATTTTACATTTAAAACAAATTTTATTTAGTATTTCCATACATAAATATACAATTTATTTTTCAAATAAACAAGAGAATGTGAGCAACGTTCACTCTATTAGGGTTAAAAATTTTACACCCACATTCTTCACATAACACTATTTTTTTTATTCTGTAAGATTTTTTCAAAAAATTCCTTATTAGACATACTCTTCTATATTTTTTATAAATACATCGTGTCGAGAAGAAATATAAGAATAATTTAAACGAAATGCTTCGTACGCTTCTAAGGAATTATAAATAGTACTTCGGTCACGACAAATAAGTTTTCCTATTTGTTTAAAATCCAAAGATGTATATTTATTCAACCAATAAACTAACGCATGTCTTACGCCCATAATATCAACTTTTCTACTATCAGAACGTATGTCTTCTATTGAAACACTGTAGATTTTACAAACAAGTTTTATTATAATTCTAACATCTTCCGCAGATTTAAAAATTCGTTTGATATTAATTCTACCGTTAACAGTCAAATGCATCGCAATTTTTTCGTGAAATTCTGTAAAACTAACTTTTTTCAGTTCTTCTCTAATCCAATTGTCTGCTTTTTGTTGTTTTACCACCCCGGCACCATGATAAGGTGTATTTATTAAACGTATAAGAGCATCTTCTTCTCCGTTATTGAATAAATGGTATTGAGCATTTTTCATAAATATCTTTTTTAATTTCTTCACATAATTCAGGGTTGTCTTTTAACACTTGAAAAGCTTTGTCTTTACCGACATCAAGTTTTGTACCCTTATATGAATAAGTTGTTTTATCTTTTTCAATTATTTCATATTGAAGACCTAAATCAAATATTTCAGCAACTTTATCGATACCCATTCCATAACGAATATAGAACTCAGCTAAATTAAAAGGAGGTGCCACTTTATTTTTTATAACTTTAACTTTAGTTAGGTTTGCAACCTTCACTTCGTTTTCAGTTATAGAATTAGCTTCAGTGGTACTTCGTCTTACATCTAAACGTACAGAAGCATAAAATTTTAAAGCATTTCCACCGGTTGTAACTTCAGGACTTCCAAACATAACTCCAATTTTTTCACGTAATTGATTAATAAAAATTAATAAACAATTACTTTTATTGACTTTTGTTGAAAGCATACGCATAGATTGTGACATCATACGAGCTTGAAGTCCTATTGTACTATCACCAATTTCACCTTCAATTTCTTTTTTAGGAACTAAAGCGGCAACAGAATCAATTACTATTACATCAAACATTTGTGTATCTAATAACGTCATACAATAGTTTAACGCCTCTTCTCCGCTCTCAGGTTGAAAGAATTGTAGTTCTTCTATGTTAATCCCTGTCTGAGCAGCATAAACCTTGTCAAACGCGTGTTCTGCGTCAATAAATGCAGCAAGTCCTCCATTGCGTTGAGT